AAAGGGATTATTCTTCAGTGCCACAGTCAGGATCACGGAACCTTTTGATGTCAGCCGACTCAGCATTGGTTACACTGACTGCGACGGCTGGAGATTGATATCCAGCGTGGAGTATGCAGGTGAGGACCTGGATGGATCCGGTGCCTACAGCACCAACGGCAAAGGATCCAATTACAATGTGTTCCGTGTGGAACGCGATGAGGAAGCGGATGATTGGGATCCTGCCACTGAACTTGACAAAATCTCCGCGCCTGATGTGAATGACGGTGAACCAGAATTCTGGGAAGGCATTGAAACAACGCCTTGGCACTCAATGGACATCAAACCTGAGCATCGAGGTGAATATCAGGTGTTGACCGGTACTTGGCCTTTTCCTGGTCGTGCTGAGTGGACTGGAAAGAAGTGGAAGTCGGTGAGTACCACTGACACCAAAGCATTAACACATTGGCGTGGCCTAACTCGCTCCGCTGATTAATCTATCGTGCCGCGTAGCAACGGCTAGTCCGACCCGGACGAATGAAGCGGTGTAGCAACCGCGGGTGGTCCCAGTCTAACCCAACTGGCGCTGGCAAGGCGATACCGAGTGCTGTCGCGGAGCGGGTGCTCTGCAAGAATCTTGTTCTGCTGAACCACCAAAGGGCGATGGCTATCTTTGGAGATGTGGGTAACCAGAACTCTTGTGTGAGTAGTAAAAGACCGCCGGGCACTGTCAGAGCATTTTTTTTATGAAAAAAATACAATTTTTTGATTTTGGTTGCTATCCTTATCTCATACAATTTCCCACTGCGGTTTTAAATTTCAAACAATACTTTGTAGAGAACAGTGAATACGCATCGCAATGGCATTGGCTTTTGCCTAGACCCAGTTATGTGGGGCTGACATTAGACAGCATCGTTGACCAGGCCATAGATAATGATGCGGATGTCTATGCATTCAGTGCTTATATATGGAACTGGTCTGCAGTGAATGCTGTGGCCAAGGCAATCAAACAAAGACGACCCGACTCGATAATAGTCTTGGGCGGTCCTAACCAAGGAGTAAGTTATACTTCGCCACTGCTTTGGTTTCGAAAGTTTCCTTGGTTTGATGCCACTTGTTTGCCCAATGAATATGGCGAATGGTTTTTGAAAGATGCATTGGAATCTATATCACAGGATAGTTTAGATTGGTCAAAAGTTAGAAACAGTTATTCAAGAAAAGGACTAGGGCCCACGCAGAACAAAAGAGATTTTTCTTGGCCTAAAAACACAGTGATTGATAACCTAGCTGAAATACTGACCTATAGGCAATTTGCCAAAGATAACAATCTGGGCTTCCAATGGATATACGAAACCACTCGTGGCTGTCCTTACAGTTGTACTTTCTGTGAGTGGAGCGGAGGAATCAATTCCAAAGTTGTCACCAAGCCTTTAGATCTAGTCATGGAGGAATTGGGTTATATTCCTGTGATTGAGCCCGACTACCTTTATCTAGCAGATGCAAATTTTGGACTGTTAAAAGAAGATATAGTCAAAGCCAATATCGTGGCTGACATCTATAAAAATTGTACACATAAATTTTCGTTGCTCATGAGCGGTTTGGCCAAGACTACAAATGCAAAAAAGTTACAGGTTCTTGCTCCGTTGTTTGACGCTGGTGTCATTGATGGTTATGACATGAGTCTGCAGACCATAAGTCCAGAAAGTCTACGGGCCATAAAACGCACGGATGTATCGGCCAAGGATCATATGGAGTTAGCACAACAGTTGATCAGGGACTACCACGCAGGCATCAATCTTGGGTTCATACTAGGCCTGCCCGACAGCACACTTGAAGACTTTTATCAAGAATTTGATATAATCTATGAAATGTTTTTCTATAGACCATTTACAGATCTTGCTGACGCTATAGGCGTAGATCGCAGTCCCATGATGTGCCTGCCCGACAGTCCTGCCAGCGATCCTGCATATATCCAACAGCACGGAATAGAATTGGTTGCGGTGGGCATACAAAGCGAAGAAAAAATGGACATGGCCGACTACGATCGCGACTACTATATCAACTACGATCCTAAACTGGTGTCTGTTGCTGCGGCATATTTTATTGTCAGTTGCAATAGCTTTGATAGGGATCAATGGCTGGAAATGATGTTTTTAGCAGATTTAGATACCATGTTTAGAACCAAGGGCATAATGTTATCTGAGATTAAACAGGCCCGGTCGCAGGGTATAAAGTACAGCGAATTTTTCCGCGATCTGTATGCCAAGTTGAAAACAGAAACAGATTTTTTCCAACCACTTATGGATCATTTTATAGGTGTTGCCCGCGGAGAATTCATGCATAGAGACTGGCGCAGATTTTGTCTAGACGGAAAGGTTATACCTTTGACAGACGCATACCAAGTATTATGGACTAGGCATTTTGTAAATAACAAATCAACATCAAGCATTCAATTGGCGAACTAAGTATTGATATGAAACTTTGGGAAGCAACCATACGTGATCCCGGACCTGGCACACAAGAACGCTGTGTTAGAATTGGAGCAGAAACTGCCGAGCAAGCTCGTAAATTATTACAACAATTGTACGGGCCTCGATCGGTACCTTACTTGCCACGTCAGGTGCCGCAGTAACATTCCGGTGTAGTACAATGGCAGTATAGGGGTCTCCAAAACCCATGATGGGAGTTCGATTCTCTCCACCGGAGCCATTAAGATGTACCACGATAAGTACCAGTATGATAGCCTGTGTATGTAGAAACATCGACGAAGAAGACTATGCCACTGATGAGCAGTTGCGTGAGAGACTCATGCAGGATGATTGGTGCTGTGGACTTTGTCAACTGCGTTATGAATTAGAATCTGCATCGGTACCAGAGAGGTCCAATGGCGGGGTCTGCAAAACCTTCGATTCGTAGGTTCGAATCCTACCCGGTGCTCCAAATTTAAGTCTGGGGTAACTCAAAGAAACCGTAGTGATAGTTTTCCAACAATTTCAACATGACTTCAACTAAGTTGCATCTGTGATCAAACACTTTTAATTCATTGTATCGTAATTCTAATTGATTGGTAGCAAAAGATAGTAACAGATTTTCTTTTGTTTCGTCGATGATTTTTATTTTGTCTTTCATCATCTCTAGTATTTCTATGTGTTTTTTACAGGTATTCTGATCTTGTTCTATTAGTTTTCTCAACGCCAGTATTTCGTTGCGCATGAGCTCTACCAGATTTCCCGATTCGGGGTCAAAATTATTCATCACTCCATGGAACACCCTAGACAGGTGTTCTACTGCTTCGGCGTGTATCTCTTTGGGTTCTTGTACAGAGCCAGTTCTGTCGTATTCTTCTCTGCGGGCAGCATCTATCAAAACTTCGTAGGCCTGCTTGATGCGCTGAAATCGATCGGCATCTCCGCCCTTGTCGGGATGATGTCGCTGAGCTAAGATTCTGTATTGATTTTTAATCTGCTCGGCAGTACAATCCCGATTGAGTTCTAATTCTTGATAAAGATCCACTTGTCGGCAGCCAATGTCATACCATTACTTATTGCATTTTTGCGCTGATCAGAATACCTAGCCCTGGTATGTGCGCTAGTTAAATAACTCAAAGGAGGCTTTGTGCCCAAGATAGACGTTGATCAAGTGGAAAAGTTTATTGCTGCTCAGGGTCCGGGAACAAAAATCTATCTAGGCGCAGATTCCGAAAGATTCCGTGAAAGCCAGGTATGGTGGGCTGAATATACCACTGTGGTAGTGGTTCATATCAACGGCAAACACGGATGCAAGATTTTTGGTGAAGTGGATCGCGAGCGAGATTATGATCCACGCGGGGATAAACCAAGTATGCGTCTTATGAATGAAGTTTATAGGGTGTCGGAACTGTTTCAAAGACTGGCGCCTGTGCTGGCAGATCGTCCAGTGGAAGTGCATCTGGATATCAATCCCAATGAGATGCACGCCAGCAGTTGTGTTGTTCAGCAGGCCATTGGATACATCCGTGGTACCTGTAATGTAATACCCATGGTCAAACCACAGGCGTTTGCAGCCAGTTATGCTGCAGATAGATTGCGTGGATTGAGCCTGGCAGCTTAGTATTTGCGGGAGTAGCTCAGTTGGTAGAGCGCAACCTTGCCAAGGTTGAGGTCGCGAGTTCGAGCCTCGTCTCCCGCTCCAACTTTAGTAAATACTCACATGAAGATGTTGATTGATCTGCATCCTTTTGTGTATAAAACGGCCATACCTTGGCCCAGTTATGCCCGACCCGATCAATGGCAACAGGCCGTTGATCAGTACAATGATTGGCTCAGAATGTACGTGGGTCCTTGGCTGCAGACCTGGGCCTGGACCGATAGCCTAGATCCAGACAAGGTTGGGGTGGCTTTTAAATATGATCAAGATCGCATGATTTTCGTTTTGGCCTGGACTGGGCTTGACAACAACTCAGTAAAATAGTAAAATACTGTACAAATTTGGAGTCACAATGATTACCTTGATAGGACACGGTTATTTGGGCGGATACATCCAGAGAGAGTTAGAAAATCAAAATCTAAAATATCTTTGGATCACGCACACAGATAGACTGCCGGACGTTACCACCACCATAATCAACGCCGCAGGATTTACAGGACGGCCCAATGTGGATGTGTGTGAAACACTCAAACAACACACTATCCAAGGCAATGTAATTTTTCCACTGGAATTGGAACAACGTGCTGGCTCTGTGCCTGTGGTACACGTGACCAGTGGTTGTGTATATGATGGCTATCCCCCAAGGGGCTGGACCGAGCAAGACACACCCAATTTCAATTTTGACAATGGATCTTTTTACAGTGGTACCAAGGCACTGGCTCAATACTTCCTGGCTCCATATCTGACAAAATCTTATCTGCTGAGGATTCGCTTGCCCTTTGCCGGTGAACCCAATGCTAAAAATCTCTTGACCAAACTCAGCCAATATCCCAAGTTGCTTGATGTAAAAAACTCCTTGAGCAATGTCACAGATGTGGCCCGAGTGGCTGTGCATTTTGCTCAACACTTGCCCAAGCCTGGCATATACAACGTGACCAATCCTGGATCAAAAACCACCAGAGAAATCGCTGATATGTTGGGACTGAACAAGCAATGGTTTGAACCTGGCGAATTCGTCACAGCAGTTAAAGCGCCGAGATCAAATTGTACACTCAACACTGATAAACTCTGTAAAATTTTCCCTATACCGCACATTGATCAGGCATTGCCTGCGGCCATAGCGGAGTTCACAATGGTAAGTGGTACCAATTGCAAATAGAATCCCATGGAAGTTTACAAAAACATTGACATACCTCTCTGGTTGAAAGATCTGATATCAAACCAAGGTAATTCAAGCAGTGTAAAAAATATGTTTGATACCAAAAAAAATGATCTAGACCTTTGGATAAGTTCTATTCTGGAGTCGACCATAGTCAGCACAGAAAATTGGTTCAATTACGTTGTGCCCAATGATCCCGGGGAGTGTACATACTATAGATGGCACAACGAAAGTGGCTATGATCAAGACGCAGTACCGGGCACACACGTGGCCACTGTCTGGATCAGTGGCAGCACGGGCTGCGGCGGCATCTATCAATGGCTAGACGAACAAGGTATGCTGTATGAAATGCCCTTTGAGCCTAACACTCTTTTTATCAGCGATACCAAAACCATACATAGAGTCACAGAATACCTGGGCACAGAACCTCGCATCAGTTTTACCCTGTGTTTTAATTACAGCAAGGCTTGACAACAAGATAAGTTATAGTATAATAAACAACATTGGCTTATAGCTCAGTAGGTAGAGCAAGTGACTGTTAATCACTAGGTCCGTGGTTCGAGCCCACGTAAGCCAGCCAAACACCAAGAGGAAACAATGAAAAAACCCACATCAAACTATCGCATGACCCGAGCAGCCAAAACCTATCTAGCATTCAACTGGAATCGTCCACACAAACGTGCTCGCAAACTCACCGTGATTGAAGGTGAGTTGTATGGTGCAGAAGTTTTCAAAAGCAAAACACGCAAGGATGCACCTGGCCAGACTGCTACTGAATAAGGGAACATACCTTTGTCCAAATTGCTCATTGCCGGGGGCGATAGCTTTGTTTATGGTTCGGGATTGTCAGATCATGACCAGGCTCGATGGCAACACAGTCTAAAGACTTGGCCTGCACTGTTGGCCGGTCAACTGTCTAGGGACTATGTGTGTCGGGCCGTGCCAGGCTACAGCAACAGTGCCATTGCTAGAACAGTTATGTTGAGTTGTCAGCAGGCCCTCACACAAGACATTTTAGTAGTGGTAAATTGGACTTTTCTCAATCGCTTTGAGTTTCGTTTTGCATATAATCCATGGTCTACTCCGGTATCTGCCGACGGCGCAGCATTGTATTCACAGTGGCATAATTTCAATAAATTAGATTACACTCGTCCCGGGTCACACCTACAAAAATCCAAGCAATCAGTTTTAAAATTTATTGATGACTTTTATAGGCACGTGGGCCATGACGACATCTATGAATACTACGTCACGCTCAGGGAAATTGTTTTACTACAAAACTTTCTAAAAGCAAATGATATTCCCTATATCTTTAGTGTGGCACACAACTTTTTCCGTAAATCTTTACCGGATGAAAACATACAATGCCTACTATCTCAGATAGACATGGATCCTTGGTTCTTTTTTCCACCTCTTCATGGTTTTGTAGAGTGGGCCAAGGGTTATCCTCATGTAGAAGAGCATCCATCCGATCTAGCACATCAAGATGCATTGGTATTAGTCAAGGAGTTCTTTGATGAAAAAATTGCGTGAATTTATAGTTCTATGGCTCAATGAATTGAGATATCGACGCAAACAAAAGCGCAGCCAAAAACAAGATCCTTACATCTACAGATGATACTTTGGGGCATCAATGCGCTGAGTCACGACAGCAGTGTTGCCGTGTTCCAAAATAATGTTCTAGTAAAACATCTACTGTCTCCAATTGATACAGAGTTAACCCAGGATATGATAGACTGGGCTTTGGAACTGGGCCGGCCCGATAAAATCTTTTGGTATGAAAATCCCTGGCGTAAAAAATACCGTCAATTACGTGCAGGACAATTTGCCGATGCTTTAGATCTGGCCGAACTGCCCAAAATTTATCTTGCACAATTTGGCATCACAGATGTTGACATAGTGTACGGCGACCATCATGGCAGCCACGCGGCTGCTGGCTACTATGCCAGTGAGTTTGATCAGGCTGTGATATTTGTAGCAGATGCCATTGGCGAACTAGATACTGTGAGTATTTGGCACGCCAAAGGCAATGATCTTAAAAAATTATACAGCCGACGATATCCCTATAGCCTGGGACTGTTTTATTCAGCATTCACAAAACTACTGGGTTATAGGCCAACCAAAGACGAATCTCAGATCACTGCATTGGCCCAATTGGGCAGTGCTTATCATACTCACGATCTTGTGAAACCCTATTTAAAATACAATTTACATCGAGGTATCAGGTATTGGCCATACACACTGCCCAAACAGGATATAGCAGCCGGTGTGCAATCTGTGTTTTTGGAAGAATTGCAAAATTGTATCACCTGGGCAAAACACTCGGTCCAAACCGATTGTTGTGTGTTCATGGGCGGATGTGCCTATAATACGCCTGCTAGAAAATTATTCAAGACACACTATAAAAATACATACACTATGTATTGTGCAGGAGACTCGGGCAGCAGCATTGGAGCAATTCTGGCCAAAACCCACACGAGAATACCTTTGCCAGACATTGACAGTTTCAAGCCGGTTTAGCTCAGTTGGTAGAGCAACTGATTTGTAATCAGTAGGTCGTCAGTTCGAATCCGACAACCGGCACCAAACACCTTCTAGGGTAAATATTACCATGTTCAATCGATTCGAAATAGATCTCTTGGTAGACGTTGCCGCTGGTTGCGCACTAAACTGCAATGATTGTGTCATACCCAGACAAGATCAACTACACGGGCAAGGCATTGAACAATTAGAAAATCTCATTGAGGATACCCGAGATTTCTGGTTAGGCAATTTTTGGTTAGGCCCTACAGATATCTGGCACAGCAGCCAGCGAGAACTGCGTTTGGATCCTGCTCTCAAACGCATGGCCACACGTTTTGCTGGCATAACATTCAGCACTACTTTGCGATACAATCAGCAACAGATGATAGATATAGCAGATGAAATAGCAGAACACTATCCACATCCTAGGATCAAGATTGCTGTGCCCCTGGAGTTAGGCAGTTATGATCACCAAGCCTACAGCGCCAAACTCAAACGTAATATTGACACATTCAAGACCTTGTTACAACAGCGTGGGCTAGATCTCAGCAGGGTTTATCTCCTAGGCAATATGCCGGCGGAACCAAAAGAATTTGATTCTGATATCTTTGAACGTGTGCGTGAGGTTTATGATTGGCTGCCTGGCATGGACTTGGCACTCAATGCCGGCAGGGATGATCCGTTGACTCTGCTGAGAACCATACGCACCACACAAAAGTTTTTCAATGAGCGCAGCCACTTGCCTATCAATTTGCCCAACGCCCTAGATCATGAAGGTCGCGGTGTAGATCTGTTGTATAGAAACGGTGGATTGTATTTCTTGCCGTTTTATCACGAGCGCATACCTGTGATACACGACAGTTTAAAACTGTTTAAAAATAATGCATGGACTCAGGATAATTTGTATCAAGAAGTGGTGGATATCATGCAACACAGTTTGACAAGGATAGAGCAGTTACCCGAATGCCGATCTTGTCAGTATCGTGATCGTTGTAGTTTGTTTTGTGTGCCACACATCATGGATTACTGTAGAACCACACACTGCATCATGCCGATACAGGCCTGGCAGCATCAAAATACCCCAGAAGTCCAATAGATTTTTCTTATAATCATCATTAAAATAATTATTGGAAAAATCTATAATTTCACTTGATTTCCTAGATAATTACTATTACAATGTTGTAATGCAGCATAGGGCTGCCATCCACTTGAATAGAAAAGGAAACCAAGATGAAAACAGTAGGAGATCAAGTAACCAAATTTGCAGTAACAGGTGTCAATCCCGGTAAAGACGATTTCTTTACCATTACAGAAGAATCATTTGCTGGCAAATGGAAAGTCGTTGTTTACTACCCCAAAGACTTTACATTTGTCTGCCCCACAGAGATCGTGGCTTACGACCGGTTGTTCTCAGATTTTGCTGACCGTGACGCAGTCCTGCTCACAGGCTCAACAGACAATGAGTTTTGCAAACTGGCTTGGCAGGCAGCACACGAAGATCTTAAGAAAATCCGACATATCCAGTTTGCTGACACACAGCGCGGCGAACTGAGCTTGATTGATCAACTGGGCGTGTTCTACGCACCTGCAGGCGCTGCACTTCGCGCAACATTCATCATTGATCCAGACAATGTGATCCAGCATGTCACAGTGAACAATCTCAACGTTGGTCGCTCCAGCGAAGAAACCCTGCGCATACTTGATGCACTGCAGACCGGTGAAAAGTGTGCTTGCAATCGTGCAGTAGGTGGAGAAACACTGTAATGACTGCCTGGGTTGATAAACTGAAAGAAACCATTCCTGACTATGCCAAAGACACACGTCTCAACATAGACGCGGTGGTCAAGCGTTCAACGCTGCCGCAGGAGGAAGCCGAAGCAGTGGCCCTGGCAGCAGCCTTTGCTTCAGGTAATACCAAGTTATGGACCTGGATGCAGAGCCAGATTGCTGATCAGAAAGAAGCAGAAGCCGCTGTCACAGCCGCAAGCCTCATGGCCATGAACAATGTATGGTATCCTTACGTAGAAATGGCAGAAGATGCCAACCTGTCGGGATTGCCACCGCAGTTGCGCATGAATGCCATAGCCACGCACGGTGGTACCACACGTGAGCGGTTTGAAGCATATGCACTGTCTGCCAGCATTGTTGGCAAGTGTCACTTCTGTGTCAAAGCACATTATGAAACACTGAAGTCAGCGGGCTACACGGTGGAGCAATTGCGTGACATTGGTCGCATAGCTGCCGTGATCACAGCAGTGAGCCGAGTGCTGGCACAATAGTTTGGTCGGGCAGAGGCGGTCAAAAGGTGATGCCAAAACGTCACCTTTTTTCTTGACTTCTTGAGTCGTGTAATACATAATAGTCAAATGAGATCGAATTATTGGAGTTGCTCACGTTTTGCTGATTGGTTGCGCGGCACACCAAAGTTGTCGGCTGGCACCAGTGAGCAATGGCGCGATTGGCGTCGCACTGCCAAAACAACTCATTCATTTAGATATTGGCTGGCCGAAGAGGGCCTTGATCACTTGCAAAATATTGTGATGTTTGTGCCTGATAAGATTTACGCTGTCAAGTATTATGTGAACAATCGCTGGGTCACGGGCACACATAAACTCACAGCACACCCAAAGGACATCCGGCCGGGTACGTGGTGCGATGTGGGCAATCGATTTCTTCCCTGCTTGTTTAACGAACTGGTTGACTTTGTGGAAGTTGAGCAGGCTTGGTGGAACATTGCCTGGGACCCGGAAGCAAGAGAAAAATATCACGCACCTTTTTATGCCCGTGGGTGGTTGCGTTGGCGTACCTGGAGATCACGCGAAGCCGGATTGGATGCTTTACGCTGGGCCGCAGGTTTGGTCTATGATGAAGACTCGGGTGTGAATCCCAGCCACCCTGACTATGGTCAGCCTACTGCACAGGCCAAGAATGCTGTGGAGTGTATCAATCTGTATCTTTGGTGGACCCAAATGCGCCCTAACCGGCTGGACCCACATGATGTGTCAGGTTGGAGTGATTACGTCAACAGCCGCCTGAATGACAACAAGAATGACGATTCGGTGTTTGGAATATGGGAAAGCAACGATCTCCAGGATCGGCGCCGTCGCACAGACATGATCGATCAAGTGCAGGAACTAGAACAGAGATATGAGCAAGAAGATGAGGATATGATGATACGTCTCATTAAATTACGTCAGTATCTTTGGACTTAATAACTAATACACAGGAGAGTTGACCGAGTGGCCGAAGGTGCTCCCCTGCTAAGGGAGTATATGCCAAAAGCGTATCGTGGGTTCGAATCCCACACTCTCCACCAATATTAGAAAGATAAACATGAAAGAAACAGCAGTCAAATCTCCAGCAAAAAAGGTTAAATCTACGAAAACCACTGCGACCAAAATAGCACCAGCACGGGATCAAAAATTCGATAAACTACACAAGGATTTTGTCACCAATGGATATGCGGTGGCACGTGGCATAATTGAGCCTCAGACCTGTAGGGTGCTGGCAGAACAATTTAGGATGCATCGCAGGTGTTCATACTTTTATCGCAACGCACCCTTGGAACACGTCAGAGCATTTGAGGATGGTCAGGTACCTTATAGTTTTCCCCACTATGGTTTTTACGCTTTTGAAGCACTCATGGTTGAAATGCAACCTGCCATGGAAATAGTGATTGGCAAGAAACTGCATCCTTGCTATACCTATGCTAGAATCATGTATGCAGGAGCAGATATGAAAGTACACAAGGATCGCCCCAGCTGCCAATTCAGCACCACAGCCTGTATTGACTACGACGTGAAAGACCCTTATCCTATCTATATCAAAAACTATGCTGGCAAAACGTCGGCTGTGACCCTGGCGCCGGGTGATATGTTGGTCTATCACGGCACTGATTTAGAACATTGGAGAGAAGAATATACCGGGCGTGAACATATCCAGGCTTTCTTGCACTATGTGGATGCTCGCGGCAAATACAAAGACTACAAATTTGATCACCGTCCCATGCTGGGTCTGTCAGCAGATACCAAGAGTGGACAAGACTAACTCCGCCAAGGGGCGGGACAGTTTTGATATGAAGGCTGGCAACAGCCTGGTGTCATTCATCAATCGTAACGTAACACCTTATCCAACAGAAGTCGGAGCACCTGCATTTGATCTTGTGCCAGTGACTCAGCAGAAAGATATCATGCTGAATGTTGCTAGGCTACACGCTCAACAAGAGTATGATCGTATTATGCAGTTGGTGTCGGTGCTACAACAACAGGCTGCTGGAATAAAACGCAGATTAGATGTCACTGACTGGGTTCATTCGGCCCGCTACGATTTCCAGATTTATCACAATCAATGCTATTGGTTACTGCAGGACTCTATCCAGAATACCCTCAGATTGAGTATGCTGGGTCCCAACGACTGGCACGCCAGCGCACCAGACCATTATCAATATCTAGCCAGAGTCAAATGGCTAGGCGACTACAGTTGGATAGAAGTGGATGATCAGGGCCTACCCTTGGCATAAATTATTTCTCGATGACCAAGCCCGCTACATAGTATTATGAAAACACAAAAAATATCAGTGCTATTGCCCACGCGCAAGCGAGCCCGTGCCTTGGTAACCAGTCTTACCAGCATCTGTAATAACTTTTCCGGTGACGGCGAACTTGAAATACTCATAGCATATGACCGCGACGACGACGAAAGTAGAAATTTCTTTGCCACGGTCTGGCCCGATCTAAACAGATATTGGCCCTGCGTGACATTGCAAATATTTGAAAGCGAGCGTTATGGTTATACCCAACTGCATCGCTATGTAAACCTCTTAGGTAGCCACGCCACTGGCGATTGGATCATGTTCTGGAACGACGATGCGGTCATGCTGACCAATGCCTGGGATCGAGAGGTACTGAAGTATCCTGATTATTTTGGATGCCTGCGTATGCAGTGCATCAATCACCAGCATCCATTTGCATTGTTTCCTATCATACCACAGGGCTGGGTTAAACTATTTAAAGAGATTTCTCCGGTGGTCCATTCGGATTGGTGGATATACAATGTAACCGCACCACTGACTCGTATGCTCAACATCCGCGTGGATGTATATCATAATCGTGCTGACATCACTGGCGGCAACAACGACGAAACCTACCGAGAAACCAGTTACTCTGCAGATGGCAAAGATCCTACCAATCCTGTGGATTATGCACATCCGGATCGCCAGCGCGATCTAATGACCTGGCGCGAGCGACTGGCAAGACACACAGGACAAATCCGATGATCACAGAAGAAATCAAACAGGAGTTAAGTACTCCCGCCGCAGAAGCCACACTGTCCAACATCCGCGAATACTGGAATCGCCGACCCTGCAACATCAGGCACAGCACGCAGCCCGTGGGCACACTAGAGTACTACCAGGAAGTCACTCAACGTAGATATTTTGTAGAACCGCATATTCCACAATTTGCTGGATTTGACAATTGTTCAGGCAAAAGTGTGCTTGAAATTGGTGTAGGCATAGGCACCGATGCTGCTGAGTTTGCCCGTGCAGGTGCTGACTATACCGGTTTTGATTTATCTGACGAATCAGTGAAGTTGGCCCAGCAGAGATTTCAAGTGGAAGGATTAGCAGGCCGATTCTTGATAGGCAATGCTGAAGAGATTGGCCAGATATTCCAAGGTCAAAAGTTTGACTTGATCTATAGTTTTGGAGTGATACATCATTCAGAAACGCCACAACTGATTATCGATCAACTGCATCTATTACTCAATGCCGGGGGCGAGGCCCGCATCATGCTCTACGCCGAAAACTCCTATAAGGCAGCATTGATACGTGATGGTCTTGAACAGCCAGAAGCACAACCAGGCTGTCCTCAGGCCAAAACTTATACTCACGAAGAAGTATACGAAGCATTCAACCGGTTCCAGTCGGTACAGATCAGGCAAGATCATATCTTCCCTTACAGCATACCCGAATACAAAAATTATCAATATGTTCGAGAGCCCTGGTTTGACTCCATGCCACCTGAAATCTTTGATTGTTTAAAACGCAACTTTGGCTGGCATCTGCTGATCACTGCCAGAGTCTAAACTCTTAAATAATAGATGTGGAAATTTTCGGCAGCTATACTGCTGTGCCTGGTATCAGTGTCGGCACACAGCCAGATACTGGTAATCTATGATCTTGATCGTAAAACCTATGTAGAAGGCCAGCAGGCCAATCAGGTGATTTCAATAGCCAGCATCACCAAACTGGCCACGGCCATGGTGGTGATTGATGCGGGCCAGGACCTGGATCAAAAACTCCGAGTGCGCGGCAGCGAATCCAGCAATCGCATACATCCGGGTATGACACTGACTCGGCGAGAGTTGATGCAGTTGTTGTTGGTCACATCAGACAATCTCGCAGCAGAAACATTGTTACATCATTACCCTGGCGGCAATAAATTGGGTTTGGCAGCCATGAATACCTTGGCTGACAATATCGGTGCCAAGAACACTGTGTTCGTAGATGCATCGGGTATCGGCAGTGCAAACAAATCTACCGCAGATGATTTGATCAAGATCTTGGACAGATCCAGTCGATTTGATATAATAAAACAATTTTCAAACCAAGACGGTCTTGAAATCGCCATAGTCAAAACTGCCAAGAAACGCACCTGGATCGAAAAGATTATAGGTCGCGCCACCAATCCCTATGCTAGAGATCCGCAGTCGTTTACCACAGTGGTGGCCAAGACCGGATATACTCGTGCGGCAGGATTTTGTCTGGCCATGATAATAGAACTTGATAATCATCGTTATGCACTGATCAGTGCAGGTAATACATCTCGGGCGGCCAGGAAAGATAGCCTGGATCGTGCATTGAGCCGTTTATCGCTGGGGCAACTAGAAAGCCAGTTTAGAGACGATGAGCATAATGGTTTATTCTAGGTTAGTGCGCACTTACTTCTGGTAGACCAATAAATCACCTTGTGTTATACTTGGTGTATGGATAAATTTTTATATACATTTGCTCTCAGCCAAGATCAGCGTAAGTTAGTCAACACTTACCTAAGTCCAGCCACAGAATCCAGCACAGTCAAGGGCGTGCCCTTAGATCAGTTGGCCCAAATCAAACGCCTGATCCGACTCTGCAGTCCAGGCCGAATCATCAGCGTGAAATACCGCGGACCCAGGCACGACTGGCAGCGAAGCACCTGCCTCAAACGTGATGCCCGTTCGGCAGCTATCTATGTTTACTAAACCTGATTACAGGAATTTTACTTGGCAGTTGAAATGGATTGGCACTGTTTTGACCCTGGCCGGTGCGGTGTTGACCAGTGTGGATATCCAGCCCTGGAATGTTTGGTTGTTAAATCTGGGGTCAGCAGTTTTTGTTTGGTGGGCCTGCAGGATCCGTGACGGTGCAATGATAACAGTGAATGTTGGGTTGTTGACCATTTATTCAATAGGTACTATACTTAGGTTTTGACCAGGAGAAAAGAAATGTTACCAATATATGAACAAGTAGTTCGCATTCCTAATATCATGAAGCACCGCAATCCTTTGGCTCAGACAGTGAGCAAGACAGTCACTCTGGCCGACAGAATGTTAGAACTCCAAAGCGCCAAAAAATGGCAGAAACTTGTACAGGAATATCAGCAACAAGGGATCAAGATTGATCCCAAATTGCGACCATTGGTCAAGATGGTTAAACTTGGATGCATTGAAATTGATGAAGACATCCAACGTGAATTGGATTGCGGCCATTGCACCAAGATTGCCGCAGTGGGTACATTCAATCCGAGCCTACTACAGGTAATCTATTGTGTCAAAATTCCAGGAGCCGAAGAATATCACGCTGTAGATGGCCAGCATTCTGGTACACTGACTGCGGCTTTAATTGATGCCGGTATATTTGATGGCGAAAAAGATTGGCGCCAAGTAGAAGTTCCAGTGCTGTATATAGAAACTACCAGCAAGGCTTTTGCTCGCAAAGCCTTTGCACTGATCAATGGTAAAGGCAAGAAAAAGATTTCTCCTTGGTATGAGCATCGCACCAAAGTTTTGAGCAAGAGAATAGATAACAGCACCGATCCCGAAGATCTCGAGGCCTGGCGCAAACAATTGATATGCGAAAAACACCATTGCTATCCTGTGGACAAAGAAAGTCAGTTTGTGGGCAAGCCGGGTACGTTTACTCATATGCAAGCATTAAACTTAGACGAGGAAACTCTTGAGATATGTTGCAAATTCCACAATGACTATTTCCATTATGACGAGATAAATGGTGCATTGTGGTTTATGATCACAGACATTGTAAAAAGTTTCCGTTCGGCTAAAATACCGTTGACTGACAAATTCCTAGGTGAACTTGCAGGTATTCTACAGCATTATTTTGCAGGAATCGCACAATTCCATGAGGCGTGTCATGGTGCTCATCGTCGGTGGGGTAAACACACTTATGGGTACGAAGTAGACTGGCAAGACGATTGCATCGCTCCTCTTTTGGTTATGCTGTATCAAAAACTAGGAGGCAAGCAGTCTATCCCAAAACCTATGTTAGACCGATTTGGAAAAATTCTGGATTTTATTGATGATGATATCAAATCAATGTGGAAACAGAAAAAGGCCGCGTGATGTATTTCTATATCCTGCCTGGACCTTTCCGATTGGGTTTTGGTATAACCAATGATTACGATCGCCGGGAAAAAGATTACACTGGCTCCTGGGGTGGTGAAGCGCGGTTTTGTTACCTATTTGAAGGCCCAACACCGCATATCAAACGTCTTGAAAATATCATTAAGACGCAGAATCGCGAGATGTTATGGATGGTGGATGAATGGGAAACCGAGTGGTTAGATAATGGTTGGACTGCGGATGAATTGTTAGAATTTGTACAACAGATTATACAAGAGCGTCATTTACCGCTCGATAGGATTAGGTAGTTGCCCAATAATTACTCTTGACAATACACTATACACTATGAACACGATCATTGAGCAGTTGGAATCAGACGCCAGTAGGTTGGCCAAACAGGCCATAGTTGAGCAGGTGTTGACCCAGCAAGGTGTGGATGGCGAGTTTGCACAAGGCGCACGTATGGCCTACGATGCCATGATAACCTTTGGTGTGAAAAAAGTAGCAGAATCTAAACAGTCAGGATCGGGACTGGGTTGGGCAGAGTTCTGTGAACTTGCTCGAAAACTGGCCACCCGTGAACTCACTGGTGATGCGGCCCGTGATGCCATTGCTGATGCCATGCGCCAGGCCACTGAGGCCCAGTGGAATGGTTGGTACAGACGTATCTTGATCAAGGATCTGCGCTGTGGTGTGTCAGAAAAGACCATCAATGATGTGGCACAGCAATTGTTCAAGCAAGAGATCGTGCCTGTGTTTGCTGTGCAGTTGGCGCACGATGGTGCCAACCACGAAAGCAAGATCGCAGGTGAAAAGATGGTGGAGGTCAAACTAGACGGAGTGCGTGTGGTCACTATCGTACACCCCGATGGCCGTGTTAACCAATACAGCCGCAACGGCAAAGAGTTCGTCAACTTCGAGCGCATACGACAGCAGTTTGAATCCATCGCTGGCACACTCACAGAACCCTGGGTCTACGACGGTGAAGTTATGTCTAGTTCATTCCAGGATCTCATGCGGCAGGTGCATCGTAAAAGCGATGTGCAGGCCGATGATTCAGTGTTGCACTTGTTTGATAGACTAACACTGGAAGAGTTCCAAAAAGGTGTGTCAGAAGACCCACAACAAAGTCGCACACAAGCCTTGGTAGGATGGCATCACTCAGTGCGTGATCGCTTGCCCAATGTTCAGGTCTTGAGCCATGAGTTAGTGGATTTAGACAGTGCGGCGGGACAACGGCGTTTCCGTGAAATAAATCAGCAGGCCATAGCCGGCGGCTACGAAGGCATCATGATCAAGGATCCCGATGCTGTGTATGAATGTAAACGTAGCACTGCTTGGCTGAAGTCTAAGCCTTTTATTGAAGTTACCCTGGAGGTTCAAGATGTTGAAGTTGGCACAGGCAAAAATCAGGGCAGGCTTGGTGCCTTGGTCTGTAAGGGCACTGACGATACTCGTGAAATTTGTGTTAATGTTGGCAGTGGTTTTACTGATAGCCTTCGCGACAGCATATGGAATCATAGGACTGCTGTCATTGGTAACATGGTAGAGATCCGCGCCGACGCTGTGACACAGAATCAAGATGGCACATACAGTCTACGTTTTCCAAGATTCCTGCGATTCCGTGGCTTTGAACCCGGGGAGAAAATTTAGTATGATTTCCGTTAATCTAGAATTGCAAGGATACGATCGTTTGATCGAGGCAGTAGAATGGTGCCAGGACAATGTGGGCGTGGAAAACTATGAAATAGAATCAGCCTGGCCCGCGGACCGACTGTATTTCAAATTCCGAGATCCCATACAGGCCACGCTGTTCAAGTTGAGATGGTCACAGTAATATCTCCTGATTTTGAAACCAGCCGTGACTGGGACAAAATGTCCAGTTGGCTGCTTGAAACTTATGGCCGACCCAGTCGCAGATGGAACTACTATGCAGATGCTGATGTCATGACCATTTATTTCGTCGATGAATTTGACGCCATGCTCTATATCCTGCGCTGGGGCGGGCGGATACAACAGTGAGCGACATTGTGTGCTGTTACAGTCGCCAAGGCCGCTGGCATTGTCTGCAGATCGTGGACGAACTGGCCTATGTTGATCGCGACTACGGCAGGGAAGAGCGCGGCTACGATTGGATGGAAGTGATTGAGTGGGCGGTGGCCAATACAGAGAATCAACCCGAAATACGCCGCATGGCCTTTGACCAGTGGTATTTTCACAGCAGGAAAGAATTGGATAAGTTTGTCACTGTGCTGATCATGAGATTCCCCGAATGCACACCACCATCAAGTTGACTGATCAGAACGCCGAGGATAAGGTCAGTTTTCTACAGGTCTATCAATGGCTGCAAGAAAATCTAGGACCAAGATTGGCCTGGCGATCTGCACAGGTCACTGGCCGCGGGTGGACCATAGAAACAACTTCGATGTTGATGAACTGTTTGATACTACACATCGATGATCCTTCACAGGCCATGTTGTTTAGATTGAGATTTGGCGGTGAGATCATTCCACCAGAAGACATTGACAGCGAGTGGAAAAACAGTTAGTATTATCAAGCATACCCGGGATCAGTGGCTGGATTATGGAGCGAGATGCGGTATAACACCCGTATCGTTTGAGTTCCGCGGCGAAGATCTGTAAGTCCACGAGGTTGGAGCACTGCTTTGGTATCTGCGATTTCCCGCCAGCAGATGTCGAAATTGTTTCCCTGTGAAGCAAAGTTACGCCCTAAAAAGAGGATCAGTGAAAGGATCTATGTCTGACAGTCATCTTACCGCTAATGCTAAATCATTATGTAATGAAGAATTGTCCTCCTTAGAATCAACGGGTCTCGGAGTTATGCACCGTGTTGTTTTTGAAATCACCAGCACAGCACAATGGTATGATATCTTGCACGATGCCGCCAGAGAATTTGGTAGGCAGGGATTTGGCAGTCAAAAGCGTGTGTTAAGGAAATTAAAACTCAGCCGTATGAAACGCATGACACACCATATCAACACTGTTTTCCGGCACAATAACCACAAGATATTCCATCGTTTGGATGCTGTGCCTGTGTGGTTTGATGTGCCCAGTTTGCCCTGGGTGTTCAAAATCGTGCTGAAACATGGTTTGAATCACAAGTTTGTGAACCGCTAAATATTCTTATGTTCTTAAGTTATCTAATATTATTCATAGCACTCAGTCTCAGTGTTATAGCAGCCTGGTACAGCATCATAGGTCTCACTGCTATCTTTGCCGCAGCTGTGATTCCAATCATTATCATGGGTGGAGCGCTGGAGGTAGCCAAAGTAGCCATCACTGTATGGTTGCACCAATACTGGCGCCTGTGCCGCCCCATAATGAAGGCCTACTTGGTGCCTGCTGTGTTCTTCCTCATGCTGTTGACCAGCATGGGTATCTTTGGCTTTCTCAGCAAAGCACACCTTGATCAGGCCATACCCTCGGGAGATGTGCAGGCCAAACTCAGTCTGGTAGATGAAAAGATCAAAACACAGCGTGACAATATTGCAGCCGCTCGCAAGGCCCTGCAGCAAATGGACGAAGCCGTGGATCAGACCATGGCTCGTTCATCGGACGAAAAAGGCGCAGACAAGGCTGCGGCCTTGAGACGCAATCAAGCCAGAGAGCGTGGCACACTGCAAGCAGACATCGGCAGGGCACAGGCTGAGATCGCCAAACTAAATGAAGTCCGCGCACCCATAGCATCAGAAGTGCGCAAAGTTGAAGCCGAAGTTGGTCCAATCAAGTATATTGCCGCACTGATCTACGGCGACAACCCCGATGCCAATCTTTTGGAAAAGGCCGTGCGTTGGGTCATTATCATCATAGTGGCTGTGTTTGATCCCTTGGCCATCATGATGGTGTTGGCTGCCACAGAATCAATGCAGTGGCATCGCTCGGGCCTGGTTGCACGTTTACGAAATGAACCTATACCTCAGCCTGATCCAGAAAACAACCACAAGGAACAAGGATATGAACGCAAACTTATTGATTTTATTGATGGTATGGCCCAGAGTGGTAGAGGATTGGTTCAGCGTGTTCAATCCCGTTTCAAACGCAAAGAACCTGTACCTCAATCAGTACCGCAGACTGCAGAGCCTGCCACCGCAGAACCTGCTGCCCTTGGACCCATTGAACCTGTACAACCAAATGATCAGCCAATGGTTCCGGACTCTTCAATACCCCAACCTCTGCCCGCCCAAGTCCTAGATCCAACCAAAGTTGATGAATCGCCAGTCATTGACGATATAACCCAAGATGAGGACACTCAAGAATCTGTTCCTACTGTGATCCAGAAATTTATGCAGTCTCAATCTAGCAGAAATAACGACATTGATTTAGATGCCGAGTACATAGATTATCAAGGCAAACTTTGGCGTCGTGAAGCATTGATGTCTATGCATCCAGAATTGTGGAATTCAAAGATCAAAATTAAAGAAGATACCAATGATGATCCGGCCAATGTGAGATTTGGGGTCGAGTGGCCAAAGTTTGCAGAAAAAGGTGATCAGTTTTTACGTGTAGATTATTTGCCTACTAAATTGTTCAAATACAATGGTAACCAATGGATAGAGATTGACAAAAATACCACAGATACATATAGTTACGATAAGAATTACATAGAATACCTAATCGAGAAAATTGCCAGCGGTGAATATGATCCTGAACTACTAAGCGACAGCGAGCGTGCTCAATTGCAAAATATCTTGGCCCGTGATATAACCTTGAAAAAATAAATGACCAATAAAACCTTCGATAACTGTAGTTTCTGTGGCAAGCACAAAGATCAAGTAAAAAAACTCATAGTCGGTACAGATGTTGGTATATGTAACGAGTGTGTGTCTTTTTGTGATGATCTTCTCAAAGAAGAAAAACTTGAAGATAAAGAAGTAAAATCTATAGAACTAGACCCCACTGCTATCAAACAGTATCTTGATCAATATGTAATTGGACAAGAGCAGGCCAAAATCTCTATCAGTGTAGCAGTGACCAATCATTACAAACGAATCGACAATCATGTCAAAAGCATCGAAGTTGAAAAGTCTAATGTGCTGGTCCTTGGTCCCACAGGATCTGGTAAAACACTATTGGCTAAAACTATCGCCAAATACCTAGATGTACCTTTTGTCATCGCTGATGCCACCAGTCTCACCGAAGCAGGCTATGTAGGCGATGATGTGGAAACCATGATTAGTAGATTACTACAGCAATCCAAGGGAGATGTGGCTCGTGCCGAGCGCGGTATAGTGTTTATCGATGAAATTGATAAGATTTCTAGAAAAAGCGAAAGCGCCAGTATCAGTCGAGATGTTTCGGGCGAAGGTGTACAGCAGGCCTTGCTGAAGTTGGTAGAAGGTACCAAATGTCGTGTGCCCGGGCAAGGAAATCGTAAACATCCACAAGCCGAAATGATTGAAGTAGATACCAGCAACATCCTGTTCATAGCAGGCGGTGCTTTTGTAGGCTTGGACAAGATCATCCAAAGCCGTGTGAGTGAAAGCACCATTGGATTCCAGGGACGAGTTCGCACACAGGCCAATGCGGATTTGCTGAACCAATGTATTCCCGATGATCTAATTAAATTTGGACTGATCCCAGAATTTATTGGACGTTTTGTCAGTTACTGTGCTACCCAAGAATTAAGCAAACAGCAGTTGATTTATGTCCTGACCGAAATTAAAAATAGTTACACAGGTCAGTACAAGTTTCTTTTTGATCTTGACAAAATTGAATTGAATTTTGAAGATACAGCACTTGATGAAATAGCCGAACGCACATTGAAACTCAAAACGGGAGCCAGGGGCCTGCACGCTGAAATGGAGCGTATCCTACAACCTCATATGTTTTATGCTAGACAATATCATAAACAGAACATTAAATCACTAAATATCACACGGGATCTAGTGGTGGATCCCAAACCCCTGGGAGAATTTAAACTTGAGTGCTAAATTGTATGGACGCAGTGTGATAGTGCCCGACGGCAATGTGGAAAAGGCCCTGCGTAAATTTAAAAAGAAAATCCAAGAATCCGGACTACTGCTGGAACTTCGCGACCGCGCGGAATATACCAAACCCAATGTCATACGCAAACAAAAGAAAAAACAGGCCGTGCGTCGTTGGAAAAAACAACTGTCCAGTCAACAACTTCCCAAACAACTGTATTGATTGCCAAATAATCTTTACAGATAATTCAAAATCCGTATAATAAATAATAGTGTAGATGCCCAAATGGGGTCTACGGTTTCAAAAGTCATATCTTGCTTAATGAAAGGAGAATGCTATGACAAATCAACTATCTTTACGAACCATCGATTTACCTCTTATACGCCGCTTTGGTGTGGGATTTGATGACATGTTTGACAACTTTATCAATCTTACTGCCAATCAGGTGCAGCAGAATTATCCTCCCTACAACATGATCCGTCGCACAGATGACGAGTTCGTGATTGAAATCGCTGTGGCAGGTTTCAAACCCGGCGAAATCAATGTGGAGGTTGAAGGTAATCAGCTCAAAGTACACGGTGATCAAACCAAAGACGATGCACAGGTAGAATTCATGCATAGAGGCATCAGTGCCCGTAGTTTTGTACGCCAGTGGACCTTGGCCGAACACGTGGAAGTGGTCAATGCCGAACAGGAGAATGGAATACTCAGCATTGAACTCAAACGCCGTGTTCCCGAAGAGAAAAAGCCAAAGGCTATTGCGATTACCTACAAAGGCTAATATAATAAACTTTGGTGTAAATACAAGTAAGCAGAGGCAACTCTGCTTACTTTAACTTAAAGGATCATCATGGGATTGGCTGACGTTAAAACAGAAATCAAAAAGAATCTAGACCTTAAAGAACCACCTATGTTCAAGGTCATATACATCAACGACAATCAAACCACGCTGGAATTTGTGATCCAAAGCCTGATAGAGCATTTCCGTTACAGTTACGAAACAGCCGAAAAGATCACAGTGGATATCCATACGCAGGGCGCGGCCACTGTTGCGGTGCTGCCCTATGAAATCGCAGAACAAAAAGGCATAGAAGTCACGCTCAATGCTCGTACCAATGGTTATCCCTTGCAGGTACGGCTAGAGCCCGACGAAAGTTAAATCTGTATACTGATCCTTAGTGGATGATAAGGATCATGCAGTACATCTGAAACCCTACCACGCGGATTGTTGATATATCTTACACCGTCAATGGCCTGATCCACACGTCCGTGGTAGTGTCCAAATAACCAATGTGTGATTTTCTTTTCGGTATCTGCATCCAGCACAGCCTGCATACCAGCATTGCCCATTAGGCCCATTTTGTAAGTTCCTTGCAGGGTTGGGTCGTGTTGAACCAAACTGGCTCGAGGCAAGGTGTGCGTTACTACAATGATACGACTGACATCTCTGTGCCTTTGTAGTTTTTCAATACTGCGTGTGAGATAAGCAGCATCTTGATATGCCAGGCTCAAGAGTTTATAGGCCGCATCTCTGGTGATCTTGTAAGTGTCTGTGACGAAATTGAAACTTTGCTCAATGTCGTCGGTCTGGTCAAATTCGTAATCCCACCAACCATTGGTACCAAGTATAGCGATGCCATTGCTGATCACTACCTTGTTGTTTAGATAAACCAAATTTTCAATGACATTGAGTTCGTTTTCAAGATCTTCTATGCTGGCCGGGATATCATCTAAGAAGTACCTGTGTTCGGTGTTGCCATCCAGATAAAAAACTTGTCGGTACTTGGATGCTATTTCTTTAAGCACAGCAACAGTAGTGGCCCGATCTTTGCTGACATCTCCGGCCACTATGGCAATCAGGCTGGTGGCTTGACCTTCCCAGGAGAAGTCATCTTCTGGAAGAACGTGCAGATCCGAAATAAGATCAAATGCAAAGGCCATGCAATAATTTATGTTTTCTTTGTATGCTCAGTTTATTTTGTATGATTGCGCCGTAAATATTTGTAGACCCCAGCGGAGGCAAGCCGTGGAAACTATGTCGTTGATGCAAATCAACGACATTTTTCTATGTGATATCATGAATAAAGATCTGTTGTTATATGTAGGTGTGATTGCAGAACTTGATAGACTACAGATCAATCAAGGCAGCAATGCCAATGTTCAAAATCCCTGTCAACTTAACCTAACTACTAGCAGTAATTCGCAGTAGAGTATAAAATCAATATCTACCGTGATAGAAAAAATCAAATCTCATATGCAATCTTTCCGCAGCATCTTGGTGCCAGGCCTGGTGTTGACCGTTTTGGTGATACTACAGGCCATGGATTTATTTGGCATAGGAAAACAAGGCCTGGCCTGGGTTACCAGCAGCAGCCATTCTAGAATCAGCGATGATATTGTGATAGTAGACATAGATCAATCCAGCCAAGCCAAATACGGTCGCTGGCCATTTGATCGCCGTGATGTTGCTGCCGTTGTCAATCGATTGAGAACCGAAGGCGCCGGTGCCATTATCTTGGACATACCCCTAGAAGATCCAGATCGTGCTCGTGGCGATGAGGAGTTGGCCAAAGCACTGGCCTCCAAAGGCGTGATCCTGGTACAGCAGGCCACCATGGACTCAACGGGTAGTTCATATACTCCGAAAAAATTCCAAGGGTTGGATCAAAAAAATCTAGATCAAATGCATCAATACAGTGGCACAGTATCTCCGCTGCCAAAGTTGATACAATCTGCATCGGGTGTGGGTACCACAGACTTTTCCACAGCATCTGATTTGTACAACAAATATCCATTAGTGGTGCCAGTCAACGGTGTGCTACACGCCAGTCCCATCATAGAAGCGCTGAGATACACAGTACACGAGTCCAATTATGATTTCAAACACACCGGAAAAGGTGTGCGTATTGGTATAGGACAGTTTCTTAATATCGCCACTGACAGTTCAGGCAAATTTTACATCAACTACGATCACGAGTTCAAAACTCTTAAACTAGGGCAGGATCGATTCAAAGCTGTAAAAAACAAAATAGTGATAGTGGGTACCAGTCTATCAGGAGTTAATAGTCAACTGTCAACTCCCAATGGACTGATGTACTCCCACGTGATACAGGCACACGCTCTACAGACCATCCTGGACGGTCCGCCACCCTTGCGTTCTGCATTTGTGGTCATGTTAGAAACCATCATATCTATATGTGCGTTTTTGGCCCTATGGTATTTCTGGCAAAGATCGCAAGATGTAATAAATGTAGTGAAACTTGTGCTGATTTTATGCATCACTGCTGGCGTGCCTTTTGTGGCCTTGTCCAACATCAATGTGCTGTTTGATCCTGTATGGCCCACAGTGATATCTCTCACGCCTGTGCTATTCATTTTATATCAGCGATATCGCCATCATCTAAGATGCTATCTTTGTGTGTGGATATGCGGTGGACAAAATTCTAAGGACAAAACATGATTGATTTACTATTTGTCACGCTCATGGCCCAGGCAGAAATTAAACCCTTGAAAGCCGAATTCTATTGCAGTACATTTGAAACATTGGATCGCACTCTAAGGAAAGAGTACGAGGAAGAACCAGTGGTGCTGGGCCGTAGTGTACAAGACAAAGCCACCTTGGCCATTTACAGTAATCCAACCAACGAATCATTTACGGTGGTAGTGGTCTACACTGATCGAGCCTGTGTGCTAGGCGCAGGCAATCATCTTATTTTCCGTAGCCACGGCAAAAAATATTAATCTTGGGATTTGGATTCTTCGGGCTTGGGCTTTTTGTCATTGCCGGCCAACATGATGCCTGACAATGTACCAGTCAAGAAAGTTGCGATTGGTATGATAAGTTCAAAGAACTTTTGATCTATAGGGCTGATAGCATTCAGCGGTTGAGTGACAAATATAATCGAGTACAGTACCACAAACACGATACCAGTCAAGGTCAATGCTAGACAGATGCCTATAAAGAAACGCAGTCTGGCCATGAGCTGTTCATCGGTATAGATAAAGGTTTGTTTTTCTTCTGGACTACGATCTATGATTTTATCTAACAGTTTCATTTGCACTCGGCTCCTTGTTGTGGTTTGGCGGCAGGCGCAGGGGCCTGGGCAGTTTCTGTGGGTGGACCCAGTCTAGGATCACGCTGACCTTTGAATATGTGCTCGGGGCAGGTGCGAGTGACGTCACACAAGGGTTTTTGACATTGTGGCGTATCCCAGTTGGCAGGATCTTGACAGGGATAACGAAATTTATCACCGCCGAATATGGCTAACCCTATGGGTAAAACTATCAGCAAGGCCGCCCACTTGAATAATTTTTTATCGTTCACCGCAGTTGCTCCTAACAGGAATATTTACCAATGCTAGAATTTTTGATGTTCTAGCCACAGCAAAAAAAATGTACACAAAAGACTTGTGAAGGCGAATATGTGTGCGGGTCTCATTTGTATAGTTTGAATGCATAGGCCAGTATGGCAGATATGCCCAGGCACCACCACAGCAAATCATTCATGCGATTGCGTAATTCATTGGCTGCCCGAAGATCTTCGGCTTCGATCTGTTTTATTCTAGCCTTGGTGGCCTGTATCTTATCCCAACTGCCCCGACCGTAGGTTCGTTCTACATCTTGCCGCACCTTTTCTTGATGTTTTTTGCGTTGCTCTTCCGCAATCCACTGATCCATGGCGATCTGATCCAGTTCGTGTTCGTGGATGCGTTCTTCTCGGCGCTTTGACATGACCTGGGCTTGATACTGCCTGACCGAACGCTCGTTGTCGGCCTGTATTTCTGCTACCATCCTGCCGATCTCTTCGCCGGCTTCTTTGGCCTCCTTGATGGTATCCACGGCTATGCGTGCCATCGAAGGCTTCTTTATATCTGACATCTAACTTCACCTTTATTTTCCTGCCAGGGGATTGTCTAGAGCCTTTTGGATCTTGTTGTCAATCTCTCGGCGGATTTCACGCAGATCACGATCTTGCTCACGCTGGCTCTGCTTTGAACTGCGTTCTACATCTTCCACTATCTTTTCCAGTTTGCGGATATCTGCTCTTAGATCGTTCTTGATATCGCGTGTGTAGTCCGATGACTTCTGGCTGTTCTCTTCCACGATGGCCAGTTTCTTTTCAATTTCTGTCAGGTCCGGAGTCACATACTTTTCAATCTTGGTCTTCATGTCCTGGTAACTTTTGTACACTTCAAAAGTACCGTAAAGTGCGCCCAAAACAGACGAAACTATTGTGGCTGCTACCATGAGTTTTGCTGGCGTGAACTCGTATCCACCTATGCTGATCACTGTGTCTTTGCTGGCATACTTTTTGACTGCTGCTTCTGCAGCGTCTATCTTTTTGTTTACATCTTTGATTTCTTGCGTCATTTTACAGCTCCTTTGTTATTTGTCTTGATTGGCTATGGCGTACATCGTTTTGTTAAACAAATCAAGATGCACTTCTTCATCTGATGCTAGATCTTGCGGATCCAGTTCACACAGCGAAGATATACCATTCTGGAAAGTTTTATCATCAATAGCAGCACTGCGCCACTGATTCAAGAGATCCAAGGCACGATCAGTACGCCAGGCCAATCTGTGATTGCCTTCTGTTAGTATCTGTACTGCTTCTTTGATGTGCATATCACCCTTGTCTTTCTAGTTCGCGAGCAAGGGCTCGCATTTTTATAAGATCACTGGCAGACGGTCCTGTGTTTCTGGCCAGTTCTATGGCCTGCTGCTGTTCTTCTATATGATATTCTCGAGACATCATGTACACAAACACCGCTACAAATGCGATCTCTAGCAGATAGAAAACCATGAACGCCTGGAACAGTAGGTTATATTCCACGCCTATCTCCCATACTGGCTATTGACCATGTCAGCGTGCCTTTGGTCCGAAGCACCAGTGAGCCCGCGTAATAGTCTACGGTTGTCTACCGGCTGTTGGCCGCGATATATTTCATAGGGACGATAGCCCGGGGCGTCGGGCAATCTAGCCACACCATAACTTTCAAATCCCGGAACAAAGTTCATGGTGGCCACGATCAAGGCCTGGTTGGCCACTTGTTGTTCCATGTTCTCGGCACGACTGGCATCACGTATGGCTTCGCGACCCCGACCAATGGCAGACTCTTGTGCTGCGGCCCGCATTTTGGCCGCAAGTTCTCGCCTACGCTCGCTGGCTTCTTCTTCGCGTTTCTTTTCTTCTTTGAGTGCTATCTCACGCTCGGCATCAGTGGCTGCTCGCAGCCTGCGGCGTCGTTCTTCTTCGCTTTCTTCCTGTGGCTTGGTCTGTACCTGCAGTGTCACAGTGCCAGTGGGACTGGCTGTGCTGGGTATCTGGCGTGTGACCACGGCATTGACTTCGGCCTCGGGCACAGTGGCCACCGTGGTTGTCACAGTGCCATCGGTGGCGATGGTTATGGTGGGTTCTGTGGTTGATACAGTTCCAGTCACACTCACTGTAGTGGTGCTGGTGGCAGAGGTAGAAGCAGTGGCAGAGGAGGTCTGGGTCATTTGCTGTGTTACATAGGCCGTGGTGTATCCCGGGCAAGAAGGATCACTCAAGGCCGAGATGGTGCATTGTTGTTGTAGATAGGCTGCGGCGTAGCCTGGACATAGAGCACTGCTGAGAGGATTAGAAGTACACATGGCTGTCTGATAGCCAGGACAAGTGGGATCACTCAAGGGGTTGACAGCACACAGATCTGCTCCATACAACAGTCTCACATCGGTGTTACGTACACGCGGTCCATATAGTCCCATCCAGAAAAGACTATCCTGACCGGTCCAGGTGATGTCAAGACTGCTGACCTGTCCCGTGGTGTAGCCACCGCTCTGCGAAAACAATTGGCGTCCCGAGTCGGCCAAGAATGTTGATGCTGGAGTGATACCTTGCGGATAGTTGTAGACATAGGATTCCAAGGCCTTACCATTGTTGCCATTTAGCGACACAGTGCCGTACAGAGTACCCCCCGACTGCCCCGAAGAATTCTGTATCTGCCAAGAATAGTCATAGCCCAACCACTTGATGCCAGTTCCGGCCAAGGCCGAGTTGATGGCTATGCTCTGTGCCACTGTGCCTAGAGCGTAACTAAATCTGATGGTGTTGAAATCGGAGTTGTAGTAAGGACTACCAGGTACAAATGCACCGCCACCTTCTACAGCGAGAATGCCCGCCGAGTTCAATACTTGAGCACTGGGTATGCCCCAGGCCGTTCCAGCAGGGTTAACAAGATTACCGGTGACTGTTTGACCGTAGGCAGGATAATATAGCCAGAATCCAAAGGTCAACAAGGCCCAGTAGATCCAGAAACGAAGCCACATATTCATCTACCGGCATCCAAGTCTCTGTCGCACTAAAGGATCATCACCGGCATAGGATTCACAGGTCCATTTGTCTTTCTTGGTATCTGCAGATGCCACAGGCAGTGCTTCGGCCTTTCGGGGATTGCGACGCTCTTCCCAGATAGATTTAGCTTCGGCTCCGATTTTGCCTTCTACAGGACAGGGTGTGCCTGCGTTCATCATGGCTTCAAACACACGCTCGTCGCCACACAAGGTGGCCACGGCTGCTACCTTCATGCCCATGTCGTAGAGGCTTTTGCTGAGTTTTAATCGCTCGCAGTTTTTGTCTACAAAGGTTGTACCAATGGCTATGCCCAGGATCTGGGTCTGTGCCGCTCCTGATACACCCACTGCACACAGGTCCGAGTTCATTGAACTAATGGAAGGTGCCACGGCCGTGGGCGGCGGCGATTTCACTGTGGTCTCGCTGTTGGCATTTGTGGTGCTAGTGGATGTGCTGGTGCTTTGTGTTATGATTGGATCGGTCTGAGCTGCCACAATGGTCGTGACAGCAGATAAGAATATGCCGGCCCAGAATTTGTTTTTCGAAAACATCTGTTTTTCCTTAGGCACTAACATAAGAGGTAGATCTCAGATATTAACCAGAGATCCGTGGATTTTGTTGTATTTCGCCTCCTACTGTGTTGCAATATTATTTAGCGTCAATAAATTTTTAGGTGGGCTTATGGCCTTGTAAATATCTATATCAATACAAAAAGAGGGCTCGTATGCGTAAAAAAATAGGTTGGATTGGTGTAGGTAAGTTAGGCATGGACTGTGCCGAAGTCATGGCTGAAAAACACGATGTATGGGGATATGACGTAGTTCCCCGCACCAGCAAAACAGTAAAAGTAGTCAATGTCATTGAGTTGATCAACAACTCGGATTGGATTTTTATTGCTGTGCCAACGCCACACGCCGAAGGATACGACGGTTCGGTGCCTAGCAGCCATAAAGAACCCAGGGATTTTGGACATCTGGCAGTTTTTGATGCCATTGATAATATCAATCGTTATGCCAAAACTCCTAAAAAAATTGTGTTAGTAAGCACGGTACTACCTGGAACCACTAGAAAACATTTTATCACAAGACTGGATAAAATGCATCAGTTTGTTTACAATCCATATCTCATTGCCATGGGATCAGTCAAGTGGGATATGGCCAATCCTGAAATGGTTATCGTGGGCACAGCATCAGGAGAAAAAACTGGTATCGCCAGCGAACTGATTGAGATCTATGATACAATCATGCAGAACAATCCACGTTATGAAATCGGGACTTGGGATGAGTGCGAGGCCATCAAGATTTTTTACAACACATATATTTCAGCCAAAGTTGGCATCGTAAACATGATACAAGACTTTGCCATCAAGATCGGCAACATCGATGTTGATGTGGTTACCAATGCCTTGGCCAAGTCAACTATGAGACTGCAAGGTCCCAAGTATATGACCGCAGGCATGGGCGACGCCGGCGCTTGCCATCCCAGGGATAACATTGCCTTGCGTTGGTTGGCTCAGGAGTATGGTGTTGGCTACGACTTGTTTGATACCATTATGCACGCTAGAGAAATACAAGCAAAAAACATGGCCTTGTTCCTGGTGAAATTAAGAGAGGAAACTAAACTTCCTATAGTGATCCATGGAAAGGCTTACAAACCCGATGTTGAATACTGCATTGGATCTTATTCAACACTGATTGGACATTATGTCAAAGAAGCTGGCCAACGAGTTCGTTATGTTGATCCATTGGCCGATGATCGAAACGAATGTATCGACAGCATTGACAGTAATGCTATTTTCCTTTGGGCACACAATAGAAAAATCACTTACGAATATACCGGTGAACAACAAGACACACAGCCCTACTGTGAAATACGGCCGGGTAGTGTAATCGTTGATCCCTGGCGTAAATTACAAAGCACTAAAGACGTTAGAGTAATTCATTACGGAAACACTAGATTAGGATTGAAGGAAACTCATGGCCTTGATGAAGCACCTATTGAGAAACCCGTGGAATCCATCAAACCACCCAAGCCGGTGGCTACCGTAGATACTATTGAAATTAAAAAACCAGATCTTGAAGTTTCTGTTAAAAAATCAAAGTTTGTTAAGAAGTTTGGATTGTAAAAGTTAGGAACCACACAATAAAGGGCCCTGGGCCCTTTTTGTGTAACTAAATATCTAAAATGCGTGTAGCCTGGATCATTAGCGAATCTTTACAACTATTACCCACCAAGGTATATGGTAGGCTACAAGACATAGCTCCCACCTGGGGCTCCTGGAGCACCTGGCGCGAATTCAAAACAGACAATTGCACCTGCAGCGAAATACGTAAATCTAGAGAACTACTGTCTAGAGCATTTCAAGGTGCTGCCAATTTTTATCTTCCCAAAATCTATTGCAAGGAGTTAGGCGAACCGCTGGGCGTTAAATGGTTTGAAGGTCTTCCTCGAACAGATGTTGAATATCAAGATGATGTCATTGCTGTCAGCATCGCCAGCCAGCAGTACGATTTGATATTGCTGTTGGGATTTGATCTGGAACAACCTGCTTCATACAGTGACCAAATTTATACCATAATTTCTGGCAATACCAACTGCCAATTCGTGCAGATTGATGCAGTAAAAACAGCACCCGAACGTTACCAAATATTGACCAATTTCACTTGCGACACATATGAAAACGTGCTACAATTATTGTCATGATACTTGTACAGGCAGCATTCACTTTGGTAGAGAAAGTTCACACATTTGATGCACATCTTTGAATGGTACGACTTTCTGGCCATATACTTCCTGTCTATTCTGAGCCTGACAGGATTGGTTTTTGGCAGCAGGCTGATATTCAACAGCGGTGTCAAAATGCTTTCAGAACTGTCAATGAAATGGCTAGGGATCTTGATGTGTGCCTGTGTTTTCATTCTGGTCAGTTTTGCAAGTTGGTTGGTGACAATGATGATCTTGTTCAGCGCAGGGACATCCAATCTAAATATCATGCCAACCTGGCCCGATGGGATGGATATGGAAGACAGTTCCAAGACCCTAAAATCCACTCACACATCGCACTTGCAACAAAACAGTTAGTGTGTTACAATAACCCTTATTGATACTACAAGGCTCCCCATGACAGGTCGCATTGGCTTTTGTTGCAAATGGTTGAATGATCCCACAGAGTGTGGCGGCATGAAAGTAAATGCCAAAGATCGCGACATCAATGGTCGCTCAACCACAATGCGTTGGTTGCGCGAGCACGCCAACGAAGCCGATCAACGCCAATGGGACATCATGAACCACAATGCCGCGGCTGCTCTAAAAATGGTAGAGCGTGTGGGATCCATGCCCGAGCACTTGCGCATGGTGCGGCTGGGATCAGAGATGTTGCAGGGCTACACCGAACCCTCCTGGATCGACTGGTGGCAACGACGAGAAATACAGGATCACTGTGAGCGTATTTTTGCTCCTGTTGGTGAAGCAGCCAGACGCCTGGGTGTGCGGCTGAGTTTCCACCCCGGGCAGTTTTGTGTGCTGGCCAGCGAAAATGACGGTATCGTGGAACGCAGTATCTTGGAGTTTGAATACCACGCAGACATGGCACGCTGGATGGGCTATGGCTCTAGTTGGCACGATCATGGGTTCAAAATCAACGTACACTTGTCGGGCAAGGGTGGACCTGTGAAATTCCTTAGTACCCTGGACAAACTCAGTCCCGAAGCCAGGAATCTAATTTCCATAGAAAATGACGAGATGTCAAATGGGTTGGACGTGACTTTGGCTGTGGCAGATCGTGTGGCTCTTGTGTTGGACATACATCATCATTGGATCAACAGCGGCGAATACATTGATCCTGTAGATTCTCGTGTGCAGCGGGTGATTGAGTCTTGGCGTGGTGTTAGGCCTGCTTGCCATTACTCAGTGAGCCGGGAAGATATTCTTGTGGACCACGATGCCCGAACCAGGCCTGATCTTGCAGATCTACTGGCCAAGGGCTACAAGAAACAGAAACTTCGGGCACACTCGGACTTTTATTGGAATTCAGCTGTGAATGACTGGGCCGCTGGCTTCATTGCGGATTTTGATATTCAATGTGAGGCCAAGGGAAAGAATCTCGCTAGAGATGGCTTTGCCCAACAAGCACTAGCATAATATTTTTTGGCTGTTAGGCCTTGGGAGCCTTGCGACTTCTAGCAGATTTTGCTTTTACCGCGGCTTTCTTTACTGCGACCCTGGCACTGCCTACATCTGCCTTGACACCAACTGCGGCTGTTTTCACAGCAATCTTGACATCTTTGGCATTGACTTTGCCATCTTGATTTACATCAAGACTTTTATTGGCACGATTGTAATAGATAATGCCCGCGATGACTACCACTGCTACAATGATTACGATTGATTCCATGTTGCCCATCTCCTTAGATGCAGTTATTTAATGTCTAACGCAATTTTGCCAAAACTTCATTATCTGGCGAGATAACATATTGCAACGCAACATAAATTCATATACAATAGATGTTGTAGTGAGTGCCGGATGGTCCGGGTTCACATTCCATAATCGCTTATGAAAGGAAATTAAAATGGAACAATTTACCAAAATGTTTGATATCAACGAAATCCTCAAGTCCGCAGAGAAAAACGCAGAAGTGTTTTTGGCTGCTGTACCTTCGGGCGCTGTAAAAACTTCAGTTCAGAAATTGCTGGACGCACAGTTTGGCTTGGCCAAAGCCACAGTTGACGCAACCTTGGTTGTGGCTGCTGAAACACGCAAGGCCTTAGAGTCTGCTGTTGCTGTCAAGTAATTGATGTTTTGGTTTGGATTTCTGCCTAGCAAGATTCGGTTGACGGATCAGCAGGCAGAAATCATTGGTACACTGTACGATCCATTGATAATGTGGTACCTGAAACTGAGATATGGGTCAGGATATCAATGGTATTGGCAGCAGTGGAGCACGCAAAAGGAATTGTTATTATGAAAAAGATCTTATCAAACATTGGCAAATTTTTATATGCTGTGGCCTGTTCTTGGGGACGGTCTCGCGCGGCTGCTTATCACAGTCGTAATGGCAACTATGCCTTGGCCAGGAAAATAATGTCCTTGGATTGCCGTTGCTAAGTTAGCAGTCACTTACCTAATAACCCTGCCCTGCGCAGGGTTATTTTTTGGCTGTTTTTCCACGGTTGACCAGAAATTCAGCCCGTGCTAAAATATGGGTATAGTAAATCACAAGGAGATGTAGATGACAGTAGATACTATTGTAACCATATTTGTCATGGCCTGCGGTGGCTTTGCTATTTTCAATCTAGGACAGGCCTATGCTTTGATCCGTGAAACCCGCTTGGAAAACGAGCGCCACATTGAAACCCTGCGTGAAATCCAAAAACGCCGCGGTTGACCAGAAATTCCCATTTTGCTATAATATAGACATACAGTAAAAAAAGGAGCAACAAAATGGCATACTACCTAGTTCATCAAAACACCGGCAATATCATCACTGATCGTGGTGGTCGCTGGCAGGCCTACAAGACACAGGCCGCGGCCAAGGCCTGTCGCACCAGAGTGGTGACCAAGCAGGGCTTCCGTGAAGCAGAACTGGTGATCGTGAGCCAGGACAATCTCCAGAAGTTCCGCCACGCTCACAACCTACCAACCAAGGTAGAGCGCACCAATATCATGACGGGCCAGAAGTTCATGGAAGATGTAGACACTCCTTACTTCTGCTCGCCTTCCAGCGAAACCTATTGGTCAATGTAATCCAGGAGATACTGCAATGAGCAAGAAACATTTCAAACTTTTGGCAGACTATATTCAAATGATCCTGGATCCACACGCTCGCCTGCAAGCCGCTGTGGCAGTGGCCTCGGCCTGTAAATTGGCCAATGCTAGATTTGATGAGCAACGGTTCTTTGCCGCCTGTGGTATTGGTGCGCCGGCACCCTCAGGAGCATAATCATGCCCAACTGGTGCGCCAATACTCTGCGACTCAGACACGAGGATCCGGCCATGATGAGCCTGGTACAACAAGCAGTTGACCGCAATGAATTGTTCCAGACTTTTGTGCCAATGCCAGCATCCTTGAACATCACCGCAGGGCAACTGGGCGATGTGGTAGAGCAGGAAAAATTGGAAATGCTACAGGATGCCAATCGTGACTCACACGGCTACAAGGATTGGTATGACTTTTGCGTCAGTGAATGGGGCACCAAGTGGGACGCCAACAACATCACCATCAACAGCGATTCGGATCAGTCGATGGAATTGATATTTGACACCGCTTGGTCGCCGCCCTTGGCATTCTACGACCGTATGGTGGAGCAAGGGTTTGAAGTTTCCGCATACTATTATGAGCCCGGCTGTTCATTTGTTGGCCACTGGGACAACGGCGCAGACGACTGCTATGAAATTCCCGGCGATGCTGATGGGGTACGTGAAAGCATACCAGAATATCTTGATGACTATTTTGGCATCAGTGAATCAATGGAGGAATGGGCCGATGAAGGTAACAACTGAATTTTGGAATCTAGCGGAAACCATGGGCATATGTTTGGGGTCTGCTGGCCTAGGTGCCGTGATAGGCGCCGTTTTTTGGATCACTCAAACTTGACCAAAAAAGATGTTTGCTGTATTATTATTAGACAATAACTGCCATAGGAGGCAAGTATGAAAAAGACTGTAATCGCATTATCGTTGTTGGCTGTTGTAGGCATCACTGGTTGCTCGTCTACAGCAAAAGTTGGCGCAGGTTTTGGCGCCAGCGAAGATCGTGTGGCTGTCAAGGATCAACGTCTGTCTACTGAGTTCGTGGACGAAGGTATCAAGATCTATTATACCATGTTTGGTAATGTTGACAGAATTGAAGTTCTAGGTTCGGCGCCAGTGTGGAAAGGTAATCACGATTTACTGGCCGAAGCTGATGCCAAGGTAAAACTTACCAAATTCTTACACGGCGAAAATGTCAGCAGTGATCGACGTATCAAAGTCATTGGTCGTGCCATTGAACGGGCGCAGGATCGTGGCATCACCGAATCTACTAGCCGTGAATTAGAAGCCAGCGAGGGCAAGGCCAATCATACCGCACAGCGCCAGGCCAGCCGCGTGGACGAAACTCTAGTGACGGCCTTGACCACTATTACCAGTGCTGGAAAATTGCGAGGTATGCGTAAGGCCCGTGATTACACTGTGGACGGTGGCCGGACTTATGTTGCTGTGTACGAGTGGAGTGAAAAGCAACAAGGCGCCGCAGACCAGATTCGTGGCCTGATGCTTCGCAGCCGATAATCTTAGATTATCTGGAGACTAAAATGCGAACTCTTAAAACAGCCATAGCCGCGGCCTTGATAACTACCACACTATCGGCCGCGGCCGCTCCCTTGGGCCAAATGCTGTTGCCCAGTCCAATTTCGGTGGCTATCACAGTGGGCCAATGGATCATCAAAGACCGTAAAAAAGTCTACTACATTCAGGTCCGCAGTTCGGCGCAAGATCGCCACCAGGCCATACAAGCAGGTTATAAGTTGGCTGTAGAACAGGCTCTGGGTGCGCTATCTCTCAGCACAGTTGAAATTAGGAATCAGGCTGTGGTGCGTAACGAGATCATAGTGGCCAGTGCCGGCTATGTTGAGGACAGCCGAGTAGTCAGCGAACGTCAGTTGGGTAATGCGGTTGAAGTGATACTGGACGTTTGGGTCACCGAAAGCCGCATAGCAGACAGATTCTTGGCCGAAAGCCGCGGATCAGGACGTATCGACGGCAATCGTTTTGCCGACACACTGGACAGTTATAATAACAGCGTTTCGACCACTACTCGTGCTGTTGAAAGTGTGTTGGTAGATTATCCACATCGCGCCTATGATGTGAAAGTCAATGCTAAAATGGGTCGCGATGGTACTCTGGTGTTGCCTACCACGGTCAAGTGGAACAATGACTATGTGTTTGCTCTCTGGGAGGCATTGAAAAATGCCGGACCTTTGGTTCCTTGCAACAATGGTGCCACCAATTATGACGGTTGTCCTGAGCGAGAAAAAATCCGTATGCGCTATCCTGGGCAATGGTTTGGCACCAATATGAGCGAGTTTGGATTCAATAATCCCAGTATCCTAAATGCTGTGCGTACAGGCTTAGAACAGAGATATCCGGTTTACAAGATATTGACCATACACTACAAGTTAGAAACAGTCACTGGCGAGCAAAGCAGTATGTGCCGCCAACTGCATCTGGGTGGCATCATTGACTATAATCAAAAACAGATTTACCTTGATTCCAGTCGTACGATTTCATTTGAATTCTCAATGCCCGGACTCAGTTCTGATTACATCCGTAGTTTGAATACAGTTTCGGCAGAAATCAAGTGGGGCACCGGACGTACCGGCTGTTAATCTGATAACACAAGGATCAATAAAATGACTGTGATAAATCCCATATCAATGGAAGAACACATGATACAGAACAGCAGTTTTTCAGAACTCTTAGATTTGGAAACTATGTATGAAGCCATTGACAATAAAAGCACCATTGATCGTATGATAGATCTGCGTATCAAGCAAGAAATTGCCATCAGAAATTTCCAGTAAGTTTACCTCCTAGCAGTGCTTGGCCCCGGTATTGGTTTATCGGGGCCTTTTTTATTTGCCAGTGCGTATTGCATTAAGTAATAAACTCCCGTACAATAATATCATGAGCACACAAGATACTGAAGATTTGGACAAAAGCCATAGTCAATCGTTGATGGACGCAGGAATGTATGTGTTCATGGATGCAGTTTCTGCTGAATCTATGAAACCCATTATCGAATGGATACTATTTGAAAACCACCTGGCCAAGGTCAAGAAAAAGGAACTGTTGCTCATGATCTGCAGTGGCGGTGGGGACATTTCCGAAGCATTTGCCTTGATCGATGTAATGAATTCTTCCACAGTGCCTATCAAAACTGTGGGCTTGGGTTGCATAGCCAGCTGTGGCCTATTGATATTCATGGCGGGCACCAAAGGGCGCAGAATACTCACTCCCAATACTTCTATCCTAAGCCATCAGTTCTCTTGGCAAACTGAAGGCAAGGCTCATGAACTGTTTGCCACGGTCAAGGAATTCAAACTCACTGAGCAGCGTATGATTGAGCACTATCGTCGTTGTACAGGTGCGTCAGATGCCAGCATACGCAAGTACCTGTTGCCCAGCCAGGATGTTTGGTTGTCTGCCGACGAGGCCATGAAATTAAACATCTGCGATCACATTGGCGGCAACTATCAAGAATTTTCTGAAAAAAGCAAATCCGGCAAACTGCCCAAGATCCCCAAAATAGTTAAAGATACTCCCATTAATTCAGACCGATAAAGGAAATCATGCCTAATCTAGTACCCATCGTCTTGGAACAAACTTCCAAAGGTGAACGCAGTTATGACATCTACAGTCGCTTGCTCAAAGATCGTATCATCATGCTGGACACCGAAGTCAGTCAACACTCGGCCAGTTTGATAGTGGCACAACTGTTGTTTTTGGAATCCGAAGATCCCGACAAAGACATACAATTCTATATCAACTCACCGGGTGGTTCAGTCACTGCGGGCATGAGCATATATGATACCATGCAGTTCATCAAGTGTGATGTCAGCACCATCGTATTGGGACAGGCCGCGTCAATGGGATCGTTGTTGGCTGCGGCCGGAAGTGCCGGAAAACGCTATATCCTACCCAATGCCAGACACATGATACACCAACCTCTGGGCGGTGCCTCGGGGCAGGCCACCGACGTTGAGATCCAGGCACGAGAACTCTTGCGCTGGAAAGAAGTCCTGATCAACATCTATGTTCGGCACACCGGCCGTGATTATGAAGCCTTGCGCCACGACATGGAAAGAGACAACTTCATGACTGCAGATCAGGCTCTGCAATATGGTTTGGTGGACAAGATAGTCACACAGCGCGATCTATGAACAGTCTGCATGATACCATAGCAGATGCCGGCGAAGGTAACTCGATTTATCTGCTTCAATTGTTGGACTTAGAATCAGGCCTGCACAGGGATATCTTACGATGGTTTGCACAGCAGGATGTTGCCCTTGAATCCATAGAGTGGCCACACGGGCAATTGTACAGTGTTAAATTCTCTTCTGCAGTAGATCCTCGCATACAACAATGGACCGACTCTTGGGAAAATGCCGATGGTTCCAGCAGGAATCATGACGCTTATCGCATGATTATGGTACAAATCGAGGACAATGCCGACACCAATAAATAGTTAGATGCGATTTATAGAAATGCTGAGAGAGCAAGATACCCCAACTGCTGACGTCAATAAGCGTTCCAGAGCCAAGGGCATGGGACCTTTTGAAATCAATGGTGTCAAATATGCCAACAAATTAGAGCAACAGCAGCCTATAGAATCAATCAAAAGCATTCTAGCCAAGGAGTTTCCATCGGTAAATGTACGCAACGATGTGGAAGATCCCAACGCCAATAAGTTGATTCCTAGTATTAGAATACTCAATGCCTTGCCCAAAGATAGAGTGGTAGAATTGCTGGCAAAAAATGGTTTGCCTTTGACAAAAACCACCAATCCCACGCAAATGGTGTCGGGCACTTACAAAGACAGTATCTACACCGCCACCGGCAGAGATGGCACAGTTTTTACAGTGGTCATTGCTGGCAAGGGTGGACCTGTAGGCGCCGAGGGTAAATGCCAAGTTGGCATACAAATGTTGCGCCCAGAAAAATTTGGGCTCAAAGGTATCGATCTCACCAAGCAACAGATGATAGCCTTGGTCAAAAAGAATCTTCCTGCTGTTATCCCGTCTGACATAAAACTACAGCAGGCATTGTCACAGTTGATAGATGTGGCAGCAGGTCAAAGACAATCTATTGATCCTGAACTCATGGATCATATTACACCCTGTTTGAATCTTATAAGTCAGGATTTTGGTGAAATATTGACTCCCATAGTGCTGGCTCAAAATGCCAATGATGTAATTTCCTTTTCGGCGGTATCTAACACTCCCTTGATCGATGTCACAGTCAAAGGCACCCCAGTGGCTGTAAAAAGTCTTGGCGGCAGCGGTAATAGTTTTGCCGCCATACGCGATCTGATCGATGATTATGAGCAAAGCATGCTCGCCAGCGATTCGGCTTGGAATGCTGACAAGTATTTTGCTATTCTAAAAGATTTTATCAGCAAAGAAGGCAAGACCAACGACAAACTGATAAGAGCAGCCCAAAAAGCCCAAGTTCCTGAAGCCACAAAACTGAATCAGATTTTAGGCACCGCTCCTACCAACTATGCAGAAATGGAATCTGCTGTGTCCAATCTAATTGATAAGTTGTCGCAGACTCCCCAAGGTCAAAAGGACCTGTATACCGCCTACATCGACACCATCATGCCTGCAGCGTTGGCAGCAGGCCGAACACGCGGAAAAAATGTCAAACCCGTAGGTATACCAAGATCCCGAGCCAAGTTTGACGCTAATTTTAAAAGAGCAGCCAGCAGACAGCTGACTTATATGTTGGGCATGGCATTCCGTAATGCAGTGGTAGAAGGCGAAGATGCCAAGGACATGGCTCAGACAATTACCAATGTCATGACAAAGAAAAACGCCAAGGCTGCCTGGATTACTATCAATAAAAACGGATCTATTCAAGTCAGTGAAACTCCTTTCAAAGATTTAAAATTTGGTTTTCAGTATCATGCTGGCACCGACACTCCTGATCAAAACGCTCCTGGATTCCACATCCAATTCTCTTGACCACATACCTGGTTTCTGCTAAAATAATAGTATGACTGTAAAAACAATCACAGGTGATTTCCTATTGGTGCATGATCAAATTGCCGCCGGCTCTGTGGATCTGCTGTTGACTGATCCACCGTACAACATCAGTGATGGTGGCGCCAAACCTGAGTGGATTGATCCTGAAACTGGTCAAAACAAAAATACCATACACAGCCAGCGTTTCAGTGAAAGTTTTGAGCAGGATTGGGACAGCGTGAGTCACGAAGAATTCTTACAGCAAATGGAATCCTGGGCCGGTGTATGGCACAGCAAACTACGAAAAGGTGGAGCCTTTGCTGTGTTCATTTCTGATCAGTATATTTCACATCTTTGGAAGATCATGGAAGCACAGGGATTTGAACCCAAGCGAGTATGGACTTGGAAAAAGCCCGCTGCAGTTCCTTTCAATCGCCGAGTGAATCCTGTGAGTGCCTGTGAGTATGTGCTGTTTGGTATCAAGCCCGGCGGCACCAGAATCTTCAATGCCGATGCCGAAGAACACAGTATCGTTGAGCGTTATGCTAGAGCCGACAAAGTTTCTAGCATAGTATACAAACTGATCAAAGATCATCCCACTTACGCCTTGTCCCAGATCATGGCCATGGCCGAAGAGCAGGCACAGACCATGTTAGACAGCCGCAAACGCAAAGATGACATAGTGGAGTGTGTGATACCCAATACCTTGACTTACAGTGGTGGACTAGGCCGAGACAAGATACATCCTACACAAAAGCCCACAGAAATATTGGAATACTTTGTGGCCTTGCTAAGTCGCCCCGGTGACACAGTGCTAGATACCTTTGCTGGATCGGGATCCACTGGTGTGGCCGCACACAATCAAGGACGCAGATCTATATTGATCGAGCGTGATACAAAGATGTACGCCGCAATGGCGCAAAGAATCGCTGGTTTACGCTAGGTTAGTAGGCACTAATCTGCGGTTGACCTATAATTCCCAGATATGCTAATATATGTGTATGGACAGTAAAAATCTACACTACTATTTTGCCTATGGCATGAACACCAATCCTGATGCCATGAGCGAACGGCTCAGCGCCGACGGTGTTGCTCGTAGTCTGGGCGCCGCACATCTGCAGGAATGGCGGTTCCGTTTTGCTGTCCACGCTGATGTTGTGCCCACTCACAATCAGTCGGTGGCCGGTGTGCTGTGGCAGATCACCGATGAACACCTGGCCAGATTGGATGTTCGCGAAGGCTATCCACACTACTACACCCGACAGGTCCTGCCCGTGGTGTGTCACGGCCAAACATATCACGCCGTGGTGTATCATATGACGCCTGGCCAATTGGATTTTCCGCCCGACGAAGGCTACTGGACTATGCTGGAAGAAGGCTATGATCATTTTGGCGTAAGCAAGGCACAGATGTATCGTGCTCTAAATGACAGCCATCAATACCTGTTGACCGAATATTCAGAATCCCGTATATTCAACACACTATGAAAATACCAGCCCTTGATAGTGTTATCCGTGTGACGCTACGCGACCGTATGGCCTCGTCCATGATCCCACCCAGGGCCAGTGTTCAGGTGTTCGAAGGCCGTGTGGTCAAGCCACACAAGTGGCTGACCGACAGAGAATTCTGTATTACCGGTGATGCTGACTTTCCCATACGAGTGATCAATGCCGCGGCTGTCACTGATTTGGAAATCGTCTCGGGGTCAGTGACCACAATTGACACAGATGTCAAGACCTGGACAGTTTCAGGTAGCAAAGGCAATGAGTACACCGTGAGCCGTTGGTCCGGTGGTTGGTCTTGTACCTGCCCAGGTTTCCAGTTTAGAAAATCCTGTAAGCATACCACAAATTCTTAACCCAAGGAGGCAATGATGATTCATCGCAAAGAATGGTTACACTATATGGTCTGGCGTGTTAAAAAATGGTGGCGCGAGCGCAGTGCTACTAGGTTTTCCCAAGGTTGACCAAAAAATCCCTTTTTGCTATAATATGTGTATTGTAAATGAAAAGGAGCAGATATGAATACCACAATTAGTCTTGAATCCATAGAAGAAATACATTTTGAAGCCACCCGGGCCGCCGAGCAGGCCGCGGCCCGGTTCTTCCAGGAAAAACTCGGCGGCCAGGATCAAATGGCCTGTGGCTTTGCCTGGGTCACGGTGTTTGAAAAGGCATCAACCAAACTGGGCCGACGTCTTAAAGAAGTGGGCTTCCGCCGGGCCTACGATGGCGGGCTCCAACTTTGGAATCCATCAAAGTTTGGGTGCCAGAATGTGGACACCCTGGAGGCTGGTGCTGAAGCCTATGCCGAAGTGCTGAAACGGTATGGCATTGAAGCTTATGCTGGATCGAGATTAGACTAAGGAGACACGATGACCATGGATGAACTCAAAGCAGACATTGTGAAGAGCACCACCGAAGTCTTACAACAACGATACAGTCTTTATCGAGGCCTCCGGAGTATGGGGGTCAAGGACACCATCGTGCGAGACTTGCTGGAATCGGAACTGGAACGCCGTCGGATCGACGGCACAAAGGAGATCATATGAGAACCATGAACGATGTGATTGAAGAACTGATCCATCTCTGCGAAGTGCGCGGCGAACTGGATCTGGAAGCCAACGCAAAGAATGAACGGCGGATCGCTGAACTCAATCAAGAGTATCTGCGACTGCAGGCCCTGGAGCAACCGCAATGAAATTTCTAGCGATCACTTTGTCAGTGAGCCTGCTTTCGGGCTGTATGAGTTTCCATTTGTTCTAGGGTTTTTATCATGAGCGAACTCCGACCCAATCCAGATGTCAAGATCACTGTGACCATCACTGATGCCGATCGCGAGGTCCTGGAACTTATCCGTGAGCGCAGTGGTCGCTTGGATCAGACCGGCATCCTGGAGCATATCATGAACGAATATTATCAACGTCTTGAATTGTATCAAGAATATCTACGTTTAAATTCCAAGGAGGAATCATAATGTATTGCGACGTTACAGTGACCAAAAACGAATTCAAAGCCATCCACAACACCCTTTGGGAATTGCAGTACCAAGGCCTTGATGGTGCGACAGGTGCTGAGCGTATCCGCGAGGCACTGAAATCGGCCTATGAGCAGGACAATGCGGACTTCGACAGAAAACATCGTGAATACCAACATTGGCAACAACACTATGGGCTCCGCTCCACTTGGAGCCTGTATCAGGTCAACCACATGACCACCTGCCATCCCTACAAAGATGCCACGCACGTGGTCTATGACGAACATTGGGGAGATAAAGAAGTGGTGGTTCCAATCGAGGGCAAGGACTGGAATGCTCTTTATCGTGCCTCGGACGCGGCCATACGTGAGTCAGGTGACGGTCATCACTGCTTTATAGAATCGTTCTCTCTCATTGAGGGCCGTCCCGGATACCTACAACTGCACACAGGGAGTTGATCATGTTACTACGCTGGATACATTGGGCAATCACAGGCATATCCCACGTGCTGACTTTCCTCCTGACTGCACTGGCTATAGCTATCGTGTTTTTGTTGGTGGCAGTCACGGTTACTGCCCTTAGATAAGTACGAACACAGGAGATAAGGTATGGCGGGCAAGGGCTCTAAACCTCGCCCCAGTTCAGTGGATCAAATGACATTTGATCAGAACTGGGACAGGATTTTTGGCAGGAAAGATACCACACAGTGGGATCACTACAGCGATCTACCTGCTGTGGGATCCTATGATATTCCTGTGCTGGAAAACGAAGAAATGTGGAGCCAGCGTGTGATAGACGAAAGTCGCAGAGACGGCGACATGGGCGCTTGATGGTCTGGGTGTTTGTGATGTTTTTGAATGGCTGGAGCATAGACGTGGATAGTTTTGCCACACGGTCTATGTGTGAAGATAAGGTGCGGCAGTACACGGCCGCTGCTAGGCAATCGGGCAGTCGATACCTAGTCTGGTGTGAAGCGAGGCCCCGTGCGTAGATGCAACTTTGGAATGATCTAACTCCGGTTGAAAAAACTCAGGTGCTGTGGTCTTTGGTCATGGTGCTGTGTGTCACCGTTTTGGTTCTGTATGCCATAGCAGCCAGCAGAGGTCATGACATTGATTATTTCAAAGAACGTTTGGGCCTGCAGGAACAACGACTCAATTACATGGACCAAAAGATAGACAAGATAGCACAGGGACAGCACGAACAAAAAGAACATCTCAACGAAATGCGCAGGATGAACGAAGCACAACAAAGGCACATAGAAGAACAGCAGAAGTGGCTGGATTATTGGAAATCTTTGCCCCAGTTGCCCAAACCCCCGGGCGGAGTTCCACGGAGATAACCTTGTATCAATATGTAGGCAAAACAGTAGACTTTGAAGATGGCAAAAGCATCAAGATCCATCAGATCAAACAACGAGAAGAATGCCCTTGGGTGATATTTGAGATCAATGAAGGCGGCAACATTCCCCGCAGGCTCATGACCACGCTGTATGAATTCCAACAGAAATTTGGGAAACTTTTTGAGGATCGATGAGAACTTATCAAGATCTGTCAGACGATGACATAGCTCAATGCATATCGGGCAACCTACTGACTGTGCCGCAGATAAGATCCATATTGGAAACTCCCGGGATCATGACCAACAATGTCATCAACGAAGAATTGTTCAGTATACATTTCAACCGTATCAGAGATAGTTTAAATCAGGAATCCACAAACATAGACTGGCCCTGCGGTTATTTTACTGCCAATGATCTCCAGGAACGACTCAATGATTGATGTAATTCCTGTTACCTCGGGCGTGCATCGTTTGATCATAGATTCTGATCATAAAGACATCATGTCGACAGTACCAGATGTGCCCGAAGATTTAGGTAATTCGTACTGCAAAATATTATTAGATAACCTGGGACTAGACTTTTATAATCTTACCATTTATGATTATCAAAGAGTTATAGAAAGAGACAAGATTTCTGGCAAATTCATGGACTGGCACACTGATCTAGACCCAAACATTGATGGCATCATCATGTACTATATCTGTGATCCCAAGATCAATGAATCCACCGGAATGCGGGTGGGCTATAGAGATTTGTTGACCCCCGACAGCACCAGATTCATGGATCTATCCACCGGTGATTGCTTTTTGGTGCGCCATGATCATGAAAGATATGAACACTGCATAGAACCAAGAAAAGCAGCAATCAACCGCAGGATTTGTGTCAGTATCATGTTCCGTGGTTATCATAGTTTAGGACTGGAGTCATAATGGCACCAGAATACAAAGTAGGTATTGATCTAGGAGGTACCAAAATTGAGTGCGCGATTATTGATCGTAATAATAGTATTCTATACCGGGAGCGTGGCCCTACACAAGCAAATCTGGGCCGGCAACAAGTTCTCACCAATATCAGGCAACAGTATCTTACAGCCATAACCACCACCGGCATAGGCCAACACACAGTGGGCCTCGGCACTCCTGGCAGCCTAAACTCCAAAACAGGCCTGCTGAGGAATTCCAGTATTGAACACATGAATGGTCATGACATTGAGCGCGATCTGGCCTGTTGGTTGCATCAACCTGTCACAGTGGCCAATGATGCTCAGTGTTTTGCCTTGGCCGAAGCTAGACTGGGTGCAGGCCGTGGCTACGATCGCGTGTTTGGTGTGATACTGGGCACTGGAGTTGGCGGCGCATTGGTGGAATATGGCCGAATCACTCGTGGCCGCAATGGCATATTGGGCGAGTGGGGGCATACCACGCTGAATGACCAGCACAACTGCCGTTGTGGTCGCCGAGGTTGTGTGGAAAGCAATCTAGGTGGCGGCGCCATTCAAGAGTCATATCTATCTCGACCCAACGAGATAGCACCACCTGCCGATGTGATCCTGGCACAAAATCCTATGAGACTGTACCAATGGTACCGAGACTATGGACTGGCCATGGCCAATTTGATACAGGTTCTGGATCCCGATTGTATAGTGTTGGGCGGAGGACTCAGCAACCTGCCTGATATCATGACCACCGGTGACACCATGATCCGTGAACACCTTTTTTCCGACTCATTTGATACTGTGATCGTGCGGGCCGAATTGGGCGACAGTGCAGGCAGCGTTGGTGCCGCATTACTGAGCAAGCAGTAAATGGTAAATGTCACCCAAAATATCTTGCCAAAAACTGTTGCATACAACTCTAAAACTGCTATACTAACTACACGCTGCCAACAACAGCGAACTAACTTAAGAGGACTTTATGAAATACTTCAACCCTGAAACAAAAACTTTTAAACTGTTCAACGCTCTTTACAATGGTCAGAAAGTGACCGCAAGCCAGGCTGAAAAGCGTTTTGGTATCAAGAACATTGGTGCCGAAGTTAGCCGCATCCGCCACAATGGCTATGCAGTCTATGCAAACCAGCGTCGCGCAGGCAACGGTGTAAATGTTACCGAGTATGAAATGGGCAAACCCAGCCGCGAAATCGTGGCACTTGGTTACAAAGCCAAAGCCATGGGCCTGACCCTGTAATAGCAGGAACCAGTCGACTGGTAAGTCACAACAGGTGCTTCGGCACCTGTTTCCTTTTGACCGCCCGCTGACCCATGCTAAGTACAAATATGAAAAAGATTCACTTTTTCAAATTTGACACCACTCGCTACGATCTTTTCTTACCTGGCAGTTATTTTAGTTTCAAAAGATACTATGAACTCAATGGCCGGCACCCTGACCAATGGCAATGGATTGCTCCAAAGATAGACTACACTGGTTGGAGCATAGAGGATATAGTAGAGGACACAGTACAGCATCAAGCCGATGTCTATGCCTTTTCCAGCTATATGTGGAGTTGGAATGTAATCAAAATTGTCTCTCAGAAAGTGAAAAAACTACAGCCCAATGCTTTATTGGTCTTGGGCGGTCCACATCAAAATACCACGCATACATCTCCACTGCTATGGTTTAAAAAATATCCTTGGTTTGACGCCACCTGTACACCTACCGAATACGGGGAATGGTTTTTAACCGATACCTTAGATTCTATCATTGACAACAATCTTGATTGGTCTAATGTCCGGAATAGTTATCATCCGGGCGGCCGCGGTCCACAACCCAACAAAAGAGATTTTGTTTTCCCCAGTGGTGTGTATTCTACCAACTTAGATGAATCAATGAAATACGCTGAATACAGCCAACAAAGCGGAAGACCGGTAACAGTGCTGTATGAAACCAACAGAGGATGTCCATATGGTTGTGTTTATTGCGAATGGGGCGGTGGTATCAATACCAAGGTAGTACCAAACAGCATGGAAAATATTGCTGACGATCTCAGTTACTTTCCTGTGATAGGAGTCAAAAGTGTGTACATCACAGATGCCAATTTTGGTATACTTCCTAGAGACGCCAAGATCGCTGAAATGTTTGCTGCCTTGAAAGATCAACTGAATGATGTGTACATAGGAGGCCTGGCTAAAGTACAGATTGACAAAAGACGTGCTGTGTTAACACCGCTGATAGAATCCGGACTGGTTAGAAACTATCAAATGAGCATACAGACAGTCAGCCCAATTGCTCTTAAAAACATAGATCGCACTGATATCAGTTTGGAAGATAACATAGCAATGGCCAGATCCTATATAGATGATTATGACATTGGAGTCAATGTAGAATTGATACTGGGCCTGCCCGGCAGCACATTGGACGACTTTTATGAAGAATGCAACATAGTGCATCGTGTGTTTAACAAATACAGTGGGGTGACTCGCGCACCGTTTTTCGTCATGCCAGATACACCAGCAGCCAATCCCGACTATATCAAGCAACATCAACTGCAATTGGTACCTTTGGGCATGGAAGGTGAAGGCGGCGAGCAGGTACAGCTATTGGATCAAGATTACATCGCGATTTACGACAACACCACAGTGTCAGATCAAGTGGTTTTTATTCCGGTCAGCAGTTCGAGCTATACAGTCGATGATTGGAAACAGATGATGTTTATGACCGATTTTGATATGATCATCAGTAATCAACATTTATTGACTCCAATGATTGAATATCTTCGGTTGCACCAAAACTTCTCTGCTGGGCAAACTCTCAGGAGATTATATGAAGTAGCTGTTGCTGTGCCAGGATTCTATCAACCGTTTGATCGATATCTCGATCTTATGGCTTCGGGCCAGTATGCAGACAAAGATTGGCGCAAGGTTGAATTGGATGGCGTAGAAGAACCTATATTCAATGTGTTGTTGAAACTTTGGTCAAGACACAGATCTGAAATTTTCCAAAAGATCAGGCAAATGTTCGCAGATTTTATGCCCATTGATGCATTTGCGGATCTAGTTGATTATTTAGAAATGTCTACATTTAGAGAAACGCAGGCAGTAAAGTTTTCGGTAAAATATGCTTGGGACGCTTGGGAAGAATCACGCCAGCACTCAGTACTGCCCGAATTTCAAATACGCAGATTTCACACTTTGGCCAAACCAATTGATTGGACCACCGTTGATGTAAAATTTATCAGGACTTGTCACACAATCAAAGAAGATGGTACCCAGATTGAAGTTGTAAATTCCGCACACTGATTTACCAATTGGTCTTGATCTTATTTTCGTAGTGTGCTAAAATCATTTTATGCTTAAAAAAATCTTCCAGTATTTTGGACGCCATCGTGTTATCCTGGATCGAGAAAATCAAGAGCCGTATCTTGAACGATACTATCTGTTTTTGAAAGATCGTGGCAGATTTCCGTTCAACATCTTTGTACACAAGTTCCTGAAAGGTGATCCCTGGGATCCGCACGATCATCCTTGGCCTTACTTTACCTTGATCCTTAAAGGTGGATACTGGGAATGGATACCAACACTGGATACCCTTGGCCATGTCTACTGTGAGCACCCGGTATGGCGTGGACCGGGTCATTTCCGTATTTGCGGTGCTGGCTCTTATCATCGCATAGAGTTGAAACCTGGCGTGACACCTTGGACCTTGTTCATACCCGGACCACATCAACGGGAATGGGGATTCTTACGCAATGGAAACCAATGGGTACCACACTTTCAATATCAAGCACCCAAACAGAAAGTCAACCATGTTGAATTATCTAAGACGCAGGCTGTATAACTGGCTGCAAACAGAACAACACAAACAATGCACCCTTGAACTCAAACCTCTGCGAATCGAGGATTTCGTGCAAGATAGAATGTTGAATTCTAGGCCACTGAGTTTTAATCTTTATCGAGCCAATGGTGGTTGGATCGTGGAGACCAAAAAACAAGTTGACCCAAACTCCATACATGGTCTTAGCACCTCCAATGAAGAATCCAGACCCAGACTGCACATCGTACACGATGATCAGGATCTAGGCACTGCCATCGGCAAGATCATTTTTATGGAAAACTTACAAAAGTAAATATCGCTATGGACACTATCTTGTACTTGATTCTGGGTTTTGTGGTTGGTGCCGTGGCGTATCGCATCTTGCTACTGATACTGGAACGCTATTTGGTATGGCGCAATCGTAAATTGATTGCACTGTTACAGTTGGCGGACATCATGGTCATAGCACAGGTAGAGCAAGTGGATGATATGTTTTTCGTCTACAGCGAAAAAACCCAAGAGTTTCTAGCACAAGGACGTACCTGGGAAGAAATACGCACACATTTCAAAAGTCGTTTTCCTGGCAAGGTTTGTGCCATAGATCGGGAAATGGCTGACATCATTCCTAGGCTGACTCCAGCATCAGAATAATACGGGCCGGAGTGCCGCAGATACTAAGTATCTGACCCATGCAACTTGAACTAGACTTCAATCGTATTGATGAGCGTTCGGCTGATAGTTTTAACTATGCCCAACACACTTCCAAACCTTTTGGTGAACTGGACCCTGTGATACAGTGGTGCAGACAAAACCTCACACAAGATTGGCGCTGGCAAATGATATCCTTGCCTAACGATCACGATCCCGGTGAATACCTTTTTTATTTTGATGGCGAGGAAGATTACTTCATGTTTACCATGAGGTGGCGATGACCGACTCCTACCAGATCTACAATCAAGACTGTGTGGAGGGTATGCAACAGCACGTCTTGGACAATTCCGTAGACATGATTTTCACTGATCCACCCTATGGCATTGCAGGAGATCAATTGGACACGCACTACAATCGCGATGAATCCAAGGTTATTGGTGGCTATGTAGACGTACCTAGAGATCAGTATGGCACTTGGTGCAGTACCTGGATTCGGGAATGTGAGCGTGTGTTGCGTCCCGGCGGCTCAATCTACATCGTGAGTGGCTACTCAAATCTGCATCATATCTTGAATGCTTTGCATGAAACTGACTTAGAAGAAATCAATCACATCATTGCCCAGTATACCTTTGGTGTATACACCAAACGGAAATGGGTCAGCAGTCACTACCATGTGCTGTTCTGGGCCAAACCCCAAACTAGAAAACAACCACGAACCTTCAACACCCACTGCAGATTTGACGATACCACCGAATCCTACAATGACCGGCTGAGTGTTCAGAGCCTGCCCAGAGAATACAAGCACGGTGAGATACGCAACAACAATCAACTGGCCGAATCATTTATCCGAAAATTCATAGACTACAGCACCAATGCCGGCGACTTGGTTTTGGATCCCTTTGGCGGATCGTTCTCCACAGGCCGCGCTGTGCTAGCCATGGATCGCAGATTCATTGGCTTTGAACTCAACCCCCGGGCTTATCAGCATTTTGGTCAAACCCTAGGTTAGTGCCCACTAACCTAGCGGTTTTAGAGCGGTTGACCAAAAATTCCCGTTTTGCTATAATATGGGTATAGTAAACAAACAGGAGCCACAGTGGCATATACCGTTTTCAAGCACTCCAAAGAGTTTGGTCCGCGTCAGGGTCTAGAAGGTCCTTTCCACTATCCCAACGGTCGTGTGCTGTACTATGATGCCCGTGCCGGTGAGTACTATGATCCCTTGACAGACTTTTATGTGCCCGCTGAGGAAGTAGCCGATCTGCAGGCCACCATACTCAAAGTCTTGGCAGGTTGACCAAAAATTTCCGATTTGCTATACTAAGCATATCGTAACCAATCAGGAGATAGCAGTGCCTACCATTAACGAAATCAATATTGAGATCATGCAGGGTAACTTTACCAATGATCAACTCAATGCCATTGGCCAGGCCATCAAGTTTCGCCGGCGCCAGATTGGCCGAGATTTGAAAGTGTCAATCCGCGTGGGTGATACTGTGAAGTTCTATCATCCCAAACTGGGCCAGGATCTGCAGGGTCCGGTAACCCGTGTCAAGATCAAGAACATCTTGGTCAACACTGCTCGTGGTATGTACAATGTGCCAGCCAATCTCCTGGAGCGGGTATAATGGGACAGGTGCTGGCGATGTTTCCCGAAGTGGCTGCCGATAGACTGGACAGTCGTGGCTATGACATTCCTGCCAAGACTGTTACAGCATTGGAACGCTATGTGTTTGAAAGCCGCAGTCCGGGTTCGTTTCTGACCGCGGTACTCAGCAACGATCTGCAGATGGCTGTGATCTATGCCGATGATGACAACTTGGCTCTACTCAAGCCCATCTGTCAGTTCGTTTTCAACAGGTTGCCCAGTGTATGCTGGGGATCTGAAACAGCGGTAGAACTGCATCTCAAACAAGGTTTACAGGTTTAACTTTAACTCTGGAGGCATTATGAAAGTCTTTATCGCATTCGTGGCTGGCATCATCATTGGTGGGGCAGGCGTGACATTTTCAGATATGGCGGCACTGGCCGACCGCGGTGTAGATTCAGCCAAGGCAGTGGTCAAAGACTCGGTGAAACAATAATGGACGGCATCGAGACTTGGCTTACCTTGGAAGATATGCAACGGATCTGGAGTGTGGTCATGCAAAATGCTCCCGAAGTGCTGGCATCCGAAGATGAACTCACAGAGTTTCATCGAGTGGTGGAACTGGCGGCGCAGATCAAATATGGTGTGCAACCAGCACCGGAGGCACTGCAATGATCTACAGTTGGCTGATTATCATAGCATTGAGCTTTACAGCTTACTGGTACGTTGGTGTTATCGCAGCTTTATGGCTGATAGCCCTGGGGTACTAGGCGGTTGACCAGAAAATGGTAATCTGCTATAATATGGGTATAGTGAACAACAAGGAGCCAACCATGAAACCACGCACAGCACAGCCCAAGGTAGAAATCACCATTGAGCAGGCCTTTGCCCTGTCGGCTCGTGTGCATCGTGAACTGGGCGGTTACTTCAAAGATGGTGATGTGACCCCGGGAACCATAAGCAACAAGGTCCGGCTGTTGCAGTATATCATTGACGGTGACAAGGCCACCGAAGCCGATCTTGCTCGCGGTAAAGAACTGCTGGCTCACTGCCGTGGCCTGATCATGAAAAAATTGGCCAACGACATCAATCAGTATGACAGCGTGATTCTAGAAGTGGCCAATCGTGACACCATCACAGATGCGGATCGCTATCACCTGGCTCTGCTGGCGTCAGTGCCACAGACTGTGGCTCGTGTGGAACAGCACCGTCAACAGGAAGAAAAGATCGCTGATCGTGCCCAGTCGTATCTGGGCGCAGTGGGTGCCAAAGTCACTGTCAACATTGAAGTGGTGCGAAGCAACTTCAGCGTGAACTATGGTGTGTTCTTTACCACGGCCAAGACCGATGATGGTTGTGTGGCGTTTTTTGCCTACAAAGAACAACTCAAGCCAGGACGCTATAGCATCCGTGGCACTGTGAAAGCACATCGCGATGACTATCAGACTCAACTGAACCGTGTAAAGGTCCTGTCATGAGCAAGCAAGTAGCCGTGATGTGGGACTGTTATGGCCTTGAGTCTGCGGTTCGTATCGACGACTTTGACCAACAGCGTGTGTTGGCCATATTGAAAGGTGAAAATCCCAACAAAGTACCCTTGCCTTTGAATCTCACCGTGTGGCAACTCCGCGCACAGGTCAATAGTCACAGGCACTATGAGATCTATGTGATTGAAACCACAGATGATGTTTCGGTACAAGACATAGTGGATGCTTTCGAACGTGCGCCGCAGGCCATGGCCGACCGTGTGCGTGAAATTGGTCATAAGATTTATGGTCATCGAGTGGCCCGGGACGAAAAGGTGCTGATCCGATGATAAAGGAATTTGGTTTGGTCAAAACTGAGATTTTGGCCAAATCCAATGTTGACAGGAAAATCCATTCCTGTTATAGTAGTGGTACAGTGACACTGTCGCTGATTTTTTCAACTTTGATAAGTGAGGCATAGTATGGACAAGAAGTTTACAGCAGTTGGTATTACAACCAAAAATGGTATCACCAAAGTGCGTTTTGCCACCGACTCTGTGGCGCGCCAAAAGTCGTACATTGGCCTGGGTCATAGCATCGCTCTGTTTGAGGACCTTGAGCGCCCAATGTCTAAACTGGAAATCCTGCAGATGCTGGATGGCCGTAAGTTAGAAGGCGACGCTGGTTTTGCAGTCAGCAACAAGCTGGCAGAAATGACACGCTCTGTTAAAAAGGGCGAAGTCAAGGTCAAGGCTACCAAGCCTGCGGCTCGTCCCACAGCCAAGGCCACTGCCAAGTCTGGTGTAGCAGTAGAAGCCTAAACTGCAGGTGCTTGAAGCAAAAAGGATCCGCAAGGATCCTTTTTTGTTGGCTAAATAAAAGTGTGCCACATCTCAAGGATTACGACCTTACCGAAGAGCAACTCACAAGATTTGCGGCTGTGCTTGGTACCCTGGTCGAACTAGAAGTTGAAACCATACATATGGGCAGTTTACTGAGATTGATTGGAGTGCCAGAATCCCTGGCACAAGAGTTTGATCAAGAAACTGTGGCCATCGATTCCGAAACACTGGATCAACTAGAACAACAACCTTATCTACATTAAATGACAGAACCCATGTATCTCGTGATAGCACGAGGTACTGATGCCGCCCAAAAACTCAAAAATTGGGCCAACAGTAACCGAGTCAAACACACCATCCAAGGCAACCGTCTGGGGCTCTTGGATGACCACAGTCTTGCCAAGTTCCAGATGACTTGGCCACACAGTTGGGAAACTGTCACAGTGTGGGACAGTTGGAACAAAAGACACATTAATAACGCCTAAAAACGTTGACATCTCTAGCAAGTTCGCATAAATTATTATTATCGTAACCGGAGAAACACACCATGCAAATCGCCATGGCCGCAGAGGCCCTTAACACCAAATTACTTCAGGTCTTGAAACAACTCACACAAGGTCTGGCAGTGACCATGCTCATGGCTGCGGGCATCGCGGCAGTGCCAGGATTGGCACAGGCCATATTCACAGGCATCTTGGGCTACATCGTGATATTCATGCCCTTGATCCTGAGTTTGTTTTTGATGTTCCGTATGGAACAACTGACCACAGCACAACTGAAATACAGTTTCTGGGCGTTTGCTGTGAGTTTTGGTATAAGTTTGAGTTTGATTTTTTCAGTGTTTACCGCTGCCAGTATCGTGCAGAGTCTGTTGATCACCACTGTGAGTTTTGGTGCCTTGGCAGGTTGGGGATATTTTACTCGACGTGATCTCACCAGCATGGGTGGCTTCTTGTTTGCAGGTGTGATAGCCTTGATCTTGATTGGCCTGTTCAACATTTGGTTTGGCAGTTCACTGCTACAGACCATTATCAATGTTTTGGCAGTGGGCATATTCCTGGGCTTGACTGCCTACGATATGCAACAGATCCGCAATCAACTTTGGGCCAGCGACAGCGACCTAGAAGATCGTATCATCGTTATCGGAGCCTTGAGCTTGTTTATCAACTACATCAATATCTTTGTGAATCTCGTACAACTGTTGGGCAATCGCGAATGACAGATCAACCCCGGAGAAAGTTCACCACTGGTCTGGCCAGAGATGTCACGGACAGTGCCAATTTGCTGGCAGAAATGCCCGAGCAGATAAAGAGTTGGATGAAATTGAAGCAAGGCCAGTTCCAGCACCGCGTGGAAAAAAATGGCGCCATAGTGATACACCCCAATCAGCCCGACACCGACTCCCAGGACTAACAGTGGAAGATAAAAACCCTTACCACGGATACACTGAATTCGAAATAGACGATCTTGCCAATTTATCAGTCTCGGACATTGGTGCGCTAAGCTCTACGCCAATGCCCAGCATATCCTTGGGACACGGATTTAGTCACTCGGGTATCGGCTACACTGGTCCTGGCTATTCCTATAATCCAGGTCAGTGGACCATATCCAATGACTATACCTCGAGAACACACGACATCCAACTGGAGGATGGCGCGGACATCAAGCTTGGTGATGTGAGTCTAAAACAAACACTGAAAGAAATCGCAGATAGATTGGCCATCTTGGTACCCGATGTGAAACTGGAACGTGAGTATGAAGAACTGCGCCAGGCCCGCGAGCACTACGAGCACGTGAAGCAAAAATTAACCGTGCTGGAAAAGTTAAAAAATACCCCCGTTGAACTGCCCAAATAACCCTGCCCCCATCAGGGTCTTAGACTTGACCAAAAAATCCCGTTGTGCTATACTAATAAAATCGCAAATCAAAGGAGGCGGAAACTGCCGTGATAGAATGGATAGTGGTAATGGTTTGGTGGACTGCGCCTGATGCGCCCACGCAACGGCAAGTGCTCTATGGTCCGGGTACAACTTACCAGATGCGCCATCAGGCCGACTGCGAAAACACTGCCCAGATCCGTCAGCAGTTTATGCTGAGCAGTGATTGGCCATACAAGTCTTCCACTAAATTTGTGTGCGAATCAAATTGGAAAGCCAAATAACATCTGGACTTCAAAAATGATCAAATTAAGATTAGCCCTGGCCCGCTGGATTTTAGGCAGGCATTGTGCCTGCTACAACATGGGCTATCACCCACTGTGTGATTTCACCAAGCGACACAAAGGAGACCGCTGATGACCATGCACTTGGAAGGACCCTGGTTGACCACCACGGGCAAGTGGCGTACCAAACGACGCAAGTATGCCTCGGCGGCGGCCGCACAGCAAGAACGCGAACTGCAGGCCGAGTGGCAACAGCGCCGCGCCGAGTGGGCCAAACTGGCTCCCCAGTTCGCTACCAGCAAATTACCGGCAACCCCCGCCCGATCAGTGTCACCGCAATATCCACCTGGACGTGAACCGCAGGCCATACCCAGCAAGGCCGATACCGTGGGAGTGGCCGCTAGGCCTGCTGACAAGGTATATACTGGCACCAAGATCAAAGGCATTGGTACCTTGCACAAATCCAATGCTGTGCCTATATTCACCGACGATGAAGCCATTGACATAGCACACATGAGACGATAATGAAATTGTATGTTACCAGCGATCTCCATCTAGAATTTGGTGATCTGGATCTTGAAAATCGTCACGATGTAGATGTGCTGATCCTGTCGGGCGATATCCTGGTGGCTAGAGATATAGAAACCATGAATCCACGCGGTGTGTTGAGCCAGGCATTCCTGCACAGGTGCCACAACCTGTTCCCCCAGGTGGTCATGATCCTGGGCAATCACGAACACTATCACGGTGACTTCTGCAAAAGCACAGACATCATCCGTGCCGCAGTGGCAGACTATGACAACTTCCATGTGTTGGACAAGCAGTCAGTTGAGATCGATGACTATGTGTTTATTGGTGGTACCTTATGGACTGATTTCAACGGCAACGATCCCTTGACCTTGACTGCTGCTGGCAGCATGATGCACGATTTCAAAGGTGTGAAACATTCTGCCAATGGAGCAGCAGGTGGCTCCTGGAGATTCCTGCCCCAGGATGCACTGGCTGATCATGAAGCCATGTTGAAATATATTAAAGAAACCATTGACGATCGCAGAGCCCGGGGAGAGCATTCAGATCGTGTGATCGTGGTAGGGCACCACTCGCCCAGCAGACAAAGCACACACGCTCGTTATCAAAACGAAGTGCTCATGAACGGCTGTTACAGTTCTCACCTGGACGGATTCATTTTAGACCGTCCAGAAATCTGCCTGTGGACCCACGGGCACACCCACGAGGATTTTGACTATGAAATTGGGCGTACCAGGATCGTGTGTAACCCACGTGGCTATGTGGGCTACGAAGCCCGTGCTGATCAGTGGCAACCAAAGTTAATTGAAGTCTAGCAAAACCGTAAATAAGTAACACACACTAGGAGAGCAATCATGAATGACGTGTTCTTGTTAGTAGCAGTAGCCACAGCAGTGGGAATGCCAGCCATATACGTAGTGGTGAGAAGTATCATGGAGATCTTAGATAAAACCAATGAAAATCATTAATTTTTATGAGTAAAGAAGACTCGCTTACACTAGAAGGGCAAGTCACCGAAGTATTACGCAATGCCATGTTCCGTGTGCGCCTGGACCAGGGCGCGGAAATCACAGCACATATTTCAGGAAAAATGCGCCAGTACAACATCAAGGTGCTGGCAGGCGATCGCGTGGAAGTGGAATTTTCACCCTACGATTTAACCAAGGGCAGAGTCACACGCAGACTTTAAATAAATAGAGTCATGCGTGAAATAATCACCTTACTAGAAGAAAAAAGCCGACCACAGGACATAGGTATTGTAGAACTGTCCTACACAGATTCGGATTTGAATCCCGTTATGAGTGCCCGGACCATGGAATATCACTATGGCAAATTGGCCCACGGCTATGCTGATCGATTCAATAAAGATGAAGGCGATAGGGAATTCAACTACGCTGGTGCTTTTTTACACAATTTATTTTTCCCACAGTTTAGAAAATCGCGCAACAACAATCGCCCCAACGGTCCCATTGGCAGCATGATCAACGCTAAATTTGGATCCTGGGAGGAGTTCAAACAACAATTCCAAAAACAGGCCATGACTGTGCAGGGATCGGGCTGGGTTTATCTGGCCAGATCTGGGGATATAAAAATCATACCCAATCACCAGGTGCGCGATGATATTTTAATCTTGGTGGACTGGTGGGAACACGCCTGGGCCTTGGATTATCAAAGCGATAAAAAACAATATCTCGCAAATATATGGAAAATATTTGACTGGAATGTGATCAATGCCCGCTGGGGACAGGCCTACCAAAATGATTAATATCACGGAATCTGCCCGAAACAAAATCACACAATTGCTGGCTGAAGAAAATGATGACAAACTGCGGGTACGTGCTTTTGTGCAAGGTGGCGGCTGCTCTGGCTTCCAGTATGGATTTACCTTTGACGCAGACACAGCCGAGGACGACTACAACATAGATGGTGTGTTGGTAGACTCAATGAGTATGCAATATCTACAGGGCGCCACCATTGACTATGCAGAATCTGTGTTGGGTGCAGAATTCAAAATCATCAATCCCAACGCCACTACCACCTGTGGCTGCGGCAGTTCCTTTAGCGTGTAAAATCCAAAACCGCTAAATACTCTAAAGGATTCTTTAGAGTATGCCATTCCAACTGATCAATGTAGGAACACGAGCCAATGCCAGCGACGGTGATCCATTACGCACCGCACTGCAAAAAGTCAACGACAATTTCCGTAAACTGGCCAATGTAGGCCCCATCAACGGCACAGCGCTGGTCATAACCAGTAGAACAGCCAACACAGATTCAAATCTGGCCATGACCTGGAGTGCCAGCAACAACACCAGTCTTATCAGCAGCACCAGCAGAACCAATGGCAACATACAGATAGCTCCCAGGGGCACGGGCCGCGTGATATTGCCCAGCAATGCCTATGTGAGCATACAAGGCGGATTAAATGGCCAGTTTTTAGCCACACGTGGCAACGGACAACTGTACTGGACCTATGCCAGTGCCGCGGTGCAGGCCGCGGGCGGCAACTATCAGATACAATACAATATCAATACCGCGCTGTCAGCCAATGCCAGCCTGACCTACAATCCCGGCACTGGTCTTATGACTGTGCCGGCAGTGACTGCCACCACTGTTACCGCTGCCAATTATCTATATCCCAATGGCACCAGCATTGTCAGCAGTTACAATAATCAAAATGTGGCCAATTATCTGCCTACATATTCTGGCACATTGAATCCCACCAGCATACAAAACGTCAATAATCTCACAGTCAATACCATCAAAGGCGTGAATCTTATAACAGGAGCCAGTGCGCAATTTAACTATATCCTGGCCAACACAGCATTGACTGCCACCAGTATCGTCACACAAGGCATCAGAGCCGCGGCATATTATGATCAAAATGGTAATCTGATCAATTTTGGCGGCAATGGCAATGTCACTGCCAACATAGGTGTTACACAAATCACTTCGGGCAACAGCCAGATCGTGGTCACGCCCAGCACCGGGCAAGGCATGGTCACGCTGACCAGCAACTACGGTGATGCCAACGTAGATGCAAGATTTGGCGTGGTATTGCCCAACAATACCAGCAATGTGCAGGCGCTGTATTTCCTGGGCAACGGAGCATTGCTCACTGGTGTGACCATCAACTACAGCAATGCCAACGTAGCCAATTATCTCACTGGCTTGACCAGCAATGTCACCACCACGGCCAATATCGCCGGCAGTTATTTGCTGGGCAACGGAGCATTTTTAACTGGCCTAAACAACAACTACGGCAATGCCAATGTGGCTGCTTATTTGCTGGTCTACACCGGTAATGTTGCAGCCGGCAATGTCACAGTGTCGGGCAATGTGTCAGCTGGATATGTGCTGGGCAATGGCAGCCAACTCACAGGCCTGCCCACGCAGTATGCCAATGCCAATGTGGCTGCTTATTTGCCCACTTACACAGGCAATATCGCTGCTGGCAATGTGATCGCCAGCGGCACAGTATTCAGCTATCGCAGCAACGTCACTGACACTTTGACTGTGACCGGTACTGTGCGCACCACCAGCATACACACTGACAATTATTACTATGCCAACGGCACACCCTTTACCGGCGGTGGCAGCAACATCACCATACAAGGTGGCAATGTCAATCAGATCTTGGCCGGAACCGGAGTGACCATATCGCCGCCCACGGGCCTGGGCACAGTTACCGTCAATGCCACTTACAGCAATATTGATGTACAGGGCTATGTGCCAACCATACTAAACAGTTTGGTAGTACCTGTGTCTACCAGCAACTTGATTTCGGCCACTGGTGGACTGAGAACAGCCGGCAACGTGGGCGCTGCACAGGCCAATGTCACTGGCACAGTTTCGGCTGCTTATTTCATTGGCGATGGTTCAAATCTAACCAACATCAACTACAGCAACGCCAACGTGGCTGCTTATCTGCCCACCTACACAGGCAACATCACTGCCGGCAATGTCACCATCACAGGCGCTGTGAGAACAGGATCAGGACTGCGTTACAGTACCGCGCAGGGCACAGCCAACACACTGCAGATCACCGACGGCAGCAATCTTGCCGCGGCCACTGGCCTGACCTACACCAGCGGGCAACTCACTGCCACAGGCAATGTCACAGCAGCCAGATTTGTATCTGACGTGTTTGTATATGCCAATGGTCAGAGCATATTGGCCAACATCAGCGGAGGCGGTGGCAGCGGAGCATCTGGATCCAATACACAGATCCAGTACAACAATTCAGGAATATTGGGTTCGTCTAACAACTTCACTTACAATCGCAGCAGCAACACACTGTCTGTGCCCACGATTTCTGCCACCACTGTCACAGCGTCAGGTGGCATCAATGGCACCTTGGTAGGCGCACACTACGGCGCTGTGTATGCCAGCACCATCACTGCCAATGCCAATATCACAGGCGTGGCAGCATCGTTCACGGGCACAGTTACCGCCAACAATTTCATCAGCACAGGTGCGGCACCCGGCGGCGGCAATTTAAATATCACTGCTGTAGGCAATTTAAATCTCAGATCTTTAAATCAAATCACAGCCAACGCTCCGGTAAAATTAGCATCTTATACCACTGGCGCACTGCCAACTGCTGCTGCCGGCGCGATAATTTACATCAGCTCTACCAATCGTCCAGCGTATTACAATGGCAGCAGCTGGAGATATTTTGATGGCACGGCGGTATAATGCGTTATTATGTCACGGCCCGCAGTCCAGAGGACAAGCAAGAATTATTAATGACACTGCCCAGTATCATTGACACAGAGCCTGGCAGTCTTACCAATATATTGGTGTCCACGGCCGATGTAGATCAGCTGCTGAAAGATCCCAGAGTAGCAGATGTACAGCCACACCCCAGTGATTGGCCGGGACTGATTATAGAAATACCGCCTTTTCACCAATGACCACTAATTCACAACCAGGATTATTCAGTCGTCCTGATCCTCAATCTGTTGAACAAACTGATAATTTTGATCGGCAAAATCAGAATGTCACTGCCACTGACATCAATTGGGGACTGCTTCGCCACATACTTAAAGATAATCCCTGGCCTTGGCCACAACAGCCCAACTCGGGATTTGTCATACCCGGTGAATACAGCTATCAATTGGATGGCACAGGCGTGGATTTTTTAATCGCCGACACTGGTGTAGACGCTTATCATCCAGAATTTATAAAAAACAGCGACAGCAGCCTGGTCACTTACGATGGCGCTGCCTTTGCTGAATCCGCTGTGTCTACTCTCAACAGTTTCCGCGGCATCATTAGATACAATAATAACACAGTGACAGTGGGTGATCATGGAGAAATAAGATTTAATAATCTCATGATACAAAATGCCAAAGATTATATGCTGTCTGACGTCACTGTGTTTCAAAATCGCCTGTATGCAGTGGGTGGATTTTACAGCAGTGACACTTCGCAAGCACCTGTGCCCCGCGGTCCCGGCGTAAAAGTTTTAACCAGCACCACTGGCCAGGTCTGGAGTGATGTCACGCCTTATGGTACAGATAACAATTATGCTGTTAAACAATTGCGCGGTGCAGCGGCCAGCAGCACCGCTTTGGTAGCAGTGGGCACACCAGGATATAGTTTTCGCAGATTTAATTATAATAATATCATTGCGCCCACAGCACTGATCCTGAGATTCAATGGTTCCACCTGGCAGCAGATCACCACTGCATTTGATATTCCTTTGAATTATAATCTAAATCGTGTGCGTTATATTAACAGTAGATTTTTTGCTGTTGGCGATAATGGTACTATCATAGTCAGCACCAATGATGGTACTTCCTGGACCAGACAAACTTCTGGTGTGACCTGTGGCTTGCATGACATAACCGTCATTGGTTCGACCCTGATAGCAGTAGGTCGCGGTGGTTGTATCTTGACCAGCACCAACAATGGCAGTACCTGGACTGTGAGAACCAGCGCCACAGTGGCTGATCTATTTTGTGTGACCACGGTAGGCAGTCAATGTCTGGCCCTGGGGCAAAATGGCGCAGCGGTAGTCAGTTCAGACGCTGTCAACTGGTCCACTGCCAATACCGGCGTGGCCAATACATTTTATGCCGCGCAGGGCAGTTATATGGCCACAGGAGCGGCCACTCGTGTACAGGCCATGGATTGGGCATCCTTGGGCGTATCCGGTGTTCCCACTAGCGTCAGCATTGGGGGATATCTCGGCGATGCCATGAATCCTGATCCGGCATCGGGCAGCGGCGGACACGGCAGTCATTGTGCCAGTATAGCTGCTGGCAAAAGCCAGGGCTGGGCCAAGTCTGCTGACATATATTCCATTAGACTTTGGTCTGGTATAGATATCACCACGGGCTCAACACTGGGTGCTATACCTTTTGAAAAATTTGCACAGTTGATACGCTTGTTCCATACTACCAAAGCCAATGGTCGTGCCACGGTATGTAACCTTAGTTTCAATTACTATCATGCTCAATCCTCCAGCACACGAGTCACAAGATTAAATTACCGTGGCATAAACAGTGCAGCAGTCAATACAGGAACTGGTGCGGTAAGAGTCCCCCAATATGGATTGGTCAACACCACTTATCCTTCGCGAAACTCCGCTGTTGACAGTGATGTCATGGATGCCACCAACGCCGGCGCTGTGATTGTGTCATCGGCAGGCAATTACAGCTATAAAACAGATGTGACCGGTGGTACAGATTTTAACAACACCGTGGATACCGCTGATGGATTTACCAATGCTTATATGCGTGGTGCCACACCATCAGCCACGGGCAATACCACCTCCGGTAACAGTGTGATCAGTGTGGGAGCCATTGATGTTGCTTTTCGTGCTGCCAACGATTTTTTTGCCATACAAGAAACCAAAGCAGGATTTAGTCATACAGGCCCCAGGGTTGATATCTATGCCGCTGGCGGTGCTATCATGGGAGCTTATAGAAATTATCAAGGCAGTGTGTTAGATCCAAGATCTGTGGCCACCAGTTATGCTTACTTTTTAAACAAACTCAGCGGTACTTCCATGGCCAGTCCACAGATAGCAGGTATCTGCTGTCTTTTGGCCCAGGTTGATCCGGGATTGACACAAAGCACTGCTCGTTCTAGATTACTGGCATCGGCACAGCAAAATAAACTGACCATGGTTGGATCTGCCACGCAAAACAACAGCACATTGCCCAATTACGAAAATTACACCAGTTTACAAGGTGGTGGCAACTATGTGGCCTACCTAGATGCTGTGCCAATTGCTGCAGGAAACTTGGATTTTATAAATTATACCACGGGTCAAGGCGACATTGATCTGGAATAGTGCCAGCACCAAGGGTGCTAAATAAACTAAAACGTAGAGAAATTCATGGCAAATCTAGCAAACGGATTTTATCAAGTAAACGTAGGCGCCAATCCCAACGACGGAACTGGCGATAGTTTTCGCGATAGTTTCACAGCACAAAACATCAACTGGGCAGTGCTAGGCAATACCGGGCTGGCCTATACCAATTTAAGTTTTAATGGCAGCAATATATCGGCTCCGTCGGGGCAGGATTTTCGTTTAAAGGTCAGCAACGCATATCTAGATCTCGGCGCTGCCGGAACAACACTGTTACCCACCGGTGGAAATATCCACATCGGTGGTGCTTTGGCAGGGCAATTTTTACGTTCAGCCGATGCTTTTGGTAATGTTTACTGGAGCAACGGAGCTACCGGACCCGAAGGAGCGGTACAATACAATCGCAACGATAGATTTGGCACCACGGGCACTTTTGTCTATACCGAAGGTAATGCCACGCTGGGAGTTACCAATCTACAGACTCTGGAAGATGCCTTAATCAGTGGCGATCTAACAGTGGCCAACAGCGCCAATGTCATTGGTCAGCTCAGCACAGGCACATTTATATCCAACGGTGACGCAGTCATACGTGGTAATCTCACAGTATTCCAGTACATCAACGAAGCCAATGCTGCCATCATAGAACTGGGCGCATTTGTATTGAGTCTGGCCAACACCACAAATAGTTTGCCTTTGCTGGATGGCAGCGGCATTACCTGGGGCAATACCAATGCCCTGACCTTGGCCAACACTCCCAACATCCGATTCCATGACATAGGTCTAGGCAGCAACATACAGCAGACTGTGCTGAGTGTGTATCCGGGAGTATGGACTCCGGGTCTGTTTATCAGTGCCAGCGCCGCACCAGTGGCCAGTAACCTAGCACCGGGACGTGTGACCTTTGGTCCTGACACAGACGTGAGATTTGAAAGCGAAGTGGCCGCGGTCAACATAGCCAATGCTCGCATAACCACACTGCGCTCTACCACTTCGAACATAGCCACTGTGAATGGCAACCTGGTTGACATCACATCCAGCCAGGCCAACGGCAGTCTCTTGGCAGGTCGACTGCTGAAGATACGCAACACCGACAGCACCAACTCAGGTCCAGTGGGACTGCAGATAGTCAATGCCATTACCGCAGGCAATGCCAGCTGGGACATTTACAATCGCGCAGTATCTGGTGACTTTGTCATTGGTTACAGCAACACTCCAGCCACTGCCAGTTCAGCCAATCGTCTGGTGGTTACCACCACAGGTAACATACAGTCCAACTATGATGTAGTGGCCAATAACTTTATGGGCTTTGGCCCCGGCAATGCCACACACGCAGGTTTGGTCTATGCCAACACTGGTTCTGCAGGCATCTTGACCATAGAAGCCACTGGCGCCAATGACAGCATCCAACTGCGTACCACCAGCAGTGTAGCACCAGCAGTGACCATCACTGCCAATGTAAACTATCCTTCACAGCCCGCGGGTTGGGTTGGTATAGGCACACAGACTCCCGTGAGCATCACGCACATCAACAGCATTGGCGCCAACAGACTGGCACAAGGTTTGACACTGAGTCGCCAGGCCGGACCCAACACTGGCAGCTATACACTGGGCATAGGCGACAGCAACAATACATTTTTCTTGGCCAACAGCAGCACCGGCACCACTGCTATATTTGTTGATGGCAGCCGCAACATTGGCCTGTCTACAGAATCTCCAGTGGCTAGACTGGATGCAGTAGGTCAGGCACAGTTCCGCACCACAGGCACAGGCCCCAACGCCACACAAGGCAACAGCCAGGCTCTACGCCTGTTGGCCAACAGCAGTCTTGATCACGTGGATCTGCAGTTTGTCAATCAAAGCAATGCCAATGTCTGGGCCTTGCGTTACACCAGCGACACAGGTTTTGCTGGCGAGAATCAAAATTTCTGGATTTATCAGAATCTCAACACAGCAAACATCAAGCACCTGGTACTGAAATACAATCAGCCGCACGTGGGCATCAATGTTTTAGATCCCTTGGCCAATCTGCACGTGGGCACCAATGGTTCCTCCACAGTGGCCAATGTCAAGATACAAAGCGGCAATGGTCTGCAGTTGGATCTCACTGCTTATCCCAACTATGCTGCTGTAGGACTGGGCGGAGCTGCTTCGGCATTTCCATTGGTGTTGACCACCAGTGGTGCCAATGCTGTCACTGTCAATCCCAATGCCACAGTCAATATCACGGGCAACCTATATCTAGGCAACAGCACTGACATAGGCAATCTCAGCGACACTGACGTCTACTATTATGGCAATGGTAGATACCTGGCTGGCATCGTGGCCACTGGCGGCAACGGCTCGGGAGTGACCATACCTTCGGTGCATTTCAGTGTGTCCAGCAATGGATCCAATCAAACATTCAGCAATGGCTATCTAGAGTATTACAACAGCCAAAGCAATGCCATGAGCGTGTATGTCAATGGCGCTTATCAATATCTAGGCAACTACAGTATATCAGGTTCCAACTTGACCATTGACACGTATCTGGTCACAGGTGACACCGTTGACGTTGGCCCCAGCGTGGGCAACATAGTAGATATCACCAGTTTGTACAGCAACAGTAATGTGGCCAGTTATTTGGCCAGCAATGCCAACATCCAAATAATCACCCAAGGCAATATCACCGGACAGTATTTCTTGGGCAACGGTTCATTGCTGACCGGTATCACTGCCAGCGGTATGCTCACTGTCAGCAACACTGCGCCGGTGTCGCCCAGCCAGGGTGATGTCTGGATACAAGGCAACACTGGCACGCAATTTGTTTACTTTACTTCCAGCGGCAACAGCCAGTGGGCTGAAATGGAAGCTGCTGTCAGCATAGACAATTCCACCACCACTTATGCCAATTCAGGCTACGGCAACAGCAACGTGGCCGCTTATCTAGCCAGTGGCACCATCACTGGTAATATCATTACCACTGGCAATGTGTCAGCTGGTTATGTGCTGGGCAACGGTGCGTTCTTGACTGGTATCTCCGGCGGCGCCGGTACCTATGGCAATGCTAATGTCAAATCATATCTGTCAGTGTTCGATGGCAACATCATAGCCAATGCCAATGCCACCTACGATCTTGGCAATTCAGCTGTTACATTTAGAAACATCTATGGCAATATCATAATTCCGGCCGGAGCCGCAGGCAACGCCACAAAAATTCAGCCCAGCAGCATTGACACTGGTATCAGCATCGTGGATGCTGTTTCGGGAGCACCAGTTGGTGTCATAGCCGGCAACATCTACGGCAATGTGTTAGAAGGCAACACACTGTTGATATATGGCAATGCCAATGTCAATGGCACACTTTCTATCACCAATCTTGATGTAGCCAATGGCAATATCACCTCAAACTCATTGAATCTTACTTCGGGCGCTACCATTGGCTACAGTGCTCCTTTTGTGACATTTACAGACAGTGCTGATCCCAATGTATTCCTAGACATAGATGTGGCCAACATACAGGCCAGCGGCAACATTGATCTGCAAGGAGACATTGTGGCCGATGGCAACATCACTGCCAACTACTTTTTTGGTAATGGATCTTATCTCACAGGCATCAGTGCCAGCGTCAGCGGCTTAACCATTGGATCAACTTATCTAGCTCTTGGTACCAACGCCAACGCCAACACCGTGATAGGTGGCATAGGCATTGGTACCAATGCTGGCAACACAGGACAACAAACCTATGGCTTGGCCATTGGTTATGGTGCCGGACAGATCAATCAGGGCCAGGGTGGCGTGGCTGTTGGTAGTTATGCTGGCGGTAACATTCAAGGCAGCCAATCTACTGCAGTTGGCTATGCAGCCGGAAAAAATAATCAAGGGTATTGGGGTGTAGCTGTTGGTCGCAACGCCGGAGAAGAATATCAGGGAGCAGGTGCAATAGCTGTAGGAGGCGGTACTGCAACTTACAATCAAGGACAAAGTGCTATCGCTATCGGCGAAGGCGCTGGTCTCACTGCACAAGCACAGTATGCCATAGCCATTGGCTATCAGGCTGCAGGAAACAATACCAGTGTGGCTGCACAAAGCCAGTATGCCATTGCTGTGGGTTATCGGGCAGGACAGAACAAGCAAAATCAAGGGGCCATCGGCATTGGTTACCAGGCGGCACAGCATAATCAAGGATTGTACAGCATAGCCATTGGTTATGCAGCAGGCGACGGTACAGGCAACATAGGTCAGCCCAACAACTCTATCGTGTTGAATGCCAGCGGTTCTAATCTGCAGCCCAACGTGGCCAATTCCTTGTTTATCAGTTCCATACGCAATGACAGCAGCGCCAACGTGTTGTCCAACACCAATATCAAAATGTTGTTTTACAACACTGTGACCAAAGAAATTGTCTGGGGCAACATAGCCTAATTAAATATTGGCTAGCAAAGCCATGGAACACTATCAATTCAAAGCTACCACCATAAATCAGGTTCTGGACTATCTATCCGGCAAACCTTATAAAGAAGTACATTTTTTGGTGGAATCCCTGATGCGTGAATCTCGTGAATGGGAAGCACAGCAAAAATCTGCTGTGCCTGCTCTACAACTGCTGACCCCAGACGATTCTGCTAAATAGTTAGAACCAATTCTAACTATCTATGACTATCCGAAATGAAATACTGCTGGCCCTGGCCCGCAGCGCCAATGTCAGTAACACCGGATCTATATCCAGCTTTACTGCCACTTCCTATACAGGCAGCAACGCTGTGTTCAGCGGCACAGTATCAGCCAGCGATTTTATATCGCCTGCGGGTGTCTCGGGCAATGCCACTACTTTAGAAGCCAGCAGCACTGGCAGCGGCGTGGCTTTTGTAGATTCAGGTTCGGGACAACTGGCTGATTTTAGTGCCGGCGATTCCAGTTTTGCAGGCAATGTCGAAGTCGACGGTTTTCTGCAGGTAGATCAATACTGCCAGGTCACGGGCAATCTCACAGCTGGTAATCTGGTCACAGGAAATATCAACGCCACTGTCAATGGCTACAGCATAGGCTATAGAAGTATTCCACAAATTACCTGGAACACCACTACCATTGCAGCCGATGATGGCGGTAAGCACTATTACACCAATTCGGGTGGAGTCACTTTGAATATTCCTACCAACAGTTCAGTGACCTTGCCCATTGGCACCGCCATCAGCGTGGTCAATGAAAGCAGCAGTAATTGCACCATAGCACCAGCCGTGGGAGTGACCTTGATATTGGGCGGCAATGCCACTGCTGGCACTAGAACACTGTCCTGGTACGGCGCTGCCACACTGCTAAAAGTGGCCACAGATAGATGGTTTATCAGTGGCAGTAATGTAATTTAATCCAATCAAACATATGGTAGCCATACAACAAGCTTTGTTATGGAAAGGGCCCGAGGTTTCACCAAGCCCTAGCCCTAGCCCTAGCCCTGCCCCATTTTTTACTGCATCAGTGCTGACTGTGGGCGGAGGTGGAGGCGGTGGTGCCCAAGGGGGAGGTGGTGGCGGTGGTGGTGGATTTGTAGAAACTACCAATTTTGATATCCAAGGCCCCGGCACCATTGTGTTGACCGTGGGCGGTGGTGGCACAGCTGGCAGGAATTCAACTTTGGCCGATCCCAGTTACACTGACAGTGGCGGCGTGGGCGGTGCTACCAGCATAGTGGCCCCTGCTCCTGTGCTGCCCAACGGACCAAAAACGTCTTATGGTGGTGGCGGTGGAGGAAGTCGTATCACTGGCGCATCTAACACCAGCGTGGGTGTGCCATCGTCTTCTAGCCCGGGCTATTTACAACCCCAAGGTTCGGGTTCTGGTGGCGGTGGTTGCGGTGCTGGACCAAGTTACATTCAGGGTTCAGTGGCAGGTTCGGGAGCCAACGCTGGGGGAAATGGTGGGACCGCTGGTCCAGCACCGCAACCAACTCCTTCGGGCTATGCCATCTGCGGCGGGGGTGGCGGTGGTGGTGCCGGAGGAGCAGGAAACCCAGGCCCACCCTCGGGACCAAGCAATCCCATTGGTGGCGGTGCAGGCGGATCAGGACAAACCAGTGCTACCTTTGGCGGCATCTACAGTGGTGGCGGTGGTGGTGGTGGAACTTGTGGACCAGCTGGCGCATTAACGCCTACTCCTACAACCTGTGGCACTATTAGGCCCGGTGGTGACGGTGGTGCCGGTGGCGGAGGTGCAGGATCACAGGGTTGGGTCAAACCATCACCTACCTTTTCGGGCTGCGGTGGTGGCGCGGGCACGTCCGGTACTGTCAATACTGGCGGTGGCGGTGGTGGGTCAGGGCAGGCTAGATACAGATCCCAATCCCCACCGGCCAGCGCTTCTGCTCAACCCGGAGGTACCGGAGGTTCAGGCGTTGTTATTATACAGTATCCTGGCAGCGTGGTACAAGGCACCTTTAGCCCTGCAGCACCCGTGACCACTGTAAATCCTGGCGCATATGTGCGTCATACCATTGCAGGCAGCACTACCTGGACCATACCTGCCTAAAAAATGCATAATTTGTCCTGGCGTGTTTTACTAAATATAGCATACCCTGAGATTTTATAATTATGCAATTAAATTTTCCGCCCAGCCCCAGTGTCAATGATACCTATAGTTTCAACGGTAAAACCTGGGTCTATACGGGCCAGGCCTGGGCCCTAGCCACCACCGGCGCTATCAACAACATAGTCATTGGAAATATCACGCCCAATACTGGTAACTTTACCACGGTCACTGCTTCAGGCAATGTACAGGGCGCATATATCCTAGGCAATGGGGCGTTTTTAACCGGAATTGCCGGCGGCGGCGGTAATGCCAACTATAGTAACTCAAATGTCAAATCGTATCTGCAGTCCTTTGACGGCAGCATCATACCAAGTGCCAACACTCTCTATGATCTAGGCACACCTTCGTTGAGATGGGCAGACGTTTATGTGTCCAACACACTGTCGATAGGCGGGGCTACCTTGGTCTGGTCTGGTACAGATTTTGGAGTAGATACCAATTTTATTTCAACTGGCAATATTCAATCCGACGCATCATTGATATCACAGAATATAAACTTGCTCAATGACAATGGCAATACCTTGATATTGGCTCCCAGCAGCACAGGCGATAACTATGCCTTGTATTTTCCTATCCAGCAAGGATCAGCTGGGCAGGCCCTGTTCAACGATGGCGCAGGCAATCTTTATTGGGACGCTGCCACAGGAAATGTGACCTATGGCGACGCTAATGTTGCTGCCTTGCTCAACAGCGGTACTTTAACCAGCAATATCATAACTTCGGCCAATACACAGGCCAATTTCTTTATTGGCAACATACGTGCTGCCACCGGGGGATATGACAACGCCAACGTTGCTGTATTGTTGGCCACTTACACTGGCAACATCGCTGCCGGTAATTTCTTGATTCCAGCAGGTGTCTCGGGCAATGCTACCAGCCTGCGACCCAGCAATACCGGCAGTGGCATACAATTTGTTGATGCCGTCACCGGCCAGTTGGCAGCCATTGGCGGTGGCGAAGCCAATTTCTCTGGCAATATCCAGACTTCGGGTCTTGTGTTAGGCAACATTAGATCTGCCACCGGCGGATACGACAACAGCAATGTAATAACTTTGCTGGGCAGTTATGTCAATGCCATTTCCAGTAACAACACCATCACTACCACTGCCAACATTCAAGGCGACAGGATATTAGGCAATGGCGCTGCTTTGAATTTAGATAACTTCAGTGGCAACATCGGTTCCGGCAATGCCAGCGACGGCATACCTAGATTCAATGGATCGGTCTATGCCGAGGCCTTGTATCCTTTGGCCAATGTAGCATTTGTAGCCATTGGTAGCCAGGACACTCCTTTTGACAGAATCTATACCGACGATGGATTTTATGCCAATAATACCACAGGCAATTTTGCCATAACCGTGGCCACGGGCTATGACAACGTCAATGGTGTCAAGATCCAAAATCATACCACAGCACAGTGGAGCAATTTATTTGTAGGCAACGTCAGTGCCACCACCGGCATAGTCACTGCCGGCGCTGCCACAGTAGCTGGAAATCTTTATCTAGGAACCAGCAATGCTGGCAACAGCGATGCCACTCGTTATATCTTTGGTAATGGATATTATCTCACTGGTATCACCAGCGGTGGCAGTTCCTATGGCAACTCAAATGTAGCCGGGTACCTGCCCACTTACAACGGTAATCTTGTGTCGTTGACTGGTGCATTGCCATCATTGACTGGCAATGTTATTACAGTAGGCAACGTCCAGGCCAGTTATATTTTGGGAAATATTACCCAAGCGCAAGGATACTATGTCTATGGCAATGCGCAGGTAGCCAGTTATCTACAGTTTTATTCGGGCGGACTGCCCAGCCTCACAGGCAATGTTATCACCACTGGTAATATCACTGGCAATTACATAATAGGCAACGGTGCCTTCTTGACTGGCATTGTAAGCGGCAGCACCTACGGCAACGCCAACGTAGCTGCCTATTTGCCCACATACACCGGTGCCATCAATAGTTTAACTGGCAATGTCACCACCACTGCCAATGTACAAGGTGCATATCTCATAGGCAATATTTCAGCAGCCACAGGTGGCTACAGCAACACCAACGTGCAGAACTATTTGCCTACCTATACCGGCAACTTACAATCTAATAATATCACAGTATCTAATAATGTAACTATCAGTGGCAATCTCAGTGTTATTGGAACCACTATTACTGCCAACAGTTTAGATATCACCAATAAAATTATCACAGTAGCGGCCAATGCTACCAGCAACACCTTGGCCGACGGTGCCGGATTGATGGTTGGCAGCCTTGATCCAGATATAGCCAACTTCATTTATGTTTCACAGCCCGGCAACGATCGCTGGACCATGTATCCTGATTTATCTGTACAGGGCAATGTCACAGGAACTTATCTGCTGGGCAATGGCAGATTTTTAACTGGCCTAGGAGCTACCTACAGCAATGCGGATGTAGCGGCATTCTTACCTACCTATACCGGTGCCATCAATAGTTTAACTGGCAATGTCACCACCACAGCCAACGTGCAGGGTACATATCTTATTGGCAACGGTGCATCTATCACAGGCATACCTTACAGCAGTATAGTCAATGCCTATGGCAATACCAATGTGCAAAATTATTTGCCTACCTACACAGGTAACTTGGCTCAAAGCAGCGACATTGTTGCCTTGTATGCCAACGCTGCCACGCAAAGCACAGCCATTGCCAATCTGCAGAATCTACAGTATTCCAATGCCAACGTGGCCAACTACCTGGCCACGGCCAATACTACGGCACAATTCAGCAACATCACTGTCACTGGCTTTGCCAACATGGCCGAAGGCAATGTGAATGGATTTAATATTGGTTACCGAAGCATTCCTCAGGTACAGTGGAGCACCAATCAAACTCTAGGTCTTGCTGATGCAGGCAAACACTATTACACCACTACCAATGGTATACAGGTAAACATTCCGGCTAATTCTTCTGTTTCATTTCCCATAGGCACAGCAGTCATGTTGTTCAATGGCAGCGTATCTAATTGTACAGTGGTTCCTTCAGTGGGAGTCACGCTAAACTTGGCTGGCAATATCTCAGTGTCGGGCAACAGAACGCTGACAGGATATGCTGTGGCCACGCTGACCAAGGTTGCCAGCGACACTTGGTTCATCGGCGGCTCGGGCGTACAGTAAAATGTCTGGAATCAATCTAGGCCCGGGATATATTACAGCGGCCCCTGTGCCCAGCGGCGGTGGTGGCAACGTTGGTCAATTGACTATATTATCTAGTCCTAGCAGTCCTACTCCCATATCATGGGATCTCAATCCTGTTCCTTCGGGAGGCAATGGTCCATTGGTCATGGGCACTGCTGGCACCTGGCGTGTCAGAGCCGAAGCCACAGCCGGTATCGTGCTTAAAATGTGGGGAGGTGGAGGTGGTGGTACACTATCACCGGTGCCGGGAATACCCAGTCCTACCACCGCAGGATCACCTGGTGGCGGAGCAGGCTATACCGGCGGAACTTGGAATATCACTCAAGGACAAACCTATACCTGTGTAGTGGCTGCTGGTGGCGGTGGAGGTTCGCTGTCCACACGCGGAGGTGCTGGTGGCGGTGGTGCTACAGGCATAGACATAGGAGACATACCGGCTCCGTTGGTGGGTTCAAATGTATCTGCTGTGGTGGCAGTAGCAGGTGGCGGAGGTGGTGCCGGAGTAAGAACCACAGCACAAAATCCCATCAATCCAGCTGTGGGTGGGCCCAACGGTGCGTTTATTGGCGGTGGAGGCGGTGGTCAAAATGCCACTGACGGTAGCATCGCTGGTTATTCATATCCCACTACCATAGCAGGAGTTTATTGGGGCGGCGGTGCTTACTGGAATGGCCCAGGAACCAGTTCTGGCGGTGTCAACAGCACACCCGTACCAGCTCCGGCAGTGCCAGTGGTAGGCCCCAGCGGTCCTACATACTATAGACCCGATGCACCACCGTTGCAAAATTGGGGAGGACATGGTCGTACCGGTAATGTGTTTTCTCCAGGGCAACCTCCTGCTCCGGGATGGGCGCAAGGAGGATCAGGATCCTACAACAGTTATCCCAGTCCGGCACCAACTTCTTATGGTGCCGGGGGAGGCGGCGGTGGATTCCGTGGAGGTGGAGGTGGAGGTAAATGGATCAGTCCCACAACTGCACCACCGGCCTTGCCCAACAACACCGGAGGAGGTGCCGGAGGCGGAGGATCAGGATATTTTAATTCTTCCTATATCACCGGTGGTTCTACGCTGTCGGGGCAGGGTGGTCCAAACCCCAGCCCGCCATTTCCCAACGCTGCGAGAACAGCAGCCAACAACACAGATCCAGCATACAGTCCTGTCAGCCTCTGGGGACAGTCGGGTCTGGGCGGAGTTACGGTGCCACAGGGCCAGGCAGGAAATCCTGGTGCTATAGTGCTGTCATTGACCTAGTCCCATTGCCCACTGATTTTTCGCTAAATACGTTAAATCAGGAGCAAAGATGCCAACAGCACTAGGAATATCGGGTAAAGATCTCGCAAAAACGTCACGGCCCACGGCCAAAAATCAACCCAAGACCTGTGCAATACTTGAGGCAGTGATAATCTAGTATGTCAGTGTTTCCCATATGGATATCTCGCACTGGACTCATCGGAGATTTATCCGAAGGCCAGGAAGGTAATTTCAGATTTGAAGCCATCGGCAACGACGGCGTCAGTAACTGTGTATATACTTTCCATTCGGGTCAATTACCCGAAGGCCTGACCTTTGGCAACAATGATGTCATTGGCAACCGTGTTTACTGTAATATCACGGGTACAGTTGATCTAGTAGATTTTACCACCGTCAGCGAATTTACCATACGTGCCAACATAGGTAATCAGTTTGCTGACGCAGCATTTGCGATATCTGTCGAGGGCAGAGACGCACCGTATTTCACTGCCAATTCCAACGTCGGCACATACCTTGCGGGGCAGTACATAGCCAACACTTATCAAGGTTATCAACTGACCTATGAGGATCAAGATCCCAACAGCAATGTCACCATTGGCCTTACCTATGACAGCAATGCCTTGCCTTACAACGTCAACATTGTTGAGGATTCCGGCAATTGGTATATCCGTGGAATTCCAGTACTGACCACGGTTAACAATGCTGGCGAACCAGCAGTGGTCAAACCACCTTACAGTTGGCCAAGATTTGTACAGTTTGATGCCAACATAGAAATCGACGACGGTACATTTACATCCTATCAGATGTTTACCATTGGCATCAATGCCAGGGACTATTGGTCGGCAGACACAGATAATTTTACCATTGCAGCACAGCCGGTAACGTCTAATCTAGCAGTTATATTTGGCAGCAATACAGTTTATATTCCCCAGGCCGACTACGATAATGTCACAATCATTGCGGGTGACCCCATAGTCAGTGAACAGTACTTTCCTGGCAATTTAGCCAATACCATAACGCTGGTCACAGCAGTGACTACCAATGTAGAAATCGGCAGCAACACTTACAGCCAGATTACCTTGTCTGAAGACGCTATCTCCACCAGCGAATTTGATGCAGTCGCCAATATATTGTTCTTGAAAACAAGTTTTGGATCCGACGACAATGATTATCTAGCAGAACAAGTATTTGACGGAGAAATTATATCCGGTTATCTGTATAGTAATACCGGGACCCTTGTTGTAGGTGCTTTATTAACCACGTCCAATATTGAAATTGCCGGATCGATCGGCAGTAATGCCAATGTTCGTATCGCTGACTTGGCCAATGCCTATGCCGGTAATGCCAGTGTTTTCACATATTACTATGAATTAGACAATTATCTAGGCACCTTATCATCCCAGGAATTTAGAACCACAGAACTAGACCAAGGTCATCCTTTGGTATTCACCAATCCGTTTGCCAGTGGCATGGGTTACGGTGGACGCGGTTATTATTCCGCGGACATGAGCAACAAGTATGAACCCATATTATTAAGCACACCCGGCAATCTCAGACCTGTCATCAATGGCAATTTTTACGCATTTAAATTCGTTGGATATGATCCCAACGGACGCGAAGTATTTTATCGTGTGACCGGTGGTAGTTTGCCGCCAGGGCTGACACTGAACGCCGACACGGGTTTTATCTATGGTTATGTCATAAGCGAATTTGACACAACCTATACATTTACCATTGAAGCATATATTCCTACCAACATAGGAGAATATGTTTCATATGAATATACCTACAGCATATTTGTCTGGGGCCGCCGTCCTTCGCAGAATACCTGGGTCACAGAATTTGATGTAGGCACAGTGGCCGTGGGCCAGGCCAGCGAACTGCAGATGCTGGCCACCAGCGATGTGATATCATCGTTTATATACACTGTTACCGACGGTATATTGCCCCCAGGACTGAAACTCAGCGAAACAGGACTGATCATTGGCCGACCTTTGTTTTCTATTTTTTCTCCCGGCACCACTGGAATCAAAACATTTGATTTTACCGTCACAGCCAGCGGCCAGCAGATAGTAAATCCGCAGGGCGGAATATTTTCTGTGACATTGGCCAAGGATTTTCGTATCACTGTGGTGGCTGCCTATGAATTGCCCTACAACAGTCTTTATATCCAGGCATATCCTCCTGCAGAATCACAGGGTATAATCAGTGCCATACTCACAGACAGCGATAGTATGCCCGCCAGTTGGATCTATAGATTTGAAGATCCTAACTTTGGCATAGCAGACTCTTTGACATATCTACACGCCACTGGACTGAATGTGGCCAACAGCCAGGTATATTTCAATGCCATGCAAAAAAATCACTATCATAGATTTGTGAATCTGGCTCCTTTTAAATCAGCCGTGGCCAGATCCCCAGATGAAACCATAATTTATGAAGTGGTCTACAGCGAATTAATAGACAATCTAGAAAATAATTCAGGAGTCAGTGTGGGACTGGAAGTGGCCTGGCCACCTAACCGCGCTGATATACAAGCTGTGTATCCCAATAGCCTGGACAACATGAGGGAGCGCATCTATCTAGACATAGGACGTGTCAATACCCTGTTGCCATTATGGATGCGCAGCAGACAATCCACGGGAAAATTACTGGGCTGGACTCCCAGCTGGGTAGTGTGTTATACCATGCCCAATATGTCGGCAGAAATAGCCTATAGATTAAATTTAAAATGGGCTGGACAATTGAATCGTATCAACTTTGAATTAGACAGATACGAACTAGATCAGTCCCTGACTTGGAATTATACATTTTCTACCACTGCCAATGTTGATGCTGGAGAATTGATCGCAGGCAACGTCGGCAATGGAACCTGGGCCAATACCATTGACACTGGTATGCAGATAGTTGATGTTAACACTGCTGCCAACACCATTACTATAAATCCTCCAACATCAGGCCAGATAATGACCCTGCGTGTAGGAGACAATATCACAGGCAACAGCACAGCCACTATCGCGGGCTTGACCACGGTTGGATATACCACTTTCATTGGCAATGCCCAAGGACAGCTGGCATATTTTATCAATCAAGGCAACATTGTTCCTGCCAATGTGATTTATGCCAACAGTTATTATACAGCATCCAATACCTATGTCAGTGCCAATGGCACAACCACTATAGGACGTGCTGCGGTAGAAAATACCATTGGTTTAAGCAATCTAACCACGGCTGGTTTCAGCGAAGCCAGCGAGGGCAGCAATATCTATATCGTTGGCGAGTTCGTGGATGATAACCGTTACAATAAATACTTGTTGTTCCCACGGGTGAATATAATCTATTAAAAAAATATGGCCAGCAACATAGATCCAACCATTATCGACGGCGATTATCCTATAGCAGGCAAGGATCAACCGTCCCAAGGATTCCGTACTAACTTTACCGGTATAGAAGAGAACTTTTCTGCGGCCGCATCAGAAATCACAGAACTGCAGGAAAAAGCAGTTCTCAAAGCGCCACTCAGTGGCACCACGCTAGACAATAATTTACAAGGCAACGAAATACTCAGCGCAAAAATGCGCGATCTGCTGATACCAGTGGCGGGCATAAACTGGAGTGCAGGCCAGGTCAATAGTCTAGACACACTGTCGGGCGGCTATCAAACAGTACTGCTAAATCAAAGTCGCCCCTATGCAGTGACATTCAATAATTTCAGTAGGACCTTTGGCAAAGGCGCCAGTTACAGCACAGTGCTGTTGCAGGTCAACAATCAAGGCAATAACTCTATCGCGCTGCAGAGTGGCAAGAATTACGTGGGATTGGAAAAGATTAGTTACGCCAATCCTTCATCTAAAACACTTAATTTCTACAGCACCAATCCCACCACAGTCAGTAATGTGGTACTGAGTTTTAGCTCAGCAGATGGCAATACATTTTTAGTACAAGATCTTAGCCGAGATGTTTCAGGTCTGAACTATGGCGTGCCTGTCAATTTCCCACAGGGTCGTTCAGGTGACAAACAAGGTGATATACAGGTCTTTCAAGGCAATGTTTATATCTGCACACAGAATTATACCACCGGCGGCACATCCATTTGGACTGTTAGTTCTGGAGGCGGTGGTGGTGGCAGCGGCCCATCCGGCACCGGAGGTCAGGTACAGTTTGCTGTCAGCACCAGCACAGGACCAGCATTTTCATCCAACGAAAACTTTGTCTTTTCCAGTTCTGGACAGTCTTTATTTGTTCCTTTTATCCTCGCCAATGCTGGCATAGAGATAACCGATTCTGCTCCGCTGACCATGTCAGGAGATATCACTGCTCGTGATGTCATAGTTACCAGCGTTTATTCCCAGGACATCACTGCCGGTAATCTCACAGTACTAGATACCACTTCATTTAATAATTTAAATGTCAACACTTTAACCAGTGCGGTGAATATCCTAGGTTTGAATTCCACCCTGTCGGGCAACCTTCGTGTCAACAACACAGCCACACTGGGCAATGCTTCTGTAACCAATGGCCTAACAGTCAACGGTATCCAATATGCCAGTTCGGGGGCTACTATTCCGGGACAGGTCTTGGGAGTCACCAACACCAATCAACTGGGATTCTTCAGCGTACCTGGAGTCACTCCGCAGAGCGCTAATACAACTGTACAGTTTGCTGACTACAGCTCAGGCATTGGAAGATTCAATGGCAGCGTCAATCTAACTTATAATTTTGCACCCGGCGTTAATTTATTAAGCACACCCAATCTCACAGTGTCAGGCGCTGCTACCATCACCAGTGCCAACGTGGGCAGTCTCCGGGCCAACTCGGCCTATGTAGGCGGTGTCAGCACTGGTTATTTTTTACCCACTGCCAGAACTTCAGCCAACGGTTGGGTCTTGACTGGTTACCTCGATGGTACCACAGATTGGCAACCCACAGCAGCTCTTTACGGCAATACCAATGTAGCAGATTTTCTAGCCAACTATGGTAGCAATATAATCACTACCACTGGTAATATCACAGGTGGTAACATCATTGCTTCTAATTATGTCTACGGCAATGGTGCATTCTTGACCGGGATCTCCGCAGACTACAGCAATGCAAATGTGGCTGCATATCTACAGACATACACAGGATTCATTTATCAGGTCAACAGTTTGACTGATATCAATGTTGGCTCAGTGGCCAACATATCCGCCAATGGTATAATCAGAACCAACAACAACATCGTCAGTCCTGCGGCCAATATCACCACCTTGACTGTGAATGAAATACAGGCCGGAAATGCAGGAACCATAACATTAGGTGACAACACAGATGTCAACGGCGTGATTGATGCATCGGGCAATATCAAAACTGATGGTTATTTCATTGGCGATGGTAGTCTGCTCAGTAATGTGCCCGGAACCACTCCCAGCGGTTCCAACGGTTTTGTGCAGTTTAACAACAATGGGGCGTTTGGCGGGGCCGGCACATTTACATTTGATCAGTCCACTGGTTTGCTCACAGTTGGTGGAAATATCCTCAGTAGCTCCACACTGATTGGTGCCGCAGCCATAGTTGACACTCTGTTGGCCAATACACTTACAGTGGGCCAAAACAACACACAATTCCAAAGCGTTATTGGCAATTTGTTGATTGATGGATTTGGACCATCCGACGGGGTGTTGCAAGTAGAGGGCAATGCCTCTATCGTTAATCTATTGGTAACAGGTGATGCAGTCATTGGTAATGTCAACAACTTTGCTGAATCAGCAGACCTGACAGTGGCTGGTAATGTCAGCGTTATTGGACGCACCAATTTGGGTTTGGTATCCAACGTCACTATCACTGGTGGTAGCCTGGGACAAGTGCTCAGCACCGACGGCAGTGGTGGATTGAGTTGGGCTACAGTTTCCGGTGGCGGTGGTAACGGCAGTTCGGTACTGAACGTGAGATATTTCAGTGGTAATATCACTGCCACATCCGATTTTACACTTTATGCTTTTGATGGCTCGTCCAACGTGACAGTAACTTTGCCACAGGGCAATGCCAACTTGGTAGGCGTGGTATTCAATGTCAAAGATACCACAGGCATTCTCGGCAACACCAGCAACATCAGCGGTGGTAGCAATCTTGCTATCACCATACAGTGCAGTGGTAATGATCTAATTGATGGATCTAATACTGCTGTTATCAATGTCAATTATGAAAATTATCAATTTACATTCGTGGGTTCCAACGTGTGGGCGATACTATAAATGAGTTATATCAAAAGATTTACATCATTATATGCAGGTAATGTTCTCGCAGATTATCTCTGGGGCGACGGCTCCAACATTTATAATATCAATGCTAACTCTCTGTCTATTCTTGGCAATGCCATTCCCATTGGCAATTCCAGCCAAGGCAATCTCGTTTCAAATGCAGTATCTCTCACTGCCAACACCACGGTTACCAACAGCATAGCACTTATCAACCAGGTATTAGGAAAATTGGTACCATTGCCACCTGCGGCATTTCCTGGCAACCAAACGCTGAGTATCACCAGTTCGGGCACATCAGCAAGGATGGCCGACTTTACACAGACCAATAACACTGCACAGCCCAACGCCAATGTCACTGTATCGGCTGGCACGCTGTTGACAGTTTATCGTAGTGCCAACTACAATACCAATACAATTGCCAATACCGGGCCAGGAGACTCAGGTACTATAACGGCGTTTGTCAATGGCGCGGCTGCTGGCACAGTGACATTCAATACTGATGCCAATCCCAATGTCAATGGCGCCTATGGTAACCTAGTTATTACCAATAACTATGACTACAGCCAGGCCAATGCCAATATTGATTCGGGTTTTTGGTATGTGTTCAGCGCCCAGGCCCAGGGTACTGTGCTGTCTGGATGGAATCAAGTGGCCATCTCACACAGTTCGGCTGGCACTACCAATGCGCCAGTATGGTACTATGATGCAGGTTCTCCGGGATCACCGCAGTTCTTTTCCATTGGTTGTACACCCCAGGTCACACCAGAGTTATCTTACAGCAGCACTGTGCCTTTTTACACAGGCAACAATGCATTTGAGTTTACATTTGCAGTCAATCGTCTCAGTGGAGATACCTATCCCAATAACGGCAATATCTTGGCCTTGGGATTTGCCGGTGGTGCATTTAGTAGCCCAACAAATTTAACCTATGCCGCTGCCAACGTGGCTGTGCCCTTGGCCAGGAATCTTTATGTTTCCTCTGGCACAGTCACGGCCAATGTCATGGCCAATGTAGTAAATTCAGGATTTGGATCCAGCAGCACAGGGCCCAGTGTCAGAGTAGACAACAGTTATAATTTCACTACTCAATCCTTGACATCGGCACTCAGCGGATCTGTCATACATTATAAAAATGGCAATACCACAACCATAGATGAAACAAATATAGCAGTAGATCCCGCAGTGGGATCAGGATTTGCCTCAGCCTTCCGTATTGTCAATCCGGGTGGTGGCAACACACCTTCCTATTCGGCCAATGCTTCGGCATTCAACAGTCAAAGCTCCACACTACAAACCTACGATGCCACAGTAGTAGGCATCAACACACGCGGTGTTATGAAACACGACGTGACCGACTATAGCGTGGGATATCTGCCGGAAGGTCCCAATCTCAGTGCAGGCCGCAGTGGCACACAGTATTTTACATTTAAATTTGTCAGACAAGATTTACAAAAATTTGATATTAACTATACCGGTACGCTGGCAGGTCTATGGGTGGCGTTGCCTGGATCAGCCATTGACTCCAGTTCGGGGCTCAATGGCTGGATGGACATGTCTCAGGCCTATGCCGGTGCAGGATATCCCGGTACCGGCGCAGGAGGCAACGGTTCCGATGGCTGCAGTCTAGGTGGCGCAGCACAACTGAATACAGCAGTTACCAACGCGGCATTGACCTGTACCTTTGGTACTGTATCAAGTTCCTTGACAGCAACCAACGAAATTTATGTCAGGATCGCACTGACAACTGGGCAATCTTTAAGTGCGATAAGTATAGGAGTGGCGACTAATTAAATGGCTATTTCTATTGCACAATACATCGATCTGCTGGTAAAAAAACTACAAGGCGTAGCAAAAACAGCACCCTTTGACCAAAAAGGTCCCAGCAACGAATCTATAGCTAGTCCACCGCTGCTGAGAGCCGACGTGATATGGGCCGACAGCGGCAATATCCCCAATGTGGCCGCCAATATTTCAGGTCTGGCCCTGGCCTATCGTGGCGCCAATTCTATACAATGCCAGCCTGATTTTACAGTGGTGCCCATTGGCGGCATCAGGCCTACCTGGCTGACAAATTTAACTTACTGGATTCCGCAGGAGTTTGGCGCCACATGGTTACCCAAAGTTTATGTTGGTCCTCCCAATGTAGCCAACATAGAAGCATCAGGCACACAGATATTTTCCGCAGGTTCAGGTGGCACGGGCGAATACTATTTTGATACCCAGGCCGGCCTCATCAATTTTATTGGTAATACCATACCCAGTGTTTTAACGTCAGGAAATGTTTTATATGTATCAGGTTATCGATATGTAGGACAGATTGGTATCAGCAATGACAGTTACAGTAATGCCAATGTCAGTGCATATCTGGCCAGTAATGCCAATGTTACACTCAGCATCGGTACAGGAAATATTACCACACAGGGAAACGTACAAAGCGATTATTTCTTTGGTAACGGTGCATTTTTAACCGGCATACCGTCTGCTTACAGCAACGCTAATGTTGCCAACTATTTGCCAACATATACCGGTGCCCTGGGTTCTTTGACCGGCAATGTCATTACCACTGCCAATGTGCAGGGTGCTTATATATTAGGTAATGGATATTATCTAACTGGCATATCCGGTGGTGGCAGTTCCTATGGCAATGCCAATGTAGCACAGTATCTACAGATTTACAATGGCAATGCCTTGTTCAGTAATCTTACTGTGTCACAAAATGCAGTGATCCAAGGTAATCTCCTGGTTCAAGGCAATACCACTTACATCAACGTTAACGATTTAGTCATTAAAGACAAAGATGTAATTGTTGCTGCCAATGCCAATGCCACCATGAGTGATCTCAATGGTGCAGGACTGCAAATTGGTAACATAGCAGCCGGTGGAAATATCACGTTCTTCTATGACAGCGCCAGCAATGTCATGATATTGAGCCATGGCCTTGACATTGCCAATCGTTTAGACGTAGATGGAAATGTCACTGCCAATTATTTTATTGGTGATGGTTCTCAGTTATCTAATTTGCCTTTAGGCAATTACAGCAACGCCAATGTAGCTAATTATCTGGCTTCCTATACTGGTAATATCACAGCAGGCAATATCACAGTCACAAATGATATCGTTTCCGATGTGATCACTGTTACATTTGATGTAAACGCAAATAATTTCGTTGCTAGTGAAGAAGTGATCGCCAATAATTTCACGGGCGGCAACATCACCGTAAATGAAACAGTGACCGCCAACAATGTTGCGGTCGCAGAAGATGTGTCAAGCAACACTATGTTCGTTACCTCATTGTTGACCGTTGGTGGGCAACTTGTTGGCGGCGATGCTGACTTTGGCGGCAATGTGTTGGTTGGCGCTGATGTTATCGCAAATGGTGTCAGCACCAATGACATTGCGGCCACTGGCAACATCACAGCAGCCTATTACTTTGGCAATGGTGCTTTTTTAACCGGCATACCACCAGGTTACAGCAATTCAGATGTGGCCAACTACTTGGCCAGCAATGCCAACATAACAATACTGACCACTGGTGCAATCACTACCACTGCTAATATCTCGGGTTCGTATATACTAGGCAATATCAGATCTGCCACGGGTGGCTACGATGATGCCAATGTTGCTGCATATTTGCCAACCTATACTGGAAATCTCGGCGCAGGCAATCTTGTGGTTTTAGGTAACACGATTATACAGGGCAATTTACAGGTACTAGGAAATACCACCTATATCAATGTTTCAGAATTAGTTGTAGATGATCTAGACATAGTTATTGCCAACGGCGCCACTACTAATTCGCAGGCCAACGGTGCAGGTATTATTGTAGGTGCTGGCAATATTGCCAACATCATTTATCGCAGCCAGCCTGGCAACGACCATTGGTCGATCTATCCAGGCCTGGAAGTCTCAGGCAACGTCACCGGAACTTATATCTTTGGTAATGGTGCTTTCTTAACTGGAATAGCAACTGCTCTGGGTAACGCCATTGCTATTGGGACTCCTACGGACGGCAATTTAACAGCTAATGTGGCCTACGATGGCTGGACCACTGCCACTTATGTCACTGACGGTCTTGATGATTTGAATCAAGTGGCATTGAACATTGCCAATGGCACATACGTGGGCCAGGTCAACTTCACTGCCAACGTCACGTCGGGTCCCAGTCCCCTGAGCGTGGCCTTTACTGGCACCAAGATTGGCAATGCCACAAACTATTTGTGGGATTTCGGTGACGGCAATACCAGCACATCGGGTGCCAATGTTGTATACACTTATGCCAACGTTTTGGGCGGTCAGTTCACAGTCACCTTGACTGCATACAACGTCAATGGCACATATGGAGGCAATGCAGCTGCTGGTGCCAAAGGCAGTGTAGATTCAGCAACCAAAACCAATTATATCACGCTGTTTACACCATTGCCGCTGCCCTCATTCACCACTGTACCAACTAGCTTAGACACTGGTAATAGTGTTACACTGACCAACACCAGTCAGTATGCCACATCATATTTGCTTGACTACGGCGATGGCAACATTGTTACTCCAGCCAATAACTGGACTACCAACAGCCATACCTATGTCAACGCGGCCAACACCGATAGTCTGTATAACATAGTGTTGACCGGCACCAATCAAACTGCTGGACCAACACCTCCTTACAGCGTCAATACTGCTCCCACAACAGTCAAGGTATATTCACAGCACAGTCCAGTATTGACAGCCAATATTTTATCTGCTACTTCAGGCGGAGTAGTAAGTTTCCGCAATGACACACCAGGAACTCCTGGTAACACGGCTTCCTTTGGTGCTCAGCAGTACTACATATTCCAGTGGGGCGATGACACAGCCAACAGCAATATTGCTATACAAACTGGTTTGGCCGGCAACCCAGGGGCCGCCAATATCGCTCATACTTTTACTTTGTCCCCAGCGCAGCAGGCCAATGGTAATGTGGTCAACTATGTGGCCAACCTTTGGCTGTATACTGGATACAGTACCAGCCCATTCAAATCGGCCAACATCACTATTGCTGTAACTCCCAATATCAGTGCCAACTTTGTGGGCACTGCCAACACTGTTTCTGACCGCACCGGTGACACAGCTCAGACTGGTTACATCTACACAGATTACCTTGGCAATAATCGTGCTTTGTTCAATTTCCAGAATTTGACAAGTCCTACACCGCCCTTTGCTGGCAACACCTTCAGCTGGTCCTGGGGCGATTCAACCTTTGACAATACCACCAGCGCTGCCAATGTAACACATACTTACAACTCCACAGGATCTAAAACCGTGGCGCTGACTGCCAACGGCACACCTGGCGGTTCTCCACAAAGCAATACCAAGACTGCTACCAATTATATCACCATTAATGCCAATCCCAGTGCTCCTGGAAATCTCAGCACCAAAACACTGTCATTGAGCACTGCGTCGCAGGGTACCAGTCCGCTGTTGGCAGCAGGCGCAGTGGACAACACCGGCGGCGGTATCGTAGCCAATGGTACCAGTGTCACGAGATATGTCACTAGCACGCCCATCGTGAGTTCAACTGTGACACAGGCCAATACTTCAACCACAGGTACGTTGACAGCTTTCATAGGTGCCACAGCAGCGGGCAATACTTCTTTTAGTACATCTGGCAATGCTGTGGGTACCTACAACGGCCTGACAGTGACTGTAGATGCAGATGCGCGGACTGCTATTTCAGCAGCCACTTATCCCAGTTATTTTTACAAGGTATTCAGTGCTTTTATTTCACAATCGTTGAGCAATATCAGCACAGGTTACAACAATTATAAACTGGCACACAGCATCAGCGGCAATACCAATGCAGTGGGCTTTGTCAAAGACAATCTAAGCAGCGTGGCCACATTGTCAAACAGCAGTGTGACCATGACAGAAACAACTGCTGGTACCTATCGTTATATATCGGGTGTGCCTTATTACAACACTGGTTCGCCCACAGTATCTATCAACTCATTGTCAGTGACTGACTTGATTGGACAAACTTATCGCAGCACTGCAACACCATTGACCATTGCTTCGGGTACCAATTATGAAAGCACCAGTGGATCTGTGATTATCACGCAGACAAGAACTTATGCACAGTTGGATGGCACACCTTCCATGCTGACCAGCGGCATTCCCAATGCCAACATAGGCATAGGATCGAGTTATACTTTTGGTAGCCAAAGCATCAGCATCAATGGCAGTGCCCGCGCAGTGGCCACACTGCAGGCCAATGTGATCAACGTCAATGGCACCAGCAGCACCATACAACTGCCGACAAAAATACAGATTTATAGTCTGGCGCTGTCGGGTGTAGACGAAGGCAATATTCCTGTTAGTGCCAGCCTGGGAACAGTATACAGCGACAACGGTGTCAGGGTCACTGGATTCGGGGCAGCAGCCAACACTCCGGCATTCAATGGTGCTACCGACTACTATACAGGCAACGCCTGGTCAGGCGCTGTGACAGTGGCCGGTACGCAAGAATCTATTGTGAGATGGGGCACGGTACAACACTTTGATGATGCCAACTTTGCCACAGGTTACTTGCCAGCAGGTCCAGATCTAGTTACAGGACGCTCGGGCGTGCAATACTTTACCTTTGCATTCCGCAGAGCCACCGTGGCCAATTTTGATATTATTTTATCAGGAAAAGTATCGGGTGTATGGATCGCCGCCCCGGGTACACAAATTGATTCAACTTCCACACTCAATGGTTGGCTAGATTGTTCCATACAGTATGTGGGCGCTGGAATACCTGGAGAAAATACCGGAGCCGGTGGCAACGGTGGTAATGGCTGTGCCGAGCAAGGCACAGATGTGATACCATTGGGATCCACTATATCAAATCAACGTTATACACAAACACTAGGCGAAGAAAATATGAGTAATGCCACAGGCGGTGTTGTGCTGGTCCGTATCGCACTGGCCAGCGGAGACAGTTTGACTGATGTTCAGATAGGAGTAGCTACATAATGGCCGTCAGTGATTCAGCTAAACTAGACTATCTCTGGAAGAAACTTGGTTACGGTGTAACCAAGACAGCTCCTCCTGACAACAAACAGGCTTTCAACGAAAGTATTCCAAGCCCGCTGTTGTATCGCGGAGATTTAATCTGGAGTTACAGCGGCAACATACCCAGTGTCATACCTGCTGCATCATCTAATATAGTCACTGTATACAAAGACGGAGTAGGCTCTTTTAGTCCCACAGTAGAAACCACTGAGGATTTGACAGCACCAGACAATAGGACCTGGAAAACCAATTTAACCAACTGGATTCCCACACAGTTTGGCGCTACTTATTTGGTAAAAGTATATGTAGCCAATGCCAATGTGTCAAATCCGCAATCTGTGGGCACACAGCTTTTCCAAGCAGGTTCTGGCAACAACGACGAATGGTATTTTGATTATCAAAGCGGAGTGCTGAACTTTAACGGCGCCAACATTCCCAGCGTCATTGGTACCGGCGTAACAGGTAAAAAAGTATACATATCGGGTGCTAGATATACCGGCGCGTTGGGCCTGGGCAACGATGCTCCTGCCCTGACAGTCAGCCTCATTGACAGCGCCAATACCATATCCAACACTGTTACCAATGTAGAATTCCTAAGATTTGACGCTAACTCGGGATTTGGAGTTGAAAGTCTTGGCAGCGGCAATGTCAAGATCAGTTTGGGATCTACATTTAAAACCTGGGTAGTGGGCAATTCTGATCCAGGACAGCCCAACCTAGTAGCGTCTGGCGAAGATATAGTACAGTTTGTACAGGGCAATGGCATTGTTTTTACATCAAACAATACACCCACTGGTAATGCTTACAAATCATTGACCATTGATGTTAATCTCAGTGCTTATACCGGTAACATTACTACTTCGGCCAATGTATCAGGCAATTTTATTCTAGGAAACGGGGCGTTTTTAACTGGAACATACAGCAACGCCAACGTGGCCAACTACTTGCCTACATACACAGGAAATATCACGGCAGGAAATATCAATGTTACAGGCAATGTCTCGGCCAACTATTTTTTAGGCAACGGCGCATTCTTGACTGGTACATACAGCAATTCTAATGTGGCAGCGTATCTAGCGTCTAATGCAGATATTTACATAGCCACTCAAAATACAGTCAGTGCCAACACTGTTGTAATATCAAGTTCGCAGTTTTTTAAATCGTTTAACAGCACCAGCAGTATTGCTGCTAATCAAACTATTTTTACAATATCGGCAATAGATGTCAAATCCATAGATTTTAACATCGTGGCCACAGATATCAGCGATGATTCTAGACAAACTTCTAAGATCACTGCTGCTAGATCCGGCGGAATCGTGAGCTTCGTAGAATATGCAGGCCTTTCGATAAATAATACGCTAGGTAATTTTAGAGTGGTTTATTCCACTCCAAACGTTGAATTGCAAGTATCTCCTAGTACTGGTAATACCATAAACTATGAGATTTTTATAACAAACTATTAGAAAGAAGGAATTAAAAAATGGCGCTCAAACCGTTAAACTCAACAGGTGGTTTTACCACAGGAGAAATATCCCAGACACCTATACCTGTGGTATCAGCCAACGGTTGGGTAGTTTCCGGCAATGTAGGCAATGTTGACACACAGTTACGTGGCAACGGATACTTTATCACCGACATACAATATTCTAATATTATTGGAACCTACGGCAATGCCAATGTAGCAACATTCCTAGCAAATTTTGGCACCAACACTATCAGCACCACCGGTAACATCACAGCGGGTAACGTCAACGGTGGCAATGCAGTCATTGCCAACTATTTTATAGGCAATGGTGCTTTATTAACCAACATCAATGCTGCCAATATCATTGGCTCATACAGCAATTCTGATGTGGCCAACTACTTGGCTTCAAACGCTGCTGTAACCATACTGACCACTGGAAATATCACCACCGCAGCCAACGTCAGCGGTTCTTATCTATTAGGTAACATCAGATCTGCCACAGGTGGATATGACGACGCCAATGTTGCTGCCTATACCGGCGCACTAATCAATCTTACTGGCAATGTCATTACCACTGCCAATGTGCAGGGCTCTTATCTATTAGGTAACATCAGATCTGCCACTGGTGGATATGATGATGCCAATGTTGCTGCTTATACAGGTGCTCTAACAAATTTAACTGGCAATGTTACAACCACTGCCAACGTCAGCGGCTCTTACCTGCTGGGTAACATCAGATCTGCCACTGGTGGATATGATGATGCCAATGTTGCTGCTTATACAGGTGCTCTAACAAATTTAACTGGCAATGTTACAACCACTGCCAATGTGCAGGGCTCTTATCTATTAGGCAATGGTTATTTCTTGACCAGTATCAATGCCAGCAATATCGTAGGTGCCTACGGTAATGCCAATGTCAAATCATACCTGGAGTCAGGTGATACTATCAATGCCAATTTTGGCACAGGAACAGTAACTACTTCGGGCAACATCAACGGTGGAAATCTTGTAAGCTCTGCCAACATAGATGGTACCAACGTCAACGCCACCAAGTTAGCATCATCCGGTTCCTTGACACTAACCACAGGCAGCAACGGCAACATCCTTCTCCAGCCGGCTGGCTCGGGTAACGTTGTACTGGCCAACACATTCATCAATTCTGTTGCATATCCGGTACAAGATCAAGACGCTGCCAGTAAGGTCTACGTAGACAACTTGGTCAGCACTGCTATATCATATCACGACTCAGTGATAGCAGCTACCAATACAACTCTAGCAATTGCCACCGGTGGTACCATTACCTATAATCAACCCAATGGTGTAGGCAATGGCGTGGGTGCTACACTGTCTACCACAGGTTCGTTCAACCTAATTGATTCGGCCAACATACAGTCAGCCAATGCTCGTATCTTGGTCAAGAACGAATCCAATGGCGCATTCAATGGTATATATGTCTGGTCCAACGCTACTACTATCACACGAGCAGACAATGAGGACACAGCCGGTGTAGGCACAGCGTTTGCTCTGGGTCTCAACGACTACTTCTTTGTCACTAGCGGTAACGTCAATCTTGGCACAGCCTGGATCGTGGATGCTCCCAATACTGCCATTTCTTTTGGCAGCAGCAACATACAGTTCGCACAGTTCAGCCAAAGTCAGGTATACTCGGCCAATAACCAAGCTGGTCTAGTGCTGGTTGGTCAGCAGTTCAACGCAAAAGTCGACAACGATACCACAGCCTTTGATGGTGGTGGCAACATCATAGTCAAGGCTGGTGCGAATCTAATCACGCCCAACATTGGTAATGCCACAGGTTCTAGTCTGAACGTAACAGGCACGCTCACAGGTGGCAATATCAGCACTGCCGGTACAGTTTCGGCCACAGGCAACATCAGTGGTGGCAACTTGTCGGGTACATTGGTAACAGGTACACTGACCACTGCAGCACAGCCCAATATCACTTCAGTTGGTACGCTGACATCATTGGATGTCACAGGCACTGTTTCTGGTTCGTTATTGACTGGTACACTGACCACTGCAGCACAGCCCAATATCACTTCAGTTGGCACACTAGGATCGTTGGATGTCACTGGTAATATCACTTCGCTGTCGGGCAACGTTTCTGGATCCTATATACTGGGTAATGGTGCGTTCCTAACTGGAATCAATGCCAGTAACTTGGTTGGTGCATATGGCAATGCCAACGTAGCCGCATATTTGGCCAGCGGACTGTTGACTGGTAATATCATAACCACTGCCAACATTTCAGGCCAATATATTGCAGGTACGCTGACCACAGCAGCACAACCAAATATCACTTCGGTAGGCACGCTGACCACACTAGATGTCACAGGCAATATCACTACCAGTGCCAACATTTCTGGTTCTTATATACTGGGCAATGGTCGCTTCTTGTCAGGACTGCCAGAAGATTACAGCAACGCCAACGTTGCTGCCTACTTGGCCAGTAATGCTAATCTCACTATACTGACCACTGGTAATATAACTACCAGCGCTAACCTCAGCGCACAAAATATCAATGGTGGCAACACTGTCACTGCCAACTACTATATTGGCAATGGTTACTATCTCACAGGCCTTGATGCCAGCAATGTAATCTACAGTGGTGCCAACATCAATATCAACGTTGGCTTTGGTAATATCTACAGCAATGGATATATTTTTGCAAATGCCTTTACCAGTGTCACTAACAACATTACCATTGATACTGGTACATATACCTGGATTTTTAATAATGCAGGTAATTTGTCAGGCACAGGAAACTTTGTTACTTCGGGCAATTCCTATGTAAGTTACATTTTTGGCAATGGATATAACATCACTGGCATCGAATATGGTAACATAGTCAATGCCTACAGCAATACCAATGTACAGAATTATCTGCCGACCTATGTAGGTAATTTAAGTGCCAGCAACTACACAGGTAACTTCAAAGCAGTTTCGCTGAATCCATCCTATGCCAATGGTACACTGTCCAATAGTACAGTAGACATTGGTAGCAGTGTGAATCAGTTCCGCGATGTCTATGCCAGAGAGTTTATCACGCCCAGCGGTACATCGGGTAATGCAACACAAATCAAGAGCAGTACCACAGGTAGTGGACTAGCTTTTGTTGATGCGGGCTCGGGGCAGCTGGCTGCGATATCTGCTGGTGACAGCGCCTTTACTGGGAATGTCGAAGTAGATGGATTCGTCCAAGTAGATCAGTATATACAGGCCACTGGCAATATCATATCCAGCGGCAACATATCGGCCAGTTATTATTTTGGTAACGGTGCTTTCTTAAGTGGCATCAATGGAGCAAACATTGTTGGAGGCTATGGCGATGCCAATGTCAAGGCATTCCTAGAGTCGGGCAATACAATCAATGCCAACTTTGGTGGCGGCACTATCACTACCACAGGCAATATCAGTGGTGGCAACATTGGTGGCGCATTAGTTTCAGGCACATTGACAACTGCTGCACAGCCAAATATCACAACACTTGGTACCTTGGTGTCCTTGGATGTTTCTGCCAACATCACTGCTGGCGGCATATCAATGGCGCAAGGCAATGCCGTAATTGGTAACTTGTATGTAACTGGAAATACCACAATTGCTGGTAACATAACACAGATATCTGGCAATTCCGGTCAGTTCTTTGGTAATGCTTCCACAGGTTTCAACGCACTGTACGCTGGTTTACCAGCAGGCTTCACGCTGCTGCCACAGTCGGTAATGAACTATGTTACTTCATACAACGGCTACAGCCAAGTCAATAATCAAAATCAAAACGGTGGTGACGAAGCCACAGTTGACTATGTGTTGACTGGCAACAATGGCGATGACGAAACCTACTACTTTGACATCGGCTATACGTCTTCGGGATTTGACGGTGCCATAGCCGGCGCCAACAACGCCATGGGCACAGCGGTTGAAACCAACGATGCCTATATGTACACCACTGCCAATGTGGCTGCAGGCCAAATTGGTAACTTGATCCTGGCCACAGTAGATACCAATTCACAGATGAGATTTGTGGTTGGCGGCCGCGACATGGGCAATACTGCCCTGCGTATCAATTCACCCAACACAGTCAGCGCCAACAGCATTTCGGGCACGATTACTGTACAAGGTGATGCAGGTATCAACGGCAATATCAATGCCAGTGGATACATCTCTGCCACAGGCAACGTCTCGGGTGGAAATATAACCACTGCAGGTCAGGTCACGGCCACAGGCAACGTCTCGGGTGGAAATATAACCACTGCAGGTCAGGTCACGGCCACAGGCAATATCACAGGCGGCAACATCACAGCCACGCTGATAACCGGTACATTGGCTACAGCAGCGCAGCCTAATGTTACTTCCTTGGGAACTCTCACAGCGTTGGATGTCACTGGTAACATCACTTCGCTGTCGGGCAACATATCTGCAAATTATCTGTTAGGTAATGGTGCGTTTATAACCGGATTACCGGCTGGATACAGTAATGCCGACACACAGAACTATTTGGCCAACACTGGCAACATCCAGATCAATTGGACCAATGGTGGAGTTTTAATCCAAGGTTCTAATACTGCTAACAGTAAAACAGGCTTTACTACTGTAACTTCTAATTCTACCTCGGCCACAACACTGGTAAGTATTGATGCAGAAACTAATGATGCAGTACAGTTTTTAATCAAGGGACAAGATACCGTGAGTGGTGCTTATCAGGTTAGTAAAGTTCATAGCTTGACTGATGGCTTAACAACGCTAGACTATGCTACGTTTGGAGATGTGGCATTGTTAGGTGGTTGCGGCACTATACAGGTATCTTTAAGTAGTGGTAATGTTGTGCTACAGGTAACACCAAAATCAGCCAACACCATGACTTGGACAGCAACTTATACCAGTATTTAAAAGGTAGCCAATGGCTAAGAAACAGTTTAATGCCACTGGGGGTCTTAGTGTAGGTAACATTATTAGCCCTATTAGCGTTATTGACGCTAATGGGGCCATTAATACACCGGCTAACATCACCGGCAATTATTATTTTGGTAACGGAGCATTTTTAACTGGCATCAATGCCGGAAACATTGAAGGCTCATACGGCAATGCCAATGTAGCCGCTTATCTGGCCAGCAATAGTAATATTGACATAGCTATTGGCACAGGCAACATCACCACACGTGGCAATGTCTCGGCCGATTATTTTATTGGCAACGGTGCAGGCCTGACTGCCGTTAGAGCCAATGGTAATAACTTCCAAATACAGTATAATAAAAATAATCTTTTATCAACAGATAATCAGTTTTACTACGACGATGCCAATGCTGGCGCATTGTATATCAACTACACAGGCGGTGGTTCTTTATGGACCGACGATGTAATTTCCAGTAACAGTGTCACTGCTCTAGGTCCGGCCAGCATCGGGGGCAATGTTGTAACCTTTGAAAATTTTGTGGGTAATGGTTACTATATCACTGCCCTCGAATACAGCAATATCAACAATGCCTACAGCAATACCAATGCCGCTGCTTATCTAGCCAGCAACGCTAATGTAACGATCGTAACCACTGGTAATATCACTACCGCAGCCAATGTCTCGGCCAACTATGTTATAGGTAATGGTGCGTTTTTAACTGGATTGGCTGCTGGATATAGCAATGCTGATGTAGCAAATTATTTGGCCAGTAATGCAAATATCAATATTCTTATCGGCACAGGCAATGTAACCACCCAAGGCAATGTGGCGGCTAACAATTTTGTTGGCACAGCGGGTTCCAACATAGAATTGATTGCAGGTAGTTCTACCTGGACATTTGACAATACCGGCAATCTAACATTGCCTTCTAACTCAGTTGATATCTACTATGCCAACGGTGATCCTATAAATCTCGAAGGCAACTACAGCAATGCCAATGTAACAGCTTATCTCGGCATATTCAATGGCAATATACTGGCTGGCAATCTAGAAGTTTCCAACAATGCAGTTATCAACGGTAACTTGACAGTACTTGGCACCACTACTACGATCAATGCCAACACACTGAATATCAGTGACAAAGATATTGTCATAGCCAATGGTGCAACTACACAGGCACAGGCCAATGGCGCTGGTTTAATCATTGGCAGCAACATCGCTAATATCTTATACAGTGATGTGGCCAATGCCATGATCTTCAGTGGTAACGTCACCACAGCAGCAAATATACAAGCAGGTTATGTTCTGGGCAATGGTCGATTCTTGTCTGGTCTACCCGAAGCATACAGCAATGCCAATGTGGCCTCATACCTGCCTACCTACACAGGCAACATCTCGGCTGGTAATATCAATGCTACGGGCAATATATCAGCCAACTATTTCATTGGTAATGGCAGTCAACTGACCGATCTTATTGCCACTGCCAATTTAACTGTATCAAATACTGCGCCGCTGAATGCCACACAAGGCGACCTTTGGATACAGGCCAACACTGGCATACAGTATTTTTACTTTACAACCCCAGCCGGCAACAGCCAGTGGGCCGAGATGGAAGCTGCCACAAGCTTCAGTTCATCATCGGCTGAGGGAAATGGCAACTATGGTAATTCTAATGTGGCTGCTTATTTGGCCAGCAATGATAACGTAACTATCACTACCACAGGTGCTATCACAACCAATGGAAACTTGTCAGCGAGTATAGTGCGTGCCGGCAACATTTATCCTGTATACTCCAACGGTGTATTATCTAACAATGTAGTAGACATTGGTAGTGCTCAATATCAATTCCGCAACATCTATGCCAACACGATTGTCACCCCCGGTGGCATCTCGGGCAATACCACAGAAATACAAGGCAGCACCACTGGCAGTGGCGTAGCATTTATAGATTCTGGTTCAGGAGCACTGGCTGATATCAGTGCTGGTGACAGCAGTTTTACTGGTAATGTTTCGGCCGATGGATTTATTCAAACAGATTTGTACATACAAGCCACAGGCAATATCATTTCGGGCGGCAATGTCAGTGGCACTTACATTTTAGGTAATGGATATTTCCTTACCGGTGTAGGCGCAGGAGCCGCATATGGCAACTCAAATGTGGCTGCATACTTGCCCACTTATACAGGCGCTATCAATTCCTTGACAGGTAATGTCACTACCACTGCCAACGTACAAGGCGCATATGTCTTGGGCAACGGTGCATTCTTGACTGGTATTTCCGGTGGGTCGGGCAACTACAGCAATGCCAATGTGGCTGCATATCTTCCCACTTATACTGGTACGGTTGGTGCCACCACAGTCACAGCCACTGGCAATGTCAATGGTGATAACATCAATGGCGTGATACGTCCCACAGCCGGCAGCGGTGAAGCCGGAATCATGTTCCCGACCAACATCGGCGGCGGCACAGGCGACTCAGCCAATATCAAATACTATGTAGTCACAGGACAAGACACAGTATTGGAGTTGCAGGTCACAGACAATTCAGCTGATAAAATTTACCTAAATGCTTCAGGTGGTACCAATGTTGCCACATCTTTGAATGTCAGCGGCGGCATCACCGGCACCACTGTCACAGGCACCAGTTTTGTTGGCAATGGCTCGGCCTTGTTTGGTGTCAAATATGCCAACATTACCGGCGCTTATGGTAACAGTAACGTAGCTGCATATCTGCCCGATTACACAGGCAATTTAAACATCAACGGTTTAACAGTATCTGGTATAGCCAATCTTGGACCTGCCGGCAATGTCAAGATATCAGGCGGCAATCTTAACTACTATCTTACTTCGGATGGTTCAGGGGGCCTGGCCTGGGCTGCTGGTACTAGTAATATCACAGGCAACGGATCAGTGGCCGGTGCCGATCAACAGATACAATACAACAATGGTACCGGCAATTTTGCTGCCAGTGCAGCGCTGAGATTTGATTATACTTCCAACACATTGATAGTTGGTGGTAATCTCTCGGTTGCCAATATCAATGCAACAGGCAATATCTTTGGTATAAACGAAGATCAAGTGGCTATTGCTGTGATGGGCAACGAGTGGACCTTTACTCAGGACGCTTACTTAAATTTACCCGTTAACTTTTTTGCAGTAAGATATGCCAACGGCGCCAATGTTATATTGGGCGATACATACAGCAATTCCGCAGTCAGCAATTACCTCGGCAGCAATTCTTCGGTTACCATATTGACCACCGGCAATATTACCGGTGGTTATATCTTGGGCAATGGTAGATTCTTGACCGGCATCACAGCCTATACCAATGCCAATGTAGCTAGCTATCTACAGACCTACAATGCCAATGCCTTGTTTGGTAACGTGACGGTATCTCAGGATGCCATAATCCAAGGCAACTTAACAGTCCTTGGTACCACCAACTATAACAACACTACAAATTCTATCATTGATGCGTATCGAGTAATAGTCGCCAACTCAGCCAACACAATCTCACAATTGAACGGTGCTGGACTACAGATAGGTAATCTGGCCAGCGGCAACGTGGAGTTCATTTACGATTATACCGCCAACATCATGACATTGAGCCATGGTGCTAATATCGCCAACATACTCAATGTATCGGGCAACACCAGTGCCACTTATTTCCTAGGCAATGGTAGATTCCTGTCAGGCCTGGGAGAAAACTACAGCAACGCCGACGTTTCGGGATTCTTGCCCATATACGGTGGCAATGTCAGAGCTGATTACACTATATCTAATGTTACCTATAGTGGTAACATATTACCAATGTATTCCAATACCACCTTGGCCAACAGCACAGTTGATATTGGCAGCGAAACTTACTTCTTTAGCAACGTTTACGGCAACAAATTTACAGTGCCCGCAGGTGCCGCTGGTAACAACAGTGCCATACAAAGCGGAGAAAACTATGATGGGTTCATGTTTGTTGATACCGTCACGGGACAGTTGGCTTCTCTAGAAGCCGGAGACGCATACTTTGGCAATCTAACAATTTATAGCGATTTTGAAATTGGCAACAATCTACAGGTAGTCGGTAATGTCAATTGTTTAAGCAACGTTACCGCCATAAACTTCATAGGCAATGGATCAGCGCTATTTGGTATCCAGTATAGCAATATCATTGGAACCTATAGCAACAGTAACGCAGCGGCCTATTTGCCCACATACACAGGCAATCTAGTGTCCTTGACCGGCAATGTCACTACCACTGCCAATATTAGATCAAACTACAATATAGCCAATTTGACACGCACAGGCAATATACTGCCGGTATATTCTAATGCGGTATTGGCCAACAATTTCGTAGACATCGGCAGCGCCCAATATCAGTTCCGCAATATCTACGCTGATAAATTGGTCACACCCAGTGGCGTGACAGGCAATGCCACAGAAATACAGAGCAGCACATCGGGCAGCGGCATAGCATTTATAGATTCGGGTTCAGGACAGTTAGCAGCAATTTCTGCCGGGGACAGCAGTTTTACCGGCAACGTTGAAGTGGATGGATTCATACAAGCTGATCAGTATATTCAGGCCACAGGTAATATCATTGCAGGTGGTAATGTCACTGGCTCTTACATTTTAGGTAATGGTGCATTCCTAACAGGAATAGACGCTGGAAATATCATAGGCGGCTATGGTAACAGTCAAGTGGCTGCTTATCTACAGGTATACAATGGCAATGCTTCGTTTAGCAATGTCAGTGTTTCTAGAGATATGGTGGTGTTGGGCAACTTGCGTGTTGAAGGAAACACCACCGAAATTAATGTTTCTAACATATTCTTGGCCGACAAAGACATCATAGTTGCTGCCAACGCCACGGCCACCTTGTCAGATTTGGACGGTGCTGGCATACAGATTGGTAATAGAACAGCCGGCGGTAACATCACTTTCTTCTATGACAGCAGCAGCAACGTCATGGAATTAAGCCATGGCGCCAATATTTCCAATAGATTGGAAGTGTTTGGAAATATCAGCGGCTCTAACATCAATGGCGTGATACGTCCCACAGCCGGCAGCGGTGAAGCCGGAATCATATTCCCTGCCAATCCTGGTGGTGGTACTGGTGATCTAGCCAGCATCAAATATTATGCATCGGCTGGAGAGAACACTGTACTGGAGTTGAATGTCAACAACGACAGTACCGATACGATTTACTTAAATGCTTCGGGTGGTACCAATGTTGCCACATCGTTAACAGTGGCTGGAAACATAGTTGGCGGCAATATCACAACAGCAGCCAATATTTCAGCAGGTAATCTAAGCGTAGTCAACATACAAGTAACTGAAATTGATGTCACTGGTGGAGCTTTAACCATCAATGCCACTGGTGATATTGTAACCACTGGCAATTTACAAGTAATCAACATTGATGTCAATGACATCAATGTTGGCGGCAATGCATTGACTATCAATACCACTGGTGACATAGTTACCACGGGTAATTTACAAGTGGTGGATATCGATGTTACCAATATCAACGTGGGGAGCAATGCCTTAACCATCAATGCCACTGGTGATATTGTAACCACTGGTAATCTGCAGGTCAACAATGTTGATGTCAATGTTATTAATCTTGATCAAGGCACTATCACTAGTAATGTTACCCAGGTTTCAATCGCTGCTGGTAATCGCACTTGGATCTACGAAACCAGTGGCAATTTGTTATTGCCGGGCAATATTGTTCCGGGTGCTAATTCTAACAACACATTAGACATCGGCAGCAGTGGCACACAGTTCCGCAGAGTCTATGCCAACAACTATGTTACCCCAGTGGGCACATCAGGTGGCCCAACACTAATCCAAAGTAATCCCATTGGCAGCGGTATAGCGTTGATAGACTCGATATCTGCGCAACCCACGCAGATTTACGGCAATGGATTTATCACACCCAGCGGTGCTGTTGGCAATGCCACACTGATACGCAACAATGCTACCGGTCGTGGCATATCCTTTGTTGATAATAACACGGGACTACTGGTACCAATTTCTGCCAGCGATTCTTCGTTGTCGGGCAACTTGACGGCCAATGGCTATATCCTGGGCGGCAACCTCAACATCGGTAGTGGCGCGCTGACTATCAATATCCTGGGAGACATAGTCACAACTGGTAATTTACAAGTCAATGACATAGATGTCAATGACATCATACTAGGGCTAGGCACCATAACTGGCAACAGTACCTCTATATCGTTGACATCCGGTAGCAGCACGTGGATATTCAATGATGCTGGCAATTTCATCATACCCGGCAATGTTTTAGCCAGCGATACAATTTATATCAACAATGGAGTTGGTAACACCACTATCCAGTTGGGTAAATCTGGATTTATAACCGCGGTTGGCAACATCACCGGTAATTACATTTTTGGTAATGGCGCATTCTTGACTGGTATCGCAGGCGGTGGTGGCTCATATGGCAACTCCAATGTTGCTGCCTACTTGGCCAGCAATGCCGCTGTAACCATACTGACCACTGGCAATATCACCACTGCAGCCAACATTTCAGCAAATAATCTAGTTGGAACCAGTAATAATGTTGAACTAGTTGCCAATGGATATACCTGGACATTCAACAACACAGGCAATATTGTATTGCCGGGCAACACTTTTGCAGTCAACTACGCTAACGGCACACAGGTATCATTGGGTGGTAGTGGTGGCTCATACAGCAACGCAGATGTTGCCAACTATCTTGCCTCAAATGCTGCTGTAACCATACTGACTACGGGCAATATCACTACCTCAGCCAATGTGTCCGCAAACAACATTGTAGGATCTGGAACAAACACCACTATCACCACCAATGGATATCGTTGGTCGTTTAATAACGCAGGTAATTTAGTATTACCAGGTAATACATTTGCAATCAACTACGCCAACGGCACACAGGTATCACTGGGTGGTAGTTCATCCTACAGCAATGCCAATGTCAAATCATATCTAGCCAATTTTGACGGTAACATCATACCAAGTGCCAACGTCACATACGATCTAGGTAGCAACACCAATCGCTGGAATGATCTATACCTAAACAACAGCACTGTCTATATTGGCGCACAAGAAATCACAGCCAATGAGAGTGCCACAGTATTCTCTGGTAATATTGCAGCCAACTATCTATTGGGTAACGGCGCTCTATTAACTGGTGTGGCTTCTTCCTATGGAAATGCCAATGTAGCTGCATATCTGCCCACTTATACTGGCGCCATTGACTCACTGGGTGGCAACGTCACTACCACTGCCAATGTAACAGGTAATTTCTTAATAGGCAATATCAGATCTGCCACTGGTGGATATAACGACGCCAATGTTGCGGCCTATACAGGTGCGCTGACCAATCTCACTGGCAATGTAACCACTACCGCCAATGTGTCTGGTGCTTACATACTAGGCAATGGCTACTTTGTTTCTGGCATACAATATAGTAATATCATTGGAGCATACAGCAACACTAATGTTGCCAACTATCTGGCCAGCAATGCCAACGTAACGATATTAACCACTGGTAACATCACAACCACGGCCAATATCACGGCCAATAACTTTATAGGTAGCGAAGTCAATACCAGTATTACTGCTGATGCTTATGTCTGGACATTTAATAACACAGGTAATTTAGTATTACCCAGCAATACCTTTGCAATCAACTACGCCAATGGCACACAGGTATCACTGGGTGGCGATTACAGCAATGCCAATGTGGCCAACTACTTGGCCAGTGGATCATTGACCAGTAATATCATCACAACAGGTGATATTTCAGCTAATAATTTAACTGCCAGTAATGTTGTCACGGCCGAATTCTTTTATGGCGACGGCATCGGTATTGGCAATTTACAATTGTTTAATTTAACTTCAAACATATCTACCACTGGTAATGTCACTGCAGGCAATTATTTTGGCAATATTAGAAACACCACCGGTGGCTACGGTGACGCCAATGTAGCAACTTATCTACCTACATATACAGGCAATGGTTCGTTCGGCAATCTCCAAGTAACTAACAACGTCGTAATTTTCGGCAACTTACAGGTCTTGGGCAATACTACTACCATTAACGCCAACACCTTATCTGTCAATGACAAAGATATCATAGTAGCCAATAATGCTGTTACTGCCGACGAACTCGACGGCGCTGGTCTGCAGATAGGCAACTTGGCATCGGGTAATATACAGTTCTTCTACAATTTTGCTAGCAATGTCATGACGCTGAACCGTGGGTTAACGGTGGCCAACAATTTAAGTGTCGTAGGTAACATCATCGGTCCTGCAGGTAATATGCAGATTTCTGCAGGTAATATGCAGATTTCTGCAAGTAACATACTATTAGTAGCCGGCAGTAGTACATTGACATTTAACGCCGCAGGCAATGTCACAGGATCTAACAATATCACAGCCAATTACTACTATGGTGACATCAGCAACACCACTGGTGGGTACGGTAATAACAGTGTCACAGGTTTTCTTGGCAGCAACAGTTTTGTGCCCATTATTACCGCAGGTCAAATCGTTACTCAAGCCAATCTATCAGCAGAATACTTGTATGGCAATGGTTACTTTCTCACTGGCATCGCAAGTAACTATTCAAATGCCAATGTTGCCGCGTATCTGCAGGAGTTCCCCGGAAATATCATACCTGCGGCCAATGGCGCATACAATCTTGGCAACAACACTCGTCGCTGGAACGATGTATACATCAACAACACACTTTATCTGCCGTTCCAAACATTGACCAGCAACAGCACACGCATCATCGCTTCCAGCAGCATATCGGCCTATGACTTTATATCTACCAACGATATCACTGCCGCAGCCAATATCACAGCCACCGGCAATGTTTCGGGAAGTTATGTACTAGGAAATATTAGATTCTCCACAGGTGGCTACAATGATGCCAACGTTGCGGCCTATACAGGTGCGCTGATCAATCTCACTGGCAATGTCACAACCACTGCTAATGTACAGGGAGCCTACATATTAGGCAACATCAGATTTGCCACAGGTGGATATGACGACGCCAATGTTGCGGCCTATACAGGTGCGCTGACAAACCTCACTGGCAACGTCACCACTACTGCCAACGTACAGGGCGCATATGTCTTGGGCAACGGTGCTTTCTTAACTGGTATAGCGGCAGGTTATAGCAATGCCGATGTTGCCAACTACTTGCCTACCTATACCGGCGCCCTGCCCAATCTCACAGGTAACGTCGTTACCACTGCCAATGTACAAGGTGGTTACATACTGGGCAATGGATATTTCTTGTCAGGTATTTCTGGTGGTGGAGGCAGCACATATGGCAATGCCAATGTAAGCGACTACCTGGCTTCAAATGCAGCAATAACTATACTGACCACTGCAAATATCACTACCGCAGCCAACGTGGCTGGTACCTACTTTATTGGTAACGGCGCATTCTTAACTGGAATCTCAGCTGGTAGTTCCTACAGCAATGCCAATGTAGCAGACTATTTGGCATCTAACGCAGCAGTCACTATCACCACCACTGCCAATATCTCCAGTTCGACCAATGTCAATGCTGGTAATTTCTCAGGCACCGGTGTTAATACCAACATCAGAACTGGCAGTCAGCTCTGGACCTTTGGCAGCACTGGTACCCTTACCATACCAGGCAATGTCAATGCCAACAATTACTATATCAATAATCTCACCAACCCAGTACAAGATCAAGATGCTGCCACAAAGATCTATGTTGATAACCTGGCCAGTACATCCATTTCCTATCACGAAGCTGTGTTGGCAGCCACCACAGGTACCTTGGCTGATGCCACAGGCGGTACCATAACTTACAATCAGGTCAACGGCGTAGGCAACGGTATAGGTGCCACGCTGACCACCACTGGTAGTTTCAATCTCATTGACACAGCCAATGTACAGACAGCCAACACTCGTATCTTGGTCAAGAACGAAGCCAATGGCGCACACAATGGCGTGTATGTGTGGTCCAACGCCACAGCTATCACCAGGGCTTCCACAGAAAACACCGCTGGTTTGGCCAATGTAGATGCCTTGGGCATCAACGACTACTTCTACACCACCGGCGGCAATGTCAACAAAGGCTCGGCCTTTATTGTTGATGCGCCAAATACTGCCATAGTTTTTGGCACCAGCAACATACAGTTTGCTGTGTTCAGCCAAAGCCAGGTATATTCGGCCAACACCGCCGCAGGTATCAGTCTTGCCACTACCACTATTTCTGCCAAGGTAGACAACAACACCACGGCGTTTGACGGCGGTGGCAACATCTCGGTCAAGGCCGGTGCCAATCTGGTCACACCCAACATTGGTGCTGCCACAGGCACCAGTTTAAATGTCACAGGCAACATCACCAGCAGTGCCAATATCAGTGCTGCTAATTTCGTAGGCGGTAGTGCCAGCAATACCACTATCAGGACTGGAGTCTATAACTGGACTTTTGGCAACACTGGAAACTTCACACTGCCCGGAAACACTTTTGCAGTCAACTACGCTAACGGCACACAGGTATCATTGGGTGGTAGTGGTGGCTCATACAGCAACGCAGATGTTGCCAACTATCTTGCCTCAAATGCTGCTGTAACCATACTGACCACTGGCAATATCACTACGTCGGCCAACATAACTGCCAATAACTTCATAGGAGCAGCAGGATCAGATCCCAACGTGGGTTTGATAGCAGGCACATATACTTGGAATTTTGACAACACTGGCAATTTGACATTGCCTGGCAATACCTTTGCTGTAAACTATGCCAACGGCACACAGGTTTCATTATATGGCAATTCCAATGTAGCCACCTATCTAGCCTCAAATGCTGCTGTCACTGTACTGACCACTGCAAACATCACTACCACTGCCAACGTTGCAGGTAATTATTTTATTGGTAATGGCGCATTCTTGACTGGTATCGCAGGCGGTGGTGGCTCATATGGCAATTCCAATGTGGCCGATTATCTTGCATCAAATGCCGCTGTCACAATTTTGACCACTGCCAATATAACCAGTTCCGCAAATGTGGCTGCTGGCAATTTCGTAGGCAGTGCCAGCAACACCACTATCAAAACTGGTGCCTATACCTGGACTTTTGATCAGGCCGGCAATCTAAACATCAACTCGGCCAGCGGTACCATTGTAGGGGCCAATGCCAACACTACCATACAAACTGGATCCAATCGGTGGAATTTTGCTTCCGACGGCCAACTATATTTGCCGGGTAATATCGTAGCAGGTTACAGGGATATTCCACAGATTTCCTGGACTGGCACACCCACTATCGCGTTGGCGGATCTGGGCGAACACTATTATACTGCCTCAGGTGGCGTCACAATAAATATTCCAGCCAATAGTTCTGTGCCGTTGCCCATTGGTGCCGCTGTAACATTAATCAATCAAAGTGGAGCCAACTGTACTATCGGGGCCAACGCCGGTGTAACACTGTATCTAGCAGGCAATGCCACAACAGGCAATAGAACTTTGGCCTGGTATGGTTTTGCCACCTTGGTCAAGGTTGCCACTGACACTTGGTTTGTCAACGGCTCCAATGTTATTTAAAACTTTATTTTCAAAATCATGACAGGAATACTACAAGCAGTTGCATCAACCGGGCGGCAAGCAACAGCGGCCGGGGTACCAAATTTTCCCTTGAGTCTAAATGTCATGGCAGTAGCCGGTGGTGGTTCCGGTGGGCGTCGTGGTGCCGGTGGCGGTGGTGGCGGTGGTTGTAATTACAATGCTTGGAGCATCAGCGGACCTGGCACTGTGATATTCACCATTGGTGCCGGAGGCGCAGCTCCACCTGGGCCCGGAACCACCAGTGGCAATCCAGGTCAAAATACAACCATAACTTCGCCAGGACCTATTATTAGCATTGGAAGTGTCACTGCCGGCGGAGGTGGTGGTGGCGGTGGACGTCCCGGTGGTGGCAGTGCATCAGCAGGCGTAGCAGGACTTCCCGGATCAGGGCCTTTCCCTACCCCGGCCGGCGACGCACGTGGCGGTGGTGGTGGTGGCAGTGCTGGCAGTGGTGCTGGTGGCACTCAAGGCGGTGGTACTGGTGGCAGTTTCTCGACAGCTCCGTCTTCTCCTGCACCATTATTGCCCACCAGAGGTCCCACAAGTCGGCAGATTTCCAACGCAGGTGGTGGCGGGGGCGGCGGTGGCCCAATCCCAGTTAGTGGTACTGCTGGCTCAGGCGGCCCCTCCCCTGCATCGGTTCCGGCGCCGACCTGGCCCTCGGTAGTGGGGGCACCAGGTGGCGCAGCCGCTGGAGGTAGGACTTTACCCGGAACATTTTCTGCTCCAGGCGCTGATATTGGTTATGGTGGCGGTGGTGGTGGTGGTGGTGGATTCAATGGTGGCAGCGGGGGAGCAGGCCTTGATGGTGGTGGTGCCGGCGGCGCTGGCAGTGCAGGTGGCACAGCTGGATCAACCAATCGTGGTGGCGGTGGCGGCGGCGGTGGCAATACCGGCCTTCCTCCTAGTACGATTCCAACACCAGCAGGCGGTGCAGGTGGACCAGGCGTGGTTGTGATGTCTACTATTACCGTAGGACGACCAGCCGTTGGAACATTCAATCCTGCTCCTGCTGTAACTATCGTAACTAATCCCAGCGGACGTGTGGTTTACACTATCACTGCACCCACTACCTGGACCATACCCGCATAATCAAGGACCCAACATGATAATTTCAGAAACCACTGTACAAAATGCCACAATGATTAATACCTTTGTACCCAATGTGTTATTAGAATACATAGTGGTTGGTGCTGGTGGAGGCGGTGGATTTGATGCTGCCGGCGGTGGTGGCGGTGGTGGTGTGCTAACCGGATCAACTCAGGTATCTTCGGCTCCGGCTGCATATCCTGTCACTGTGGGCACCGGCGGTGCTGGCCGGACAACCTCTCCATCCTCTGGAGGCTCTGGTGACAGCAGCACAGGTTTTGGATTGACGGCAGCCGGTGGTGGCGGTGGTGGCAGCCAAAACAGTTCAGGCACATCGGGAGCATCGGGCGGTGGTGCCGGTGCTGGTAGTGCTTATGCCAGTCAAACAGCCGGCTCAGGCAACACACCACCCACAAGTCCCCCACAGGGCAATCCCGGAGCAGTCAGTGCTCGTAACGGCGGTGGCGGTGGCGGTGGTGCTGGTGGTGCAGGATCTCCAGGTGTGGGCGGCAGCGGCACAGGCCCTGGCGGCGACGGTGGCGCAGGCTATACCTGGGTAGATGGTGTGATCTATGGTGCTGGCGGTGGGGGAGGATCTTCCGCGGGTTCAGGTGGCATCGGGGGAGGTACACCCACATCAGGTGCCGGTACCGGGGGCAGCAGCGGTGGTGGTGTGGTTGCAGCCACACCCGGTCGTGGCGGTGGTGGAGGTGGTGCTGGCGGAACAGGCACTTCACCCAATGCAGGTGGCACAGGAGGACCCGGCACAGTCATAGTTAGATACGAGGGCGGAACCAAGGGTACAGGTGGTGTCATTACCAGTTCAGGTGGCTATACATATCATACATTCACAGCACCTGGTACATTTACACTGACCTCTACCGTATAGGAAAATTATGTTATTCACTGGCATAACCATTAGTAATACCACGCTTTACAACCAGTACTTTCCACAGAGTTTTACTGTACGATATCTCGCGGTAGGTGCAGGTGGCGGTGGCGGCGATGACCAAGGTGGCGGAGGTGGCGGAGGCCGTGTGCTAGAAGGTGTGACCACTGTGTCCACGGGACCTTATGTGGTCACAGTTGGCGGAGGTGGCGGCGCCAGCACACGCGGAGCCAACACTGATATCACAGGTAGCGGTGTCACAGTGAGTTCTTTGGGCGGTGGTGGCGGTGGTGCCAGTTCATTTGCTGGAGCTACAGCGGCCACACCGGGAGCAGGTGGCGGCGGGCAAGGCGGTTACAACGCAGATGCTACCGTTGGTACTGGCACGTTTGGTGGCCCCGGCGGTGCTGGACAACGATTTTTGCCCAACACTGATGGAGCTGGCGGCGGAGGCGGAGGAGGAGGACCCATCGGCGCAGCGGGTTCGGCTGGTACAGCATCGCCCGCTACCACCGGCGCCCGTCTGGGTGGCCCAGGTGGTGCTGGATCTACCAGCAGTATCACCGGCACATCAACTTACTACGGAGGTGGTGGTGGCGGAGGTGCCGCTACCCAACTTCCTACACAACTTTTTTCATTTTCATCAGGCGGACTAGGCGGTGGTGGCAAAGGCGGATGCGCTGGTGGATTGGCACCTGCATTTGCGTCAACTCCGGGCAATGTCAACACCGGGGGCGGAGGTGGTGGTGGCTTGGGTGGCTCTCCTGCAGCAGCGGGAACAGGTGGTCCGGGCATAGTGATCTTCAGTTATGTTGGCTCGCAAAAGGCCACCGGTGGTACCGTATCCACAGTGGGCGGCAACACAGTGCATACTTTTACCTCATCGGGCACTTTCCAGGTTAGTTCTGCTTGAACGCAATGGATCTCAGCATAATCACGCGAGATACCTTTGGTGTTGTGATAATAAATATAACATAGGATATTCCTGAACAAATTATATGGCCACTATTGATTTTCCCTCGAACCCCAGTGTCAACGACTACTACACGTTTAATAACAAAACCTGGGTTTTCAACGGCCAAGGCTGGCAATTGGCTTCTACTGGTGCTATCAATGGCATTATTATCGGCAATGCCACCCCGGCTGCTGGCAATTTCACCACACTGGGCGCCACGGGCAACATCATTACCAGCGCCAATATTACCGCTAGTTATCTATTTGGTAACGGCAGCCAACTTACTGGCATCAATGCCAGCAGCGGCGGCAACCTACAAGTATTGACAAGAAGTATGGGGCTTGTAAACTTTGCCATCATATCCGGTTATCTAGTGGTATACGGACGTTCGGGAACTATCAACATACCAATAAGTGCATAAATATTAAAAAGACATACAAATGGCCAATTATTTTCCACTGATCGCTAACACTACTAGTTCACAGATTCAAGAAATCCCTGTGGGAAGTTTGCTTGACCTAAGCCAAAGTGGCATAGCCAATTCGGGTAACATCGCTGTCACTGGGGTAATTACTGCCACAGGCAATATTACCAGCAGCGGTAACATTTCGGGAACATATATATTAGGCAACGGTGCTTTCTTGACTGGCATTGTGAGCGGCAGCACCTACAGCAACTCAAATGTGGCTGCATACCTGCCCACATATACCGGCAATTTGGTTTCATTGACCGGCAACATCATCACCACTGCCAACATCACTGCCGCTTACGTTTTACCACAATCCAATGCTACCACAGATCTTGGCTCTAACACACTGCAATGGCGCAGTTTGTATGTGTCCAACAACACAATTTATATTGGTGGCGTATCGGTGGGCATTGCAGACGGACAATTGACAGTTGCAGGCAACACAGTGGTCACCGAAGGTACCACCCTTACAGGCAACATTGACACCTCGGGCAATATCACTGGTGGCAACCTAATCACCAGCGGAGCTATCATAGGTGGCGCGGCAAATGTCACATCCTTAGATTCATTCTCGGGTGGCACGGGCGGAGTGATAAGAGTAAAAAGAGGTGATGCAGTCACCACAGTGGAACTGGATGGATCGGGCACGGTCACAGCCAGCGCCAACATTACCGCTGGTGGCTTCAGTACCACAGGTAACCTAACAGCTGCATATCTATTGGGCAACGGTGCATTTATAACAGGTCTACCCGCAGGTTATAGCAACGCAATAGTAGCCAACTACTTGGCCAGTGGTTCATTGACCAGCAATATTGTTACTACAGGTAATATCGCCGCTGGTAATATTGCAGTAACTTCTCTTATAACAACTGATAATCTTAATGTTGGCACACTGTTGGATGTCAAAGACGTCAATCTCACAGGGCAAGTATTAACTGATATAAATCTTGCCGGCAACGTCAATCCTGGCAACGTGAATGCTCTTGGTAATGTAAGCGGTCAGTATCTTAATGTTTCTGCAAATGTCAATGCTGGTAATCTTCAGGTTACCCATAATGCAGTAATACTAGGTAACCTGCGGGTTGAAGGTACCACAACTGAAATCAATGTTGCAAATATATTCTTAGCAGACAAAGACATCATCGTTGCTGCCAATGCTAATGCCACTTTGTCAGATCTTAACGGTGCCGGCCTACAGATTGGCAATATCTCCTCTGGTGGCAACATCACATTCTTCTACAACAGTACCAGCAACACCATGGCACTCAGCCACGGTGCTAATATTGCCAATATCTTGACAGTCACTGGCAATATCAACGCTTCGGGCAACATTTCTGGTTCATATCTACTGGGCAACGGCAGCCAGCTCACAGGCATTTCCAGCGGTGGCGCCACCATAGCCGATGATACCACAACCAACAGCAACTACTATCCGGTGTTTGCCACTGCCACTTCGGGCTCGCTGACCACTGCCACCATATCGTCAACCAAACTCACATTCAACCCCAGTTCAGGCACACTCACAGCCACGGATGTCAACACTTCTTCAGACCGTAATTTCAAGAAAAATGTCAAGAACATCAAATCGGCCTTGAGCAAAATAAATAGCATACAGGGCGTGAGTTTCAAGTGGAAAGAAACTGGTAACAAGAGCTATGGTATCATAGCCCAAGATTTAATCCAAGTGTTACCCGAGTTGGTACACTCAGAAGAACGCGGATTGACAGTGTCTTATCTGCCTTTGATAGCCATACTGATCGAGGCCATCAAAGAACAGCAGCAACAGATTGATCAGTTGAAAAATACAAAGCCTAGTTAAGGACAACGAAGATGGCTATCAAAGTCGCAGGAACCACAGTAGTAGATGACAGCAGAAATTTATGTAATGTAACCAATTACAATAAATCTGGCAGCAACTTTTTTGCTGGCAACGGTGCCGGTGCAGCCCTAACCACTGGCACATACAACACTGTGATCAGTCCCAACGCTGGTGCTTGCTTGACCATTGGTAGTCACAATCTCATGATCGGCCGCGCGGCTGGTGGTCGCACCACAACAGGTTGCTATAACACGTTCCTGGGCCAATATGCTGGTCGATTCAACACCACTGGCAGTCGCAATATCTTTATTGGACAGTATGCTGGTCAATGCAACACCATTGGCAGTAGAAATTTCTTTGCTGGTCATTGCGCAGGTATGTGCAACACCACTGGCAATAATAACAATGCCTTGGGTTGGGCTGCTGGATTTAATTTAAGTACTGGTAGTTACAACAATATGATAGGTGCTTTTGCAGGTCAGTGCAATACCACCGGTTCATGCAATGTCTTTATTGGATATGCCGCAGGCAGATTCGCAGCAGGATTTTGCAATAATATCGGTATTGGAACCTATGCCGGGGCAGGCGCAGAGAACTGCGTTGGCGCAAAAGATAACATATCTATTGGTAGAGACGCCGGACGTGCCATCAGCACTGGTTGCTATAACACATTTATTGGATTCCGCGCTGGCTGTCTAAATAACACAGGAAGTCAAAATACTTTTATCGGACTGTATGCCGGTAGAAATAACACTGTTGGTAGTTGTAATACTTTTATTGGAGGCTGCGCTGGGTTTTCTACTACCACCGGCAAAGAGAATGTATTCATTGGACCACTAGCTGGTTGCCAGAATACCATTGGCCAATACAACGTTTACATTGGTCGCCAGGCTGGACGTTGCAATATCACTGGCAGTTACAATGTCTTTATTGGCAAAGATTCAGGCTTTGGCAATGCTAGCGGACAAAGAAACGTATTCATTGGAGAGTGTACTGGTGCCAGAAACACCTTTGGATCATGCAACGTATTTCTTGGACAATATGCTGGCTTTTGTAATCTCACTGGTACAAATAACATCTATATCGGCAAAGATGCCGGCAGACTGGGCACAGCTGGCACAGATAACTTTTTTGCCGGTGCATGTGCTGGTCGCAACACCACCACCGGCACCTTTAATACGTTTATTGGTCGCAATGCCGGCTGCTGCAACACCATTGGCTCAAACAATGTCTTAATAGGTCAAAACAGTGGACGTTGCATTACCACCGGTGTCCATAACATAGCTATTGGTAGTTATGCTGCTTCTTTTATTACCACTGGTACCAACAATTTCTTCGCTGGAGCCTATGCAGGTCAGTCCACCACCAGTGGCACATACAACACCATGATTGGTCGTGCTGCTGGCATCTTCAATACCTTTGGCTGCCACAACTTTTTTGTTGGAGTCAGTGCTGGCCGCGCAAATACCTCTGGCAGTTGTAACATCGCCATTGGTCGTTATGCTGGATTTGCGACCACGATTGGAACCAACAACATCTTCGTTGGTGCCAATGCAGGTTGTTGTAACAGCACTGGTGCTAAAAATATATTCATTGGTTGCAATGCTGGCTGTGCTGTAACAACAGGTGTATGTAATGTCATAATTGGGTCTGCTGCCAGTTGCTTAGTTGGCACAGCAGGCATGCAGAACATAGTAATGATCGGCGAAAGGACCAACGGCTTTCCAAGGTTGTGCATCAACGACACTGGATTATATGTGAATGGATCACAGTTATCCTCGCCTTTCAATTCCTCTGGAACAGTTATCTATGGTGGTGGCAGCAACGGCACCGCAGGCCAATACAATACATTCATTGGAAAATATGCCGGCTGCTTGGTTGCCAGTGCCAGTTGTCACAACTTCTTTGTGGGTTGCAGTACAGGTCGATACACCACCACTGGTGTTTGCAACACCTTTATTGGAAGAGGCGCCGGTTATTGCAACACCATTGGCAGCAACAATCAATTTATCGGAGCATATGCAGGTCGACGCAACACCACTGGTGCTTGCAATATCTTTATTGGCTTGGGTGCTGGATGTTCGGTAGTATCGGGATTTGAGAACACTATAATTGGTAATTATGCAGGTAGCGCAGGTCTTTGCTGTACTGTGGTCATTTCCGCAGGTGGAACCACGAGATTGTGCGCCAACGCCACTGGCCTGTATGTGAATGGCACATTGGTGGGCGGTGGCGGTGGTGCCATGTTGGTTTGTGGCACACGCAATATCGTGAGCTGCATCTCGGGCAATGGCGGCACTGGCACAGACAATTTCTTTGCAGGGCAGTGTGCGGGTTCAGCCAACACCACTGGCGCAGACAATGTCTTTATAGGCGCCTGTGCGGGATGTAAAAATATTACTGGTGCAAACAACATAGTTTTTGGCAACTGTGCGGGCGCCGGCAATTGCAGTGGAAATCATAATTTCTTCGCTGGTCAATGTGCTGGCTTTACCACAATTACAAGTCATAACATCTTTGTTGGCCAGTTTGCTGGTCGTAGTAACGAATTCGGAACGCATGATATATTCCTGGGCAGTTGTGCAGGCCAATGTAATGTCTCTGGCAACTATAACCTCTATGTTGGTAGGTATTCTGGATGTAATCATGTTCGTGGTTGTCGAAATATCTTTATTGGTGACACTGCTGGTAGAGGTGCAGCAAATGCCAGCGGTTCCTATAACATAGTCATTGGAGCCTGCGCAGGTTGTAGTATAACTTCGGGTGATGTTAATACATTAATCGGTGGCGCCGCTGGACGATATGTATCGTTTGGAACAAGGAATGTACTTATAGGCGGTGGTGCAGGTTATTTTCTAAACAGCGGTAGTTGCAACGTTATGGCAGGAGTAGATGCAGGCTGCTCAGTAACCACAGGTATATGTAACGTAATCATAGGTACAGGTGCAGCATTGGCAGGCTCAGCTGGGTTGAGCAACACAGTGATCATTGGTGACAATGGGTCAGGCACAGCAAGATTGTGCGTAACGGCTTCGGGATTGTTTGTAAACGGTTCCGCTGTAGGCGGAAGCAGTGTATTTGTGGCCTGTGGCACAAGAAACATCACCAGCTGTATTTCGGGCAATGGTGGTAGTGGCAACAACAACTTTTTTGCAGGTTTTTGTGCAGGTACCTGCAATGGCTTTGCTGGTGGTTATTATGGCGAGTTCAACTTCTTTGCCGGTGCATGTGCTGGTTTCCGCAATACAGCTGGATGTCACAATGTCTTTATAGGACGCAATGCCGGCTGCTGCAACACCACCGGAAGATGCAATACGTTTATTGGTTGTAATGCAGGTGCTAATCACACCACCGGACGCGGCAATAACTTTATTGGTATGTCTGCAGGTTTTTGCAACACCTTTGGTAGCTTTAACGTTTTCCTTGGCCACTGCGCCGGTTTTTATAATACCACAGCCAGCGGCAATTTCTTTGTGGGGCTACAAGCAGGATTAAGAAATACCGGTAGTTATAACACAATATTGGGCTATTATGCGGGACGTTGCCAAACCTCTGCCAGTCATAACTTTATGGTTGGTAACTGCGCTGGGAATTTTACTACCACAGGTGGTTATAATATTTTTATGGGCAGAATGGCTGGTTACTGTAACGGTACCGGTACTCACAACTTTGTGGCTGGTCAGTGTGCTGGTTATAACAGTACCAGCGGCAGTGATAATACTATCCTTGGCAGGTCCGCAGGTTTTTGTAATAGCATTGGTACATACAACTTCTTCGCTGGCAGATGTGCTGGCTACGGCAACACCACTGGCGTTAAAAATACCTTTATTGGTTGCAATGCAGGGTGCGCAGTAACCACTGGTGTGTGCAATGTGATCATTGGTGCTGGTACAAGTTTGGCGGGAACAGCCGGCCTCTCCAATACTGTAATCATTGGCGACAATGGGTCAGGTACAGCAAGACTTTGTGTCACAGCTTCTGGATTGTTTGTGAATGGTGCAGCAGCAGGTGCAGGACCCATAACATATTGTGCTGGTACCTGTAATCTGTTCTTCTGCTGCAGTGGTATGAATGGACTTTGTGGTAGCCATAACATTATTTTTGGTTTTTGTGCTGGTAAATGTAATCAAAGTGTTGATCTTTTTGCAGCAGGTCACTGCGCAGCATTTAGGGGTCAGTACGCAGGCGGAACAATTGCCATTGGAAAATTCGCAGGACGTTGCTATACAACGGTAAACATCAGTATTGGCCAATATGCCGGCGGCGGTTCGATGGCTGCTGGCAATTATTCTAAATGTAATGTAAACATAGGACAGCGAGCAGGTGAATATAATACCGGCTCATATACCGTCATGCTGGGTACCCAGGCCGGTCAAAATAATCAAGGTTATGATAATATTTTTATTGGATGTCTTGCTGGAGTATGCAATACCACTGGCACTGGCATCTTTATTGGTAGTGGCGCTGGCCGCAAAAACTCCACCGGAAGTTATAATGTGTTTCTGGGCTTCCAAGCTGGCAATTGTAACACCACCGGTAACGGAAATCATTTTATTGGACACATGGCTGGCTGTGCCAACGTCTCCGGTACCCATAACCTCTTTATTGGATTCCAGGCCGGTCAGTGTAATACATTCGGTCGATACAATTCTTACCTGGGATTCTGCGCTGGAAAATGCAATGTCAGCGGATGCTACAATACCTTTATTGGTATGAAGGCTGGCTTCAAAACCACATTTGGTTGCAATTCGGTATTCATTGGTAGATATGCTGGACAGCTTAATACATCAGGTGGCTATAACATTTTTATAGGGCCCAACGCTGGCTGTAACAATTCCTTTGGTTGCAATAACATTCTCATAGGTTGTAATACAGGTTTGACTTCGGTTGGTTTGGCCAACATCACCACAGAATGTAATCGTATCATCATGGGTAACAATGCGCATACCTGTGCTCAGATACAGATTGCGTGGACTGCTGTGTCAGACTGCAGAGACAAATGTATCTATGGTCGTGTGCCACATGGCCGAGGTTTCCTGCAAAGCATCGAACCCATTGAGTATAGTTTCAAAGATCGCGAGTCAGGCTGTATCACTGATCCCGATGGCAAACGACGCTATGGATTCAGTGCTCAAAACGTCCTGGCCGCAGAAGGCGATTCACCAGTGGTGGTATCTGCAGACAATCCCGACAAACTGCAGATCACCAGTGATTACATGGTTCCCATATTGGTCAATGCTGTGAATGAACTTTCCACAGAAATTGAAAGTCTCAAGGCACGCATAGCAGCACTAGAAAGCCAATAATTTTTCCACTCGCGCCCAGGGTTGATACATAATATTAACCCTGGGTCGTATACCAGGATCCCAAGGATCCTTTTTTTATGGAAAAAACAACAAAACGAGTTTTGGTAGCAACTCCCTGCCTGGATCAAAAGGTAGATGCCTATTTTGTGCATAGTCTCTGCGAATCAATCAAACTGGGCCTGGCGCACAACATTGACATACGCTGCATATTTTTGGCCAACGAAAGCATCTTGCCCATGGCCAGGAATGAACTGTTTAATCTTGCCTACAAAGATGGTTATGACGCCATGGTATTCATCGACGATGATGAGTACTGGACCGCGCAGGTTTTGATTGACATTGTCAAGTCCAACAAGGATGTGATCACAGTACCAGTAGTCAACAAAGGCGACAAAGAACCCTTGACCTACAACATCTGGATCCCACAAAACATGGAAAAAGATCCCGCAGATGGTTATTTCAAAGTACAAAAAACCGGCACTGGTTTTCTCAAAATGTCTCGCAAAGTAGTTGAGGATCTTTGGACCAGCAATCCAGAACTAGAATTCCGTGGCAAAAAATTGCGCAACATCTGCGAATACAGTTCATTGAATGGTGGATTTGTTGGAGAAGATATCACGCTCAGCCGAAAGATATTGGAACTGGGCTATGATATCTGGGTCAATCCACACTACACAGTTTCTCACATTGGCAACAAAGTGTACAAAGGCGATTTCAAACAAGACAAAAAACTATGATAGATGTAGTGATTCCCACCATGTGGATGGTCAAGGACTTTGATCAGGCGCTAGAAATCTACGCCAATCACGACAAAATAGCCAAGATCATAGTGATTGATAACAATCGTAAATCTAGACCCCAATGGTCCGTGCTGAACCATGTGAAAGTAGAGTTAGTATCATACAATAAAAATATCTTTGTGAACCCTGCCTGGAACGAAGGTTACTATCGGGCTCAGTCACATGTCCTGGGCATCATAAACGATGACATTGTTGTATCAGCCGACGTGATTGACATGGTCAGCGATTTTCCATTTCAAGCCGGCGATCTCATTGGTGTGAATCTACGCGGCAGACAAAACAATTATCGCATAGACGATGTCATTGACACAGCAGAAGAAATTGTTAGATTAAATTACGATGACACCAAGCCCATTGGTGGCCAGGCCTGGGCATTTGGTATCTGTATGTTCATGATGAAACAATCTTATCAAGAGATTCCCAGTTTGTATCAGGTATGGTACGGTGACGACTATTTTGCACAACGAGCCAAACGTGTGTTTGCCATCAACAGCAACCGCATAAAAGGCACCATCTCAGAAACGCTGACCAAGTTCAATGATCCCGACAGTGAGATCAACTGCCGCATAGAACTAGACAGTAAAAATCTCTTGGCCTACGGACATTTTAAAAACAGCAAAAACTGGGATATTCCCCAGAACATGATTAATATGTACAGTAGGCAGCGGCTGGCAAAAAAGCTCAATAACACAAATGCCACGGTATTCGATCAGGAATATCACTGGGCTCGTACCAATGTGAGCGACATCAATGAAAATGTACACATACTATACGAGTTGGCCCAAGAGTGCAAGACAGTGGTGGAGTTTGGAGTCAGGACCGGCGTGAGTACTCGTGCATTCTTGGCCAGCGATGTTGAATTGTTGAGTTTTGATATTGAGTTGCATCCTAAGGTGCGCGAACTATTCCTCAAAGCCCAGGCACAGGGAAAGTCTGTTCAATATATCAAAGCCAATGTGCTGGATATAGAAGTCGAACCCATGGATTTGCTGTTTATTGACACCTTGCATACCTACGAACAGTTACAGAAAGAATTGGCCTTGCATGGCAACAAGGCCCGACGATACATAGCATTCCATGACACTTACACCTTTGGCCTGTGCGGCGAAGATGGTCGTGATCGCCAAGGCCTGCTCACTGCCATAATTGAATTCCTAATAAAAAATCCGCACTGGCGCTTCCGCATACATAAAACTAACAACAATGGCTTTACTGTGTTGGAAAGACATACACAAGGACTCAAATGAAATACAGCATTTTCCATGTACAAGGTGGTTTAGGCAAACACGTGGCAGCCACAGCCGTGGCCCGTACCATCAAGAACAATCATCCAGATCGCAAGCTCATAGTGGTGTGCGCCTATCCCGATGTGTTTACCAATCTAGATTTTGTAGACCGTGTGTACACCATTGGTGGTACAAGTTACTTTTATCAAAATTACATCAAAGATCAAGATTCTCTGATATTCCATCATGAACCTTACTTTACCACAGATCATATACACCAAAAATTACCATTGGTACAGACCTGGTGCAAGATGTATGGCATAGAATACAAAGGCGAAACTCCTGTGGTCAAACTCAACAAGTTGCAACAGGATCTCAGCAGGAAGTATTGGATACGCGGCACCAAACCCATCATGGTACTGCATACCAATGGTGGAATGATGACCACTGACGCCAAGGCCTATTCCTGGACCCGAGACATGCCGGAAAACATAGGACAGGCTCTGGTAGATCACTATCGCAAAGACTACACCATTTATCAAGTGACCAAAATAAACTCACCCAAACTCAAGGGTGCTCACCATGTGTTTGCTACCCCACAGAAATTCCTCAGCACCATGGAACTGTTTAGCCTGTTGCTGCACAGCCAAAAAAACATCCTGATTGACAGTTGTTTGCAACACACAGCGGCAGCACTGAGACGGCCTTCTGTGGTGTTGTGGAATGGCACCAGTCCCAAGGTGTTTGGCTATGACCTGCACACCAACATCTGCACCAAGATACCCTACGAATTCAAACTGCCGCACAGTTACTTGTTTGACTTTGACTTCAACGGCAACGAAGGCGAGTATCCCTTTACTGAAGATCAAGAGATCTTCAATGTTGAAGAAATTATCGCAGCCACCGACCAATTACAAGGACAATCATGACCAAGAAAAAGTATTATTTTATGTCGGGCCTGCCACGCAGTGGCAGCACCATGCTGTCGGCCATACTGAATCAGAATCCCAGATTTTATTCAGGACCCAGTTCACCAGTGGTGCCAACCATGCTGCTGTTGGAAGAAGCACTGAACCAAGACGAGTTGTTTTTGGCATTTCCCAAATATGATTTTGGACAAAAACTTATCGCTTCTGTGATAGATCAGTATTATGCTGACACAGACCGACCTGTGGTGTTTGAAAAGAATCGCAGTTGGGTCAATCGCATGAACTACATTCCTGGATACTTTGGTATTGAGCATCCTAAAGTGCTGTACCCTGTGCGTGATGTGGCAGAGATCTTGGCGTCTTTTATATCCATGATACATCGCAATCCGCACATAGTAAACGAGCGCATAAACTTTGTGGATCAGATGCTGATACGATCGGGCATAGCCCTCAATGACGAGAATCGCTGCAGGGCCATAGCCGGTCCTGGCATCTTGGGCCAGTCCTTTGATGGCTTGAAAAAAGCCCTTGCCGAAGGATATCGTGCCAACATACACTTTATCGAATATCGAGATTTGGTCACTGATCCTAGGGAGACCATGCAAAAAGTTTATGACTTCTTGGGTGAAACATACTATGAGCATGACTTTGAAAATCTAGTGAACATACATCAGGAAAATGATGCAGATGTTTATGGCTTTGAAGACATGCACGCTGTGAGAAAAGTGCTGAAATCCACTGCCAGTTATCCCGAAGATGTGCTGCCTAAAGAAATATTAGATGCAGTGGCCGGCCAAGAATTCTGGCGTGAAATAGATGATGTGCCATTGAACGAAGAGAATCTAGATCATCCACGTAACAGCACTCGGCCCAAACAGACTTTCTTCGGCGAAGTGATCGATGACGCAAAAGATTCGGGACCTACTTTTATCTAACTAAGTACAGTATTATACCACAAGGAGAAGTCCATGGAAGTAACCGTAAAATTAACCGTAGATCAACTGAATGCTATCTTGACAGCACTCAATGAACTGCCGATCAAAACTGGCTTTGGCCCAGTGATCCGTGACATCATTGAGCAGGTGCGTCCTCAGATCCCTGAGCAGGCTCCAGCAGAAGCAACAGATGCAGCCAATGATCAAACTGCAGACTCTGCAGGTCAAATCGTAAACTAATCAACCCAACTCAACATGGCACAGAGAATCTTGATCATGGGCTTGCCCGGTGCGGGCAAGACCTACTTTGCTGAACGACTCAAAACTTATTTGGAACAACACAGCGATCTGTATCACACCGACGCTGAAAACATCAGTGCTAGCCGTGCGCAGGTCAAATGGATTAACGCGGACGATGTGCGCAAAAAATACAATGACTGGGATTTCTCACACGAAGGACGCATACGCCAGAGTCTGCGTATGCGCGAGTTAGCAGATTCATTCTTGAATGATTTTGTGATAGTGGATTTCGTGGCACCCTTGCCCGAGATGCGCAACAACTTCAAGGCCGATTGGACCATATGGATTGACACCATTGAAAAAGGTCGCTTTGAAGACACCAACAAAGTTTTCACCCCACCCGAAGTCTACGACTTCCGCATCACTGAACAGGCAGCAGAAAAGTGGGCAGAGTTCGTGGGCAGCCATATCTTGGAAAACCGTCGCAGGCCCACGTTCGACTGGCAGCGAGAAACTGTGCAGATGCTGGGTCGCTGGCAGCCTTGGCATGCGGGCCATAGGGCCTTGTTTGAGCGTGCCATAGCCAAGACCGGTCAGGTTGCAATCATGATCCGTGACTGCCAGGGCTGGCAAGGCTCCAATCCTTTTGCTGCCGAGCAGGTCAAATCACTTATACGCCGTGATCTAGATCCTGTTTATCAAGGACAGTACGAAATCATCCTGGTGCCCAACATAGTGAACATCACCTACGGACGTGATGTAGGCTATCGAATCGAGCAAGAGTCATTCGACGAAGCCACACACGCTATTTCGGCCACAAAAATACGCCGCGAGATGGGCCTAGAGTAGGCAACACCGCAGTATCACAACGAAACAATCTGCCTTGCCATATTGGCTAGGGCAGATTTTCCTACAAATCTTCCCTGGGTTTATAAGCAATAAATAAGGTATATTATAGAATAGGCATATGATTATCCAAGGAATGAATCTAGTAAATTTCAACGTCACCAACATAGACGAACCACATCTTGCAATAGATTATATTGTGGTTGCCGGCGGTGGAGCCTATGATGGCGCTGGTGGCGGTGGTGGCGGTGGCGGAATTGGTACTACGCCCACTTCGGGTGCGTCTGGGGGTTCGGGTACAGTGATAGTTAGATACCCTGGTAGTACCAAAGCCACAGATGGAACAATTACCAGTGCAGGCGGTTATACGTATCATACCTTTACATCACCTGGTACTTTCACTGTCACAAGTATATCATAAACGAATATGAAATTAAACAAGGTAAAAATTAAAGGTACTTCGATATTCATCGGCGGGGAGCCTGTACCGGCTCCACCTTCGCCTAGTCCTAGTCCTAGTCCTAGTCCTGCAGATGTCACTTATCTAATGGTTGGTGGCGGTGGTGGTGGTGGCCAGCGCGGGGGCGGTGGTGGTGGTGGTGGTGGAGTTGTCACAGGTGTGTTAAATTTTGCTGGTCCGGGATCGGTGGCCATAACCATTGGTGCTGGTGGCTTGGGCGGTTCACAAACATCTGATCCGGCCTCGCCTGCTCTTTTAACCGACGGATCTCCGGGGTCAAATACTTTTGTTGGCACATCATTGGTTGCTTATGGCGGAGGAGGAGGAGGTGGTCGTGGTTGGGGAACCAATGGAACTTTAAGTTCTAATACCAGCAAAGGCATTCCAGGAGCAATTAACCAACCCCAGTTCATTCCAACAAGTAGCGGCGGGGGTGGCGGAGTTTCGTCATCAATACAAAGGCCGCCTACGCCTCAATTCTGGCCTGCTACAATACGCAGCCCGACCTATCCAGCAAGTAATTCTGTAGCAGGAAATTCGCGCATCGGTGCACCTGGTGGAAATCCCGGTGGCCCAGGTGGGGTAGCTCCAAGAGTTCAAATAAGTTCTTTTCCTCCAAGCCAACCAACCAGTTGGTATTGGCTTCCAATGACCAGCGGTGGGGGTGGCGGAGGTGCAAGTAATACAACATCGCCTAGGCCGGGAGCAGGCGGGGGCGGTCGTTATAATCCGCCGTCATTTGTCAACGAAGGCGGTTTTGGTGGACGTGGTTTCTTTTCTCCTTTGACCGGCTCCTATTACGGTGGTGGAGGTGGCGGAGGCGGTGCCGCGCCCACTCGCCAAGGCTACCAAGGAGGTGCCGGCGGATTAGGTGGTGGCGGAGCGGGCGGTTCCGGGGCACTTTTTGGTTCAACTCCTACCAACTTATCAGATAGACTGAGTGCGCCAGCCACCTCAGGTACAGCCAACACCGGTGGAGGTGGAGGTGGATCAGGTAATAGCCGAGGTCCTGGGCCCAGCCCCGCGGCTACCCGACCTTCCGTGAACACAGGGGGAGGATTAGGTGGATCCGGTGGATCGGGTGTGGTAGTGCTACAATATCCAGGTGGTACCCAACGCGGGTCATTTAGCCCAGCTGGGCCGGTGATCACTGACAATCCCGGAGCGTATGTGCGCCACACCATAACCGGCAGCACTTCCTGGAATATTCCTTAAACCGTTTAGTGATCTAAAGATCCAAAATCTCTTGACTCCTTTGCTGCAGATGCTATACTGTGACAAAGGAGTTTCTCTATGCAGATTGATCTTGACAAGTATTCAGAATTTGTACGGCAAGTGACCAGCGCCGAATCCAATGATTTGACCACTTTCATGAACCGACTGGATCGTGTGGATGGCAACTATGAAACATTTGATGACACCGGTCCCAGACACGGCCCAGATGTGAACGTTTCGCTGCTGCTCACAGCCTGTTTGGGACTGGCAGCAGAATCTGGCGAATTTTGTGAAATCCCCAAGAAGATCTTTTTCCAAGGCAAGAACCTGGATGAAGTGAATCTATATCACATGAAACGCGAATTAGGTGATATCATGTGGTACTGGGTCAATGCCTGCCGAGCACTCAACCTCAACCCCAATGATGTCATAGCTGAAAATATTGAAAAACTCAAGAACCGTTATCCTGGTGGCGAATTCCAAGCATGGTACTCAGAAAATCGTCAGCCAGGTGATTTATAATGCTAACTAATACTGTAAAGGAGAATTACATATGTCAACCAAACAAGCCATTCTTGACGCTGTCAAAGCCTGGGAAGCAGAAGATGCCAAATTTGAATCCGGTAACTCGGCTGCAGGTACCCGTGCTCGTAAGGCCCTGGCCGAAGCAGCCAAGGCCATAAAACTGCGTCGCAACGAAATCACAGCAGAAAAAAACGCACGTAAAGAAGCCAAGGCCAAGTAAAGCCACTGACCATGATGGAGCACCCGTTTATTGATCCTGCCGCCTATGCTGATAAAAGCATAGAAGAAATGGAAAAAATTATTTCGGGGCTCTATCAACGAGTCAAGTACGCCCAGACCGCACGCAACAATCACATGGCCAATCAGATATTCATGGCCATTGAAAGTCACAAGCAGATACTGCAAACCAAACTGGATGCCAAGTACGGCAACAACTCAGGCAACACCAACAACTACAATACTGTGATTGATATTTCATGAATGTAAGACTGAAAAAGAGTTATGCCTTCAATGTAGGAATTTTTCTCAACGATCAATTTTGCATACAGGAAATGGCCTGTAGCCTAGAGTTTTATACCAACACAGTAGATTCCCTAGCACAGAACATAGCCATTGATCGTTGGAGACATTTTTTTGATCACGTGTTAGACGGTGCAGTGTTGGTAGATTCTTCTAAGAAGGATCGCATTTCAGCACTGCAGAGCCAAGGCATCCGAGTAATCGACTTGCCCGATGAGTGCTATGATCAGATAGTGGGCATAGCCATATATCTCAAACTCAACACCATTGCAGAAACAGCATTGATCGTCACGGATGTCGGCATCGCCTCTAACCAAGGACAGTGGGTACACTATCTACACAACGAAAATGAAAGCACGGGATCTCTGGACCACGATACCGGTTGGTGGGTGGAAAATTCACCTAACTACTGTAATTTCACAGATGTTGGTGGTAAAATAGTTAAACTCAAACCCATGGAATCCTGGAGAGATCTAGATCTACACTTTGATGACGATGAAGGTAAATCTGAATCCGTTAGCAAAATACTACAGTTCACCAAAAATGAAAGTTGATGCAGTAGGCAGATTCGTATACAGTGAATCAGATCTGATCCAAGCACTTAAAAGAAATCCCGATCTTGATCTAGGTCATGTGCTGGTAGATTTTATTTGCCAAGATGGCTTAGATCTAGGCCTGACATTTGAAACAGCAACTGACATATCAGTACCTGTAGATCTTTGGGATAAACAGGCACAACAGCACTGGCTCATGCCCGAAGAATATAGAACATTGGATATCGCGCAATATGTTTTGGATCTCTGCACCTGCGATGCCGAAAGACAGCGTGCTGGACAAGAACTATTGATGTATTTTGATCGAGATCTTTTTCCCTTGCTGTGCTACTTGAAATACTTGGTAGATGTCATGCGTGCCAACCGTATCATATACGGTGTGGGCCGCGGCTCATCGGTAGCCAGCTTTGTTCTTTATCTCATGGGTGTACATCGTGTAAATAGTCTTGAGTATGATTTAGATATCGCAGAATTTCTGCGATAAAAGGAGAGAAAAACTATCATGAGCAAAACTTATAGAACAGCCATGGGTAAAACTATTGATATGGGTTCAATGGTATTGGCCAATGAAAATGTCCGAGCTATCGGCAATCAAAAAGTCAATGCCAGGGGAGACATCATCGACAGCAATAATAATGTAGTCAAAACCAGGCAACAGCAATTGGCTGAACAATATAGTACACAAGGGAAAAAACAAAATCGTCCAACCAATGCACAAAAGCCACGTGCAGAGAAGCCAGCAGAGGCCATTAAATCTAAAGAACCATTGCCAGCACCTGTACCAGAAGAGCCAGTGGACTTTCCTGAAGATGTGGCCGAGGATGATGTAGAAATCGTCAAGGAGGAGCCTGCGAAACCTGTGACAGGCCTGGCAGCAGCCATAGCAAAAACCAAGGAAACTAAAAAACAATGACTCTAGCATTTGAACCTATAAAAATCTCCAGCCTGCGTGCCTTGAGAGATCATGTGATCGTCACTGACATGGAATTCCGTGAGCGCATCACCACCGGAGGCCTGATCCTGCCCAATGACAACGGACAGGCCACGGGCATACGTCCTCGCTGGGGCCGAGTGTATGCTGTGGGTCCTGAACAGACCAGTGTTCGTGTGGGAGAGTATGTGTGTATAGCACACGGTCGTTGGACCAGAGGCCTGGAGATTGAAGATCACCAAGGCACTAGAACCATACGCCGCATTGATCCCAATGATATCCTGCTGGTAGCCGATGAACTGCCACAGGACGATACCATGGGCGATGCTGTAGATGGGCGCTATATGAAAACCACTGTGAACGACTTTGCCAAAGATGGGCTATAAGATAGATTGGGATAAAAATCGTGTGTGGTTGGATCTCAGTCGCATGATGGCCGAAATAGCCAGTCCCTACAACGACGGATTCACCGCCAGCCATATCAAAAAAGATCTGTATGACATCAAGTGTTTTATAGATGAACGCTATGAAAATTTGCCAAAATTCACTGGCGAAGAAGAATGGGAAAAGCAACGGATGTTGCACATTTTAAAAAAACAACACAACAAATGATATTCAACCGAGTGAGAGAATTAAAAGACGCAGGACAAAAGATAGGTATAACATTCAGTACCTTTGATCTCTTGCACGCCGGCCACATAGCCATGCTGGCCGAAGCCAAAAATCACTGTGACTATCTCATAGCAGGCCTGCAGACCGATCCCACTATCGATAGACCCGACAGCAAAAATCCACCGGTGCAGAGCATAGTGGAACGTCAGATACAGTTGTCAGCCACGAGATTCGTGGATGAAATAGTGGTGTACCAAACAGAAAAAGATTTGGAAGACATCCTGCTGACCTTGCCTATAGATGTCAGGATCTTGGGTGTAGAGTACGAAGACAAAGACTTCACTGGTCGCAAGATCTGTATCGAGCGTGGCATTGAATTGGTGTTCAACAAACGCGACCACTCTTTTAGCAGTTCTAGCCTTCGCAAGCGTGTGGCCGAAGCGCAACAAAATACCATCAAACAATAACCAATTGTCATTGACACAGACCCAACTGAGTGCTAAAGTACTAGATATTGCCAAAGGAAACTTATGATTGATCGACTCTGGGTGGAAAAATATCGCCCCGCAACAGCCGCCGACTATGTGTTCATGGATGCAGCACAAAAATCACAGGTGGAAGGCTGGATCCGAGATGGAGCCATACCACACCTGCTGTTTTCGGGATCACCGGGCACAGGCAAAACCACACTGGCCAAAATTTTGATCAATCAGTTAGAAGTCAACGAATATGATGTCATGCAGATCAATGCTTCAAACGAAACCAAGATCGAAGTCATGCGTGACAAGGTGGTGAACTTTGTGAGCACCATGCCGTTTGGTGCATTCAAAGTTGTGCTGTTGGATGAAGCAGACTATCTAAGCCAGGCCAGTCAAGCCATGTTGCGTGGCTTGTTGGAAGAATATGCCAGCACAGCACGTTTTATCTTGACCTGTAACTATCCCAACAAAGTGATACCTGCACTGCACAGTCGTTGCCAAGGATTCCATATCCGTGACTTGGACAAAACCGAACTCACTGCCAGGATCGCCACCATCCTGCTCTCGGAAAGCGTGAAGTTTGAACTGGATACCTTGGACAGTTATGTCACAGCACACTATCCCGACCTGCGCAAATCTATCAATGCTGTGCAGTTGGGTTCAGTTGGAGGTGTGCTACAAAATCCCGCAAGTGACACAGCCACCGGCGACTACATGGCACAGGCAGTGGAACTGTTCAAGCGCCAGCAATATAAACAGGCCAGAGAACTCATACTGAACAATGTCACTGCTGGTGAGTATGAAAGCATCTATACCTGGATGTATGACAACATAGAACTGTTTGGCGAAGACGATGAAGCATTCAATCATTCAGTCTTGGCCATACGCGATGGCCTGGTCAACCATGCATTCATAGCCGACCCTGAAATCAATCTAGCAGCCACACTAATCACACTGACAGAAAAATGAGATACTTTATCGTACGATATGTAACACGCGCCGATGGGCGCATAGATGAACTCAGCGAAGTTCGCAACAGCATCAAAACCAGCCATTTGCAGTCATCTGCAGTTATCTTGGACTTCAAACGGCTGCAGGTAGTGCAGGCCCATGTGAACGGAGTCAATGCTGGCCGGGACTGGAACAAACTGATCGAAACTTATACTCCGCATTATCAGCAGTATTTTGCCATGCTGCTGGATCACAATCATCCTCAGGAACCTGCCCAAGAGGATTGGGATCAAGAGCCCGCTTAAAACACATAAATATGGCAAAGAGATTTGCCATATGTGGACACCCAAAGATATCATACTGCTGATCCTGGTCGTGGGATTTTTACTAATCCTGGGCGGCTCAGTGATCTATGATTTTCATCTTGCTGCAATAAACATGAAAGTACCAGACACAGCAGTGATACAACTGCTGGAAAAATCCTTGGTAGGCATAGTGGGCATAATCACTGGATATTTTGTTGCCAGGAGCAAAGAATAATGCGTGCTCATGAATTTGTATCAGAAGCCAAGAAAGATGCCTGCTATAATAAAGTGCGCAGCCGCTACAAGGTATGGCCATCGGCCTATGCATCCGGTGCCTTGGTACAGTGTCGCAAAAAAGGTGCTGCCAACTGGGGCACCGGTGGTAAGAAAAAATGAGATATCAAGAAATACTTGAAGCCTGCTGGACAGGTTATCAGCAACAGGGCATGAAGAAAAAAGGCGACCGCATGGTGCCCAACTGCGTGCCTGTGTCGGAACAGGAATTAGAAGAAGATCTACGCAAATGGTTTAAAGAAAAGTGGGTGAGATTTGGACCCGATGGCAAGATACGCGGAGACTGTGCTAGAGGCAGCAAAGGCGAAGGCAAGCCCAAATGCTTGCCACAGGCCAAGGCACACGCCTTGGGCAAAAAAGGCCGTGCTTCGGCTGCTGCTCGTAAACGCAGACAAGATCCCGATGCCGAACGCAGCGGTGCGGCCAAAAATGTTCCAACCAAGGAATAAAATGAGAAACTACATCAACATAATCGAAGCCATTGAAAAGGGCTGTCCCCCGGCTACCCAAGATATCGATCTCAATCTCCGCAACAGACAAAAAGCCATAGATGAATATCACTATGGTCCATTGAATCCCAATGAACCCAATGACCAATACTGGCAGGAGTTGGCCGACAAATGGAACACAGATGATATCCAATCGGTCAAACAAAGTCGCTGCGGCAACTGTGCGGCCTTTGACATATCGCCAGATATGTTGGACTGCATCGCTCAAGGCATTGGATCAGAGCCCAGCTCTGCTGCCGAAGATACCATAGATGCTGGCGATCTGGGCTACTGTAAATTCTTGAAATTCAAATGTGCTGCCAAACGCACCTGCGATGCCTGGGTAGAAGGTGGCCCTGTAACAAAATAAAAAGCCCATTAGGGTATAACGGGCTGAATTGACGTCTAGCGTCACGGATGTTCTACAGTGATCTCATGGCACTGCTTTAAGGCGGATGCGCCTGTAGATCATCAAACGAGGTGGGATATTTCATGATTGAACCTCCTCTTAGTCGTACAACTTTAATATTCCATCAATGATAGAATGACGTTGGCAGTCTCTGCGATCCAGCTTGCATATACTTAGGCCATATACTCCTTGAGCGTTCAGCCTCTCTGCGAGGTCTAGAAGGCCATTATCACGTGTTGATCTGTCGGCCTGCTCAACGTCTCCTGTCACAACAATTTTAGATCCCACGCCAATACGAGTCAGCAGCATCTTCATTTGACCAGGAGTGGCGTTTTGCATTTCATCAGCAACGACCCAGGCTGACTTCATGGTACGGCCGCGCATGAATGCCAGGGGGGATATCTCCACAGTCTGATCTTCTAGCATTTTTGCGATGTCGCGTGGGCTGTAATATTCGCGTAACACGTCGAGAAGTGGTCTGGTCCAGGGTTCCATTTTTGAATTTAAATCCCCGGGTAAGAATCCATGCTTTTCATCTTCTACGCCCACGGCTGGTCTAGTGAGGACGATGCGCTCGATGGCGCCCATCTTCAACTGTTTTATTGCGGCCTGCATGGCTATGTAAGTTTTGCCTGTGCCTGCAGGACCATATGCTATCACAATGTGTTGTTTGGGATCCAGTAACTTTAATATGTAATTTTCTTGATTGAGGCTCTTGGGCACCAGTTCTATGTGCCTGACTCGCTGTGCTTCTCGGAAGTTTATGGTGTTGGGTGCCATTTGTTGTTCGGTGTAACGTGCTGCTTTTTGTGCTGCTATTCTTTTGTTGCGAGCCAAGGTGGATTCTCCTAAGTGTTATCGCTACCAATGTTATTTAGATCACCTGCGGCCCCAGTTAAACCGCACATATCTCCCTGGAAAAACCAGCTAAGTATTAAGCTGTCACGCAAACAAATCCCTCTCGAGTAAATCCCCTTAGGTCCCAAAAGCACTAAATAATACACTATGGGCATCAAGGTATTTGAAAACGGTTTTGGCGACAACGATTACTGGCTGATAGCCGATGTGATCAAAGGCATCTACACTTCAGACGGCAGCATGGCTGTGCTGCTGGACTTTGAGCGTGTGCTGGATGAACTAGACATCTACAGTTACAAAAACTGGCGCTTTGGCGAACTGGTGGAAGGTCCCGATGTCAGCAGATACACAGTGACCTGCATATTCTTATGGCCTTACAAACTCATGCCCGATCCCAGAGCAGGACTGCGTCTAACCAGCCTGGACTGCACAGTGGAATACAAACAAGACAAAATGAAGATCCCAGAAAAGATCACAAACCCTGGAGATTTCCGTCCTGGCACGCACAAAGCCCGTATGATTCAAAAAGACATATGGCTGGTGCGCATTACCATGCCCAAGGACCTCATGCAAGACATCAAGACTGGTAGCCTAGAATTAGAAGACCAAAGTGTGGATTTGGCGGATCTTGATGATGCCTACGAAGAAGATCTAGACAAAGAACAGAATCAAACAGGACCATCTGCTCAGGATGCTCTAACACCTGGTGTGCCACAACCAGGCTCATTGGGCGCACCTCCGGGACAGGGCTCAGGCGTGGGTGGACTAGGAGCGCCGGCACTATGACACAGTTAAATGAAGGTTTGGAATATCATGACATGATGGGCTTGGTCAAGCCTACTGTACACATCGATGAATTCGAAAGCCGCATGGGCGATGATGCTGATGTCATAGTAGTAAGTTTTTATCTGCGCAACAGCCAGGCCGCAGACGATTTGGTTGTGTGGTTGGAAAAAGGTTATGACTTCATACTGGATGCTGATCGCTCGCCGGGAGAAATCAAACCCAATCGTTATCTGGTCTATGCTGAATTCCGCAGATCGCCAGAGTTTGTAAAAAACTTCAATCAGGTCATGACCGAACTGCCCAATCTCACAGCCATTGATCCAGACAAGTTTAAAATACGTGTGGGCAAAAAACTTTATCCCTACAGTGAAAAAGCCGTGTCCAATAACGTGATATTGACTCCGGCAGCATACAATCGTGACAAAGAAGGCGATATCAATGAAATCCGCGAAGCCGCTGGTCTAGCAATCAAACCAATATATCGCCGTGTGGCCAGAGATTTAAAAAACTGGCAAGACCTGGCACATATCACAAGATAAGGAGCAAGATATGAAACTCACAGAAAATTTCACACTGTCAGAAATGATCAAGTCAGAAACAGCACTGCGTCACAATCTAGACAACACTCCCGGCGATGCAGAAATCGCCAATCTCAAAAGGCTAGCAGAACGAGTTCTGCAACCAGTGCGCGAACACTACAAAACTGGTGTGAAAGTGAATTCGGGTTTCCGCCATCCCAATGTTAATGCTGCCGTGGGTGGATCTAAAACATCAGATCATTGCCAAGGCCAGGCCGCTGATATCGAGATTCCCGGAGTGGCCAATGCCGATCTAGCACAGTGGATCGTGAGCAATCTGGAATTTACACAAGTGATATTGGAATTTTACACTCCCGGTGTGCCCGATTCAGGTTGGGTCCATGTGAGCTATGTGGAAGGCAATCTCAAGAAACAGGTACTGACTGCCATGAAAGAAAATGGCAAGACTGTGTACAAGCCCGGATTGATTGCATGAAACTTAATGAAATTGTAGGTGGCATAAATTCACCTGCTGATATAGCAGAAAGTAAATTTTTACGATCTGCATTGACTCTGTTAGAGTCAGATTCTCGGCCAGTGGAATATGTTAATATCCTAAAAAAGTATTTTCCTGTAACCAGCGATGATGCCACGGAAGCTTCTCGAGAAATCATTGATTATCTGGTAATGAGATATAGAACAGGTCGGGCTAGCTCGATGACAAACATGGTGGCCAATAACATACTGGCATTGATCAATAAGCATCATGTTAAATTGGATCCACAGTATCGTGCCACCTTAGAAAAAATCACAGGTCTAGATTTCAGAGCAGATCAACGTGTGGCCGAAAGTATGTTCAGACCAGCCAGATATCGTGTGACCATGAAAGACGGCACAGTCAAAGTCATTGACTGGCAGTATGATGAAGGTCTTGGACAATATTTTATCGACACCTATGGTGAAGAGCCAGCCAAAATAGAACGTATCAAAAATATTGCGGGAGAACCCGGCGGCAGCACACGAGACGCCGAAGCACGAGGCCAGGAGCAAGCAGATGCTGCTCGCACAGCCATGTCACGTGCCCAGGCCAGCTACGAGAGGCCTTGATGCTGCCTGTCGGCGCCATAATCCGATCCATAGTAGCACTGATCATCGCTGTTATCATAGCCGCAGGCCTTTGGTATGTTTCCAACATCAAAGCCGACTTGGTGCAAAGCCAAGAAAATGCACGTAGACTAGAACAAGGCATCCAAGAACAAAAAGATTTGCTAAAACAAATGGTGGAAGACATCGCAGCCATACAGCAGACCAATCGTGATCTACAGAATCTAGCAGAACGCTATCGCGGTGAAGTAGATACACTGACAAAAAAATTCAGCCAGGACGCACGCGGCAATCCCCGAGACTTTGGTCAGTTAGCTCGTGAAAAACCAGAACTAGTAGAACGCCTGGTGAACCGTGGCACACGCAATGCCATGCGCTGTCTTGAACTGGCATCAGGCGCGGCACATACCCAGCAAGAACTGGCAGCCAAGAGTTCAGCGGAGATCAACAAAGAATGTCCAGCCATAGCCAATCCCAACTATCGGGCACCACAATGAGATCAATGCTAGCTGTCATCCTGGTGTCAATGAATCTGCAGGGCTGTGCCTTGCTGGCCTGGAATGCCATCAAACCCATAGAGATCGAAAAGAAAGCAGTGGCACGCACGCCGCTTAATCTCCCAGATCCCACACCTATCAAACCAGCAGTACCACGCTGGATCATCGTGACTCCGGAAAATCAGGCTCGTGTGTTTGAAGAACTGCGAGCAGCCAATGCGGATCAAGTGCTGTTTGCCTTGACCGACGATGGCTACGAAGAATTAGCCATAGATTTTGCTGCCACACGCAATTTCCTATCACAGCAGCGCGAGATGCTGAAAAAGTATCGAGAATACTATGAACCCAAAGAAGCAAATAAAAAGTAGTTCGCTGGCTCTGGGATTACAATCCTGCTTGCCCTATCTGCTGCCTGGCACACTGGCAGCATATCTACTGTTGTGCTTGCCAGGTCTGTCGTCTAGACAGTTGATCCTGGCTCCGGTGGTATTAACCATTATCACTGTGTCATATCTATCGATCAATCAAGTTTTACAGTTCATCATCGATCATCGGCACAAATCTTGATCTATAGTTTTTCACTTGTAACAAAAGTGTCATAATAAACCGCGCAGTTTATTGTAAATAGTCTTGTGCAGGAGCACAACACAAAGGAGAATTCAAGTGAAAAAACTATTTACAATGTTTGCCGCGGTTTTATTTTGTACCACAGCAATTGCTGCCGACATCACAGGCGCAGGTGCTACATTTCCCTATCCCATGTACGCCAAGTGGGCCGAATCTTACAAAAAGGTCACAGGAGTGGGACTCAACTATCAATCAATTGGTTCATCGGGCGGCATACGCCAGATCAATGCCCGAACCGTGACCTTTGGTGCCACAGACGCACCTGTGTCAGGTGCAGATCTAGACAAGAATGCTCAGATACAGTTTCCTGCCATCATAGGCGGCACTGTGCCGGTTATCAACTTGGATGGTTTTAAACCAGGTGAACTGCGCATCACCGGTGCTTTATTGGCTGATATCTATATGGGTACAATCACCAAGTGGAACGATGCTAAATTAGCAGCACTGAATCCAGGCAAGCGGCTGCCCGATCAAAACATTGTTGTGGTACACCGTGCAGATGGCTCAGGTACCACATTCAACTGGACTGATTACTTGTCAACAGTCAGCCAAGAGTGGGCTAGCAAGGTGGGTCGCGGAGCTGCGGTAAAGTGGCCTGCTGCTTCATCAGTGGGTGGCAAAGGCAACGAAGGCGTTGCTGCCAATGTCAACAGGATCAAAGGCGCCATTGGTTATGTAGAATATGCCTATGTGAAAAAGAACAAAATGAATTATATGTTGCTGCAGAACAAATCGGGCCGATTCGTAGCGCCCGATGATGTGACATTTGCAGCCGCTGCTGATGGTGCAGATTGGTTTAGTGTACCGGGCATGGGACTCAGCATCGTAGATCAAAAGAATCCCAATGCTTGGCCCGTGAGTTCAGCCAGTTTCATCATCATGTATATCGATCCCACTGACAAAAAGTCCAGCCAAGAAGTGATCAAATTCTTTGACTGGGCTTTCAAGAATGGTAAAAAGGACGCTGCTGACTTAGATTATGTTAGCCTGCCCGATGCATTGACACAGCAGATAAGAACGCAGGTTTGGTCACGCATCAAACACTGATATCCAGCGTTTTTGTGCTAAATAGGAGTATGCGTCGAATACTCCTATTTTTATTTGTGCCCTTGCTTGTGGGCTGTGGCACAGTACAGCAGGCCTGGGAAAGTTACTGGCTACCACCCTTTGACAATCGCGAATACACCTATGCTGTGGAACTGCGCACCATGAGCGAATTCATGGCAGGCCAATGCCAAGACACAAAACAAAGTGCTGTGAATGCCACAGAAATACATCGCAAGGCTGTGGAATTCCACAACTACGCTAGAGAACTGCAGAACAACCGCGATGTAGCTGCCATGGCTGCCAGCATCAAAGAAATCACAGTTACTTTACCTGAGCGTTATGCTCGACCAGAACCTGTGTCTGCCGCATACTGCCGTAGCAAATACAGTTTGATCACATTGGCCAGCACAGGCGCACAGCAGGCCATGGCAAGGAAGAAAAGATGACAGACGCAACACTATTGGCCATTGAAGCAGAATTACAACAGATACAACGTGACCTTGCAGCTGGCAATCTCAGCAAAAGCGAAGCCCAAGAATTGCTGCGTGACATTGACTTGGCCAAAACAGTGGCAACCACGGCCGAGGCCTTGGAGAAGAAAACACAGGTACAGGCATTGTTGGATGCTACTGTAACCATGGTATCAGCATTGGCTTAATATGGATTACCCTGTTTATCCCGACGAAGACGGTTACGACCTTCCTAAAAATCCCTACAGTCCTGTATGATAAACGCTATTAGCAATTTGGGGGAAGCCAGTCCCGATACTCCCCAAGGTAGTTTCAGCGACGACCTCATAGCCAGCAAACTGTGGTTGTTGCGCAGATTGCAGCCTGTGGCCAACCCTGGCAGGATTGTTGTGATTGGATCTTGGAATGGTAATCTGGCCAAGATAGCACAAGACACTGAGATACTGCCTGTGGACCGCATGGTCAACATTGACCTGGATCCTGCGGCTGTGAATCGTGGAAAAAAATTAAGTCAGGCACGGCACATCTGCGGTGATGCCAACACGTTTGATTACTGGTCCGATGACACTGTGATCAACACCAGCCACAACGACTGGACCGGATCGGGCTGGTATGATGCCTTGCCCGCAGGTGTGGTATTCGCCGTACAGACCCGCGATCGCAATGATTTGATGGAATCATATGGCGATGCCGTGCCCTTGTATCAAGGCAATCTAAAATTAAGAGATCGAGATGGTGCTTACACTAGATTCATGTTGATTGGTGTCAAGCCCGATACTGCCATCTGCGAAAACATTTCCACACAGCGCCCGCCTAACTCACCTGCTTCGCCGGTGGGCCTGTACTACAAAGGTTATCCCTGCACCAAGGACTGTTCAGGTCACATGGCTGGCTATGCCTGGGCGCAGAGGAAAAATTTAAAGAATGCCAGTTATGTTCCTCGAGACATAGCCAGCACCAGTTTCTATGAAGGTGCCTTGAGTTACGCTCAAGGACGATAAACACATACCCTAGGACCGTTAGGGTTATGCTGCGCGGCTGCTGCGCTGTGATCAGGATTCGCTACCCCAAGATCACTTAAGTGAGCGCTGACATTACTACTTACTAAATACTTGCCATGATAGAAATCATACTAACACTAATCATGACACACATTACCATACTGTGTGTTACCATTTACCTACATCGACATCAAACACACTTGGCCCTGGAACTGAGCCCTTGGGTAAGCCATCCCATGAGATTCTGGCTGTGGCTCACCACAGGCATGGTCACACGCGAGTGGGTGGCCATACACAGACTGCATCATCAGAAATGCGAAACTGCAGGCGATCCGCATTCGCCGCAGATCTTGGGCATTGGGCGTGTGCTGTTTGGCGGCGCTTGGCTGTATGCTGACGCCAGCAAAAATCGTCGCATGATTGAACAGTACAGCCGCGGCACACCCCGGGATTGGCTAGAACAGAATATATACAGTAGACATCCCAACCTGGGATACTTGTTGTTGCTGTGCGCATTGACTGCTGTGTTCCACGGCTGGGGCATAGTGATATGGTTGGTACAGATGGCCTGGATTCCGTTCTGGGCCGCAGGAGTGATAAATGGCGTCGGACATTTTTGGGGTTATAGAAACTCAAACACGCAGGATTCTAGTAGGAATATTAGTCCTATTGGTTTCATTATCGGCGGCGAAGAATTACATAACAATCACCATGAACGACCAGCATCAGCACAACTCAGCCACAAATGGTGGGAGTTCGACATCGGCTGGTTCTGGATCAGAGTGTTAGCTGCGCTGGGCTTGGCCTACAACATCAAGTCTTAGAAAACTTCATATTGATCGTGCCACCGGATTCGAATCCGTTCCAGGGCACCACAGTGGCTCCACCGTTTTGGGTCTGTGAGAATCCTGTGCCATTGACATCAGCATCCAAGCGGATGGTCTGATCCGCAGGTGCCATCCAGCCACGATCCATATAAACGCCAGCCATGGGGCCATAGGCCACTGAGCCCTGCATATACCACTGTCCCGGAGTTTGCCAGAAACGCAAGGCGTTGGTATTGTTGGGATCCGACGTGGTCCAGGACCAAGCAGCTCCCGGTGCGATAGTGGTCAAATCTCCCACTGTGTTGTGATTCACAGTGAGATTGTAGTCAGTGAGGTTGGTGATGTTTAGTGTAGCAGTCCAGGCCATGATAATATCCCTATAAAATGATACTTAGTGTAAAAACTGCACACTGACCAAAATACTTGCGAGAAATAAGTACAAATTATTACAACAAGGAGCAAGCAATGGCCACAGCAGCAGAGAAAAAAGCCCAGGATTGGATGACCAGCAAATGGCGTCCAATGATGGCTGTAACTTACATGATGATCAACATAGCAGATTTTATACTGTTTCCTGTACTGTTTACTATCGTGCAGTTTTGGGAAGTACAAGCAGCCAATGATGCATTCCGTCAGTGGGCTCCCTTGAGCCTGCAGGGCGGCGGATTTATACACATCGCTTTTGGTGCCATACTTGGTATCAGTGCTTACACACGCGGCCAGGAAAAGGTAGCGGCCATTGAAGCCGGCAAAAAAGAAGAAGTTTGACATACCCAGTCATTCATGCTAAAATAACAGTGTGAAAGACTTTTATGCTATTTTAGGAGTAGACCGATCGGCCTCGGCAGATGAAATAAAATCTGCTTATCGCCGATTGGCCTCAAAGCATCATCCCGATCGCGGCGGTGATACCCAGCAGTTCCAGGAGATACAACAAGCATATGCTACACTATCTGATGATGCCAAGCGAAGCCAGTACGACAACCCGCAAAGCCAATTCCATTTCCAGCAATCAGGAATACCACCAGAGTTCGCACATCATTTCGGTGATATCTTCGGGCACATCTTCCGTCATCAGGTCCGGCCCCAGGCCCGCGTACAGGCACATATCAACCTTAAGGATCTGGCAACAGGGGGAAAGCGTAACTTTAATATTTCCGGGCGACTGATTGAAATAGACATACCCCTGGGCATAGAGTCAGGACAGGAAGTGCGCTATCCCAATCTCGGCCCCAACAATCACGATCTCATCATAACTTACATTGTTGACCGTCACGCCGAATTCCAGCGTCAGGGATTGAATTTGGTCATAACACGCAGCATAGATTTTTGGGATCTGATCCTGGGCTGTGAACTAGAAATACCCACGCTGCAGGACACGGTGCTGTCGGTCACAGTGCCTGAACGTACCAGACCAGGATCGCAGATGCGGCTGCGTGGCCAGGCTTTAAAAAATCCCAATGGACCTGCTGGAGACATCATAGTCAATATCGAAACACATTTACCTAGAAACATACCCGAAGATGTTATCGAGGCCATAAGGCGAGCGAAACAGTAAATAATTCAATGAAACTCACACGCCGAGTCCTAGATCGAATCGCCGCACCCGTGGATTTTGTCTATCCCTGGAAGAATGAACGGCTGGCCAAAAATCTTTTGGAATTCATGATGACTCAAAATGGCATAGGTCTGGCAGCACCGCAGGTGGGTATATCAAAGCGTGCGTTTGTGATGAAGATTGGTGTGAGATCCTGGGCCTGTTTCAATCCCGAAATCACAGAATCTGGTGACGATTTTACCAATTTCGATGAAGGTTGCTTGAGTTTTCCCGGAGACCAGTGTACAATAAGCAGACCCAATGCAATACTAGTAAGATACCAAACAGCCACAGGCGATATAGTCAATGAAGAATTACTGGGCTTGGCATCACGCTGTTTCCAGCACGAACTTGATCATTTAGACGGCATAACCATGCACGACAGAAAGGCACATCATGCAGTATAACCCCGAAGTGGAAAGCATCATTGACATGGCCCGAGACTTGGCCATTGATATGCGTCACGAATATGTTACCTTGGAGCACGTGAGCCTGGCACTGATACGCAATCACGAATTCCGCAATCAGGTGCAGAACTTTGGTGTAGACATTGAAAGCCTGGATGCCGACATCGAAGCTTATCTGCAGGCCATGAAAAATCTAGAGTTGGAATCTGTTGATCCTGAAGAGTTCGTACCCAAAAAGACCAATGGTCTCGAGCGCATGATCAATCGCGCTGTGACACAGGTGGTGTTTAGCAATCGCAGGTTCTTGATACCCATCGATCTGTATCTGTCGATCATGAGTGAAAACAACAGCCACGCACACTATTTCTTCTGCAAGTACGGTTTAAACAAACAAGAATTTGTAGAATACTGGCAGAGTCACCATCACAAACAGCGTGAACCTAAACTGGGCAAAAAGCAAGCCACAGAAATATTAGAAGAGTACTGCATCAACATGACAGCACTGGCCGAAGCCGGCAAGTATGAACCCGTGATAGGTCGCGCCACAGAACTCAAAGAAATGATCACTGTGCTGGCCAAGCGTTTCAAATCAAATGTGTTGCTGGTGGGCGATCCCGGTGTGGGCAAAACTGCCATCGTGGAAGGCCTGGCACAGGCTGTGATCGCAGGCGAAGTGCCCAAGTTTGTGCAGAATCACGAAGTGTGGTCTATGAGCATTGCGGATGTGTTGGCAGGCAGCAAATATCGCGGAGACTTTGAAGAAAAAGTCAAGGCCGTTCTCGGTGCCTTGGCAGCCAAGGACAACTGCATTTTGTTCATTGACGAAGCACACGCCATGAAAGGCGCTGGCGCTGCCAATAACTCCAGCATGGATCTGGCCAACATGATCAAGCCTGCCATCACCAAAGGAAACTTGAAGGTCATCGCCTGTACCACCTGGGAAGAATACTATGAGTCATTTGAAAAGGATCGCGCACTCATGCGTAGATTCTACAAAGTGGCCATAGACGAACCCAGCATTGAGCACACGGAAAATATCTTGACAGGCCTGCAGCCCAGACTGGAAACATTCCACTCAGTGCAGATCGACAGAGATGCTGTGAAGGCCGCGGTAGAACTCAGCGATCGTTATATCACTGATCGTAAAAATCCCGACAAAAGCATTGACCTGTTGGATGCCGCCTGCGCTGGTTATCGTGTGAACGATGCCGAAGGTGCTGTGGTGGTGCGTGAAGATATCATCACTGCCTGCGCCAAGTTCACTGACATACCGCGAGACAAACTGGCCAGCAAGACCACAGACAAGATCAAGCGTTTGGCAGACACAGTGAAAGATCGGCTGTTTGGACAAGATCAAGTGATAGACCCTGTGATCGATCGCATATTTGTTTCCTTTGCCGGCATCAATGTTGATACCAGGCCCTTGGCATCGTTCCTGTTCCTTGGACCCACAGGCACAGGAAAAACTGAACTGGCCAAGGCACTTAGTGACGCGCTGGATATGAAACTGTTGCGCTATGACATGAGCGAATTCCAAGAGAAGCACAATCTCTCAACACTAATTGGAGCGCCTCCGGGATATGTGGGCTATGAAGATCACAGTTTAGGTGGTGGCAAACTCATCAATGATCTCAGCAAGAGTCCCTATTCAGTGATCTTGTTTGACGAAATAGAAAAAGCGCACCCCGATGTTTCCAACATCTTGCTACAGATGCTGGACGAAGGCACTGTGACTGGCAGCAATGGCAAGAAAGTGTCTTGTAAAAATACCATCATCATCATGACCAGCAACCTGGGTGCCAGAGACAATGACAACAATGCCATTGGCTTTGGGGTGGCCTTGGCCAAATCCGGTGAAGAAGATCGCGCACTCAAAGACTATTTCAAACCCGAGATACGCAATCGTATTGATGCCATATGTAAATTCCAGAAACTGGATACCCTGGCCATCAAGCGTATCGTGCTGAAATTCCTCAAGCAACTGCAACAGGCCATGGCTCCCAAAAACATTCGCATCAACTTCTCGGAAGCCTTGATCGATCACCTGGCAGACAAAGGCTATGATGCCAAAATGGGTGCTAGACCCTTGAGCCGCAAAATCGATGAACTAGTTCGTGTGCCGCTTAGCCGCAAGATCCTGTTTGATGATCTCATGAACTGTGAAATCATGGCCGATTATGTTGGAGATTCTGTGACCTTTGACATTACCAGCAACTTGATAGGATCTGTGGATACCAATGGACTTATTAGAGTCTAAATCCCAACCCCGCGGTTCACTGTTTTACAACCGCTATCGCTACAGTATCTCTGCTTATCTTTTTGAAGCAGCAGTGCTGAGGTCGCCCAGACTGGGCCGTGTGAGGGATCACAGCACCCTGGATGAAAACATAGAATTCAGAGATCAGATACTCAAGCGTAACATAAATTATGGTGGGTCCTGGCGTGGTAATCGTACTCGTCCCGGCAAGAGTTTTTCTGCTGATGACGTGCTGGCCTTGCACGAATGCCTGGACTGGTTGGAATCCAATGATCAGGACAAAGTGGTATTGTACGACAACTGGCTGCAGATCTACACCAATGATTATCACCGGCTGCAGGAACAGAAGTTCTGGCAACAGCTACAACACGTGAAACTGGTCACTGCTGAACTCACACATGAACCCGACGTGATCCAACTCAAAGATCCCGAGCACACATTAAGGCACTATTTTCGAGAACGCTGGCTGGAAGAGCCCGTGGTGGAAAAACTGATAAAATTCTGCGAAAATTACTCACAAGAAATCAGGCTGGGCCCTAGTCTACAACAGCGTATGACGGGGCAGCGGCGCCGCTGGATGACCAGCAATATGTTCATTGATACCAGCAACCCGCATATACAGATGCTGTTTGAAATGTCATTCCCTGGACTGCTAAGAAAGACATATCGTATTGAGCCACGCTAAATAGTAGTATGGCTAAAATATACGAAGAAATCATTGTAATCAAGCTGTCCAAACTGACCAGGGACGATGCCTCAGAATCTGATGCCATAGCCGGCGCTGATGTAACGTCAAGCCTGGAAGCAGTGGCGCAAGAGCTTGTGGGCAGCGGTGTGATCGTAGAAGTAATCAAGGAGTAACACCATGCGCACATCGGGGCAGATACTAATCCCAACGGTTAGTTACGGTAACTATTGGAATGCCACTGCGGCCGCTAACAACAACCCCAGTTACAATCCAGGTTATCCCAACTACAACGCCAACACTGCCAACAACTGGGCCGGCGATCCTGTGAAAGCAGCCAGTTATTATCGTAGCCCGGGCGGCTTACAAACAGTGGCCTACTACTGTACCAATTTTGTGGGCAATCTCATATTTGAAGGCACCTTGGAGTCCGACCCTGACAGCAGTTTGTTGGATCCTTTGGCCACCAACTATCCTTGGTTCAAGATCGCAGAAGTAACGGGTCTTGGACAGAACACCTTTTTACAAAAAACTGCTAATGTGCCTGCGCTCATGGTAGAGTCGCAGATATTCAATTCCGGCTATACCAATGCCGCAGTAGCAGGCAGCAACATCAGCAACGTGTTTTATCAATCAGGCACGGAAGTGAGATTTACCTATGGTCCCACTATCTCTGCACTGCAGATAGGCACAGAGATTTTGGTCAATGCTTCAGATGCCAACAACAACAGTTTTGATGGCACACCCATAATCGTGGGCATACCCGATGCTGCCAATGTGGTGGTACAGTATGCCACAGCACCCGGCAACTGGTACGCAGGTCCCAACAGCTCAGGCACACTGACCTGGCCCGTGTACAGCAACAGCGTGGGAACCACAAAATCATTTGTACTCAACGGACAGTATCCGGCTGATCAACTGGTGGTCAGCGTGAACGGTATCATACAAGTTCCAGGTTCCAATGCCATAGGCGGAGCATACACCACGGTGGGCAGCACCCTGGTGTTCAATGATGCACTGCCGGCCAATGCCACAGTGGCAGTGAGAGAATTCTACGAGCCCATCGCTACCAGCAACTTTTCCAGCCAGACCATAGTGGCCAACGGACTCAGCAACACCTTTGTGTTGAACAATGATTCAGCCACTTATACCAGTGAAAGTGTACTGGTATCTGTGAATGGCATACTGCAAATTCCTTTGCCTCGCACAGGCAGCAACGCCAACACTTCGCCCCTGCATTGTTTTGCTGTGCTGGCGGATGAAAGTCCTGTGACCGGCGCTAATTTGATATTTAGATTTGTTGATCCCAGGCTTGACTTTGAACAACTGCCTCCGCTGAACAGCAACGTGAATGTGAACATCACGGGTGGCAACAGTTCCGCATACAACAGCAATATCTACATCGCTCAAGGTGCAGTGGTGCGCAACATCACTGTGGACAGCAACGGTGATCCCAATCGCATGACCTTGGATTTTGGTGCAGTGGCCAACAGCAACACAGCCTGGCAAGGTGGTGTGGCCAATTTATTATTTCCCAATCTGGGCAGTTATATCTTGACCAGTTCTGGCAACAGCAACACCAATACCTATGTCAACACCTTGGTGTTTGACTGGACGCCACAGGCCAATGACATCATTGAAATCAGAGAAATCGCCGGTGGCAACATTCCCATACCTGCTTATACAGGTGTGTCAGCGCTGAATCTACTAGGCAACTTTACTTGGCTACGCTGTCGAGTGAAAGATTTCTCCAGCGGTGTGATCAACAAGATTACCATAAGTTACTGATCATGCTGAGCCGCCAGTTCCTTGTAGAAGCGGCCATGCCAGACATAGGTCGCAAATATCAACACTTGGAAGACCTTGTTTATACCAATGGCAGCCAAGGTGCCTTGCATGCCATAGAACGACTGCGCAGACTGCCCACAGAATATCAGCAGGTGGAAGTGAAATGGGATGGATCTCCGGTGTTTTTCTGGGGCAGGGACGATGAGGGACAGTTTTATTTCTTTCCCAAAAATGCCTGGATGTATCAGCAGCGTGGCAAAGATAAAACCGCCGATGGCATCAGTACCAAAATGTCCAGTGCGTCAGCAGTAAAAAAGTTTATTGCCGGCACAGGTCGTGCGGACACCCCAGAACAACAAGCACAACGCAATCAATATGCACAAGGCATGAGCCAGTTGTATTCGGTATTTGAGCGTGCCACTCCCGACGATTTCCGTGGTTTCGTGGAAGGTGGATTGTTGTTCTATCCCGAGAAGCCTGCCATTGCCGCCCGAGGTGAATATACATTCCAACCCAATGTCACGAGATTCTATGTGCGCCAAGACAGCAGGCTAGGCGAGCGCATAGAAAATGCCACTGCTGGTGTGGCCATCACCGGCTACTACCCCGAACTGGGCAGCACCCAAGAACAACGACTCAGCACAGATCAGATTGACGCCATGAATCATACACCAGCACTGGTGGTACAGGGTCCGCTGTATGTGGAAACTGTGCCTGTGCTAGATCCCGAAATGGATCGGGCACTGGCCACACTAGAGCAGAGCATATTGAAAAATCGCACGGTGTTGGACGATTATCTGTCACCCAAGCCGGGCCTTAAAAGTCCTGGTTCAGTGATTTACAAGTTCATGGGTGATCAGCGAGCAACAAAATTCGCCGATTTAACTCGGGCATTTCCTGCCTGGGCCGAAAAAAATCTCAGTGCCAAACAAGCCGACATCATGCTGAACGATCAGGCAGGACTCACAGCCACGCTGGGTGCTGTGGAACAACTGCAGAAAATTAAAGATTCAGTGCTGGATCAGTGGCTCACAGGCATACAGCAACACAGCATCATACGCCAGGACAATCCCGAAGGATTTGCACAGCCCGATCCTGGTGGTTACCAATATGCCATTCCTGGACAATTTGTTAAATATATCAAACGCAGCGATTGGCAACCTAGATAATGTTATTATTTGAATTGTTTGAAAACACACGTGGCAACAAAGACACTGTGGTCTATGCATTTGGTAGATTTAATCCTCCCAATGCCGGGCACCAACGACTGATCAATGCCCTAAAAAGAAAGGCCGGTGAATTGAATGCTGACTGGTATCTGTTTATTAGTCCTCGCGATAGTGATCCTGAAAAAAATCCTTTGACAGGTTCTGAAAAATTGGCCTGGTGGCGAGCAATATTGCCCCAGGATCGTGATCATTTTGTCATGGATCCTGCCATACCCATGAGTGATTTTGCCGCCGAATATTTGAATAAAAAAGGCTACAAAAATGCTGTTGTCATGTACGGTGCCGGAGAAGAAGCCATGCGTTTTCCCATGGCCACAAACGGCCGTGAAGTCAACAGCAAAGGCCAACCCTTGCGTGCTGTGTACAATTTTGATTCATTCACCGACGGTGGCACACCTGAAGCACAGGATGCCGAAGGCATTGCGGGTGATCCCAATCTGCGCAGTACCGATGTGCGTGCCATGGTCGCTGCCGGCGATCGCGAAGGATTTTTCCGTGCCACTGGAGTGGATCCCAATCTCCGAGTAGCAGGACGTGATTACTTTGAAACCGTGGCTGCAGCCATGGGCGCGAACAATAAATAATCCTATGGACTCCAATAAAATCAACGATCTAGTGCAACAGATACGCGATAATCTCGGCTCTGCCACCACTGAACAAAAAAACCGATTCGTTGGATTATTAGAGCAGATTGTTACCCAAGAGGCCGTGGAGACAGAGACAGCAGAATCTTTATCACAGGCACAGAAATACATGGAACGGCTGCTGCCTTCAGTGAAAAAAATCAGCAAGGACGCCTTGTACAAACTGCATGATTTTGAAATGCAACTGCGTACCTTAGCTCCAGAAACCATGGAAAATCAACAGGATCGCATCGCTGATGTAATGGCAGCCATTGAAGAAGCCATTGATGCTGTGGATTTACTGCAGAGCCGTGTGTACGATATAGAAACAGCTCTGGTGCAGAGCATACAGCGCACGGGTTGGGATATCAAAGATCTAGAAGATCAGATCAATTTTGCTGAAAATATTGCCAGCAAGCCCATGAGCAAATTGGATCTAGGTCCCAGGGACAGCCGTTGCTATCTCCGAGGATACAAATGCTATCAAAACAATCAGGTAATGATCAATCCTTATCAGCCAGACTCTGCTGAATATCGAGACTGGGCTGATGGTTATCATCAGGCCGTGATCGACCGCGCCAAAGCCACCGAATAAATTTTCGCCACTGCTGTAGAGTTCTTAAGTAATAGCACAACTTTACTTTGAGGACCAACATGGCAAAAAAACCCAGCAAAAAAGCAGCCCTAGCCGCAGCACTTACAGAAGCTGCCAATGCAGCACCCGCACCAGCAGCACCACCGTCGAATCAAGGACAGATCCAGGTCAACATCGACTACTGCCGCAAACAAAAAATCCATTTTTGTATGCCCTGCTATGGTGGTCAATTGTTTGAACAAAACTTCATGAGTTATATCAAATGGGCCAATACCGCACGCCAGTTGGGCCTGGATTGGACCATTGAAACCATGACCAACGAGTCATTGATCTCACGTGCTCGCAACACCCTGGTAGCTAAATTTTTAAACACCCCCGACTCCACACACCTGATGTTTATTGATGCCGACATTGGTTTTGAGCCCTGGCATATCCTGGCCATGTTGAATCACGACAAAGATGTCATAGGTGGCCTGTATCCCATGAAAACACTGCCGGTAAAATGGGTGGTCAATGGATTCCCCGGAGCCAAAGAAGCACCGGATGGCCTGCAGGAAGTGTCAAAAACTGGCACAGGATTTTTGTTGGTCAAGCGCCACGTGTTTGAAAAGATGAACAGCCATCCTGCTGTGAAGCCATTCAACAATGACATTGGACTGCCTGCAGAATTAAATCAATACATGAAAACATATTTTGACACAGCCGTGCGTGAAAATCGCTACTATTCAGAGGACTGGACTTTCTGCGAAAACTGGCGTGATCTAGGTGGTGAAGTGTGGGTAGACAAGCGTGTGTTACTGCGCCATACCGGAACATTTGTGTTTGATTTCATGAGCCAAGATCGCATCTATCAAGAAATGTCAGCCATCGTGGAACAGAACAAACGTGCTGGACAGCCGCAGACAGCCCCTCCACCAGCGCAGGAACCACAGGCCGCTGCTGCCTAATATTGCTGGCAACCCCCCGGGTTGGAAATAGCGCAGATAATTCTGCGCTATTTTTTTGGCCCGTGCCTAGTCAAAAAACTGCTAAATATTAAATCATGGATATCACGGAATTAGAACAGTACAATCTCAAGGATGCTGTGCAGTTGCATCAAGATCTCAATCCCCAATTGTTTGACGGGGATCAAATAAAACCCGAGGTACGCCAGGCCTTGCTGCGCATAGCCGACGATTTTAGAGAATATCTTGGATTGAATTCCGCACAGATAGATGACATCACTGTCAGTGGCAGCAACGCAGGTTATACCTACACACCCTATTCCGACATTGATCTGCACCTGATCATTGACATGAAGCGATTGGACAACGATGAAGTGTATCGCGAATTGTTTGACGCCAAAAAAAGCCTGTACAACGATCGCTATAATATAAAAATAAAAGATTCAGACGTGGAATTGTATGTGCAAGGCGCAGCCGATCAGCATCACAGTGCTGGTGTTTATTCTCTCACACGTGACCAATGGCAGAAAATGCCGCGCAGGCAGCGAGTGCCCATAGACGACAACACAGTGCAGGCAAAATATAAAAAGTTAGGTCATGCCATAGAGCAGGCTGTGGAAAATTCCCAATATGAGCAATTGTCTCTGCTGCTGGACAAAATCAAACGCATGAGAAAAGCCGGTCTGGACCGTGCCGGGGAATTTTCTGCAGAAAATCTAGTGTTCAAACTACTGCGCAATCGTGGACTGATCCGACAATTGATCCAGGCCCGTGATCAGGCCAAGAGTGATGAACTCAGCATAGAAGAAGCTGCGTATGCTGGCAACATCGGCATCATGGAACTGAACGAATTTTATCGAAAAGCCACTGCCGAGCAGAAAAAGTTGCTGGGTCAACTGATCAAGCAAGGCCAGCAGAGAGAAATCTGGGATTTGGTCAAGCGTGTGACAGGCATGGAAATCATGACTGAGTTTCGCTGGGGATTTGCAGACGAGCCTTTGAAGGAAGCAGCTTCGGGTTATATTCCTTCCCAAGCAGAACGAAATGATCCCAGATTCAGCAACGCACTCACAGTAGACATCCGGCCCGATAGTTTAAAGAAGGCAGCTCGACAGTTGGGATTCAAAATCTCTCGTGCTGGTGTACCTCCCCGAGCCAGGACCAACGGTAAATTGACCGAAGGCCGTGTCACATTCCGTGGAGTGGACAGCCGTTTGAGTTCGGAGATCAATCGTGCCATACCCGATATCTTGAGATCACTGGCGCTGAAACCCGATCAAGTACCACCAGTCACCTTTACCAGCGATAGATCCTGGGCCCGGGATCACAACACGTTTGGTGTCACGCAGTGGAAGAACACAGCCGATGACAGTGAAGTATATGTGTACGTTGGCGACAGATATCTTGCAGATGTATTGCGTACCTACACACATGAACTGCAGCACGTGAAACAGTTTATCGATGGAGTGGCACATCACGACATGAACAGCCAAGAGTTGGCTAGAGTGGAAGCCGATGCCAACACCGTGGCCGGACGTGTCATGGTTGATTACGGCCGACAGCACGACAAAATATTCACAGACATAGCAGAAAGTTATCAGCGTGAAAAGTATCTGGATGATCTGGCCAAAGGTGTCAAACAGTTGGAAAATCCCAACTATGACAACATAGACAAGATCATGCAAACCATATCTCGACGATATGATATCACACCTCAAAAGTTGCATGATCAGTGGGTGGCCAAATATGGCGTCACACCCGACGATTGGGCACGTGGCATCACAGAATCACAAAACAGCGAAGATTTGTTTGAAGTAAAAATGAGTCCAGGCGAACTGAAAAAGTGGGCCGACTCCGACGAAGCCGAGGGCATACAGGCCGGCTTTGAAGCCGAGCTCATATTCCGTGATGCCGGCGATGGTGACAACGAAGAAGACTACGAAGCTGACTATGACATGGACGAGCGTGCCTACAGCATCGATGAGGTAGTGGATTTTTTCCAAGGTGGCGACAACGGTGTTGGCAGATCGTCTGCCAATAGATTGCGGCAAGAAATGCAGGAATCTTTCTACGAATGGCGTAGCGAACAGATAGCCGAAGGCTGGAACCAAAATGCAGATCAGATCGTGCGCGACTACTATGATGAGAATGTGTGGCCCGACGAGCAGGACAACTATAGAGAGCGTGCTGCGGAAGAACTGGGCATAGACACCAGTGAAGAGTCCGAGGAACAGAGAGAAAAGATTGAAGCGCTGGCCAGAGAACTGTATCGGGCAGATGTGGAAACCAGTGTGGATACCGAAGATGATCGTTATGATCAAGCCAGAGATGATTATTTTGACACGGTCGGCGAATCCAGCGACTACGACGAAAGTGACTGGTTGGAACAAGAATATCGATACATGAGTGACGTTGGCAGTGAGTTTGGTTTAGACTGGCCCTACTGGCGTGGCGGTGAAAGCAGCGGTGGCGATCGCACTGTGGATGACATCGCTGACAGTTTACGCCAAGCCTTGGGCGGTGATGCTCAAGTGCGTGGCAGCACTGGTTATCACAGTGTGTCAAGAAAGCCGGGTCTTTGGATCATCGAGCCCGATGGCAGCCTAGATCCCGACGATCCCAGCGACGAAACAGGACTGGAAGTGGTATCACCGCCCATGCCACTCAAGCAGGCGCTGGAATCTCTGCAGACTGTTATAGACTGGGCCAACAGCGACGGCGATGCCTACACCAACTCATCAACTGGTTTACACATGGGCATCAGCGTGCCTTTCAAGGGTGGTGCAGTGGACTATGTCAAACTCATAATGTTCCTGGGTGATCAGTATGTGCTGGAACGTTTTGGACGTAGTGCCAACAGTTACGCACGTTCGGCCCTGAGCAAACTGCAGGATGTGCAGCGCAGCCGTAGACAGCAAGTTCGTGAGCAGGATGCACAGTCCATGACCGGCGCAGAAAAAACAGCAGCAGCCATGGATCTCATGAAAAAGAATCTCATTGAGTTAGCCGCTGACATGGTGCGAGATGGAGTGGGTCGCGACAAATACACTTCAGCACACATCAAAGATGGCTACATCGAGTTCCGCTCACCGGGCGGCGATTATCTGGCCAAAGGCGACGAAGAGATTGGCGCACTGGAAGATACCATGCTGCGTTTTGCTAGAGCCATGTACATAGCCAGCAGACCTGAACTAGAGCGCCAAGAGTATGGCAAGAAACTGTACAAACTTTTGAGCGGATACCGTGAAACCCAGTACTCCCGGTCCGACAAAGGTACCAAAATCAAAGCCGATGTTGAAACAGAAGGTGCTAAAGATGCACTAGAATTATTTGCTAGATACAGCGCAGGTATGATCACACCCGAAGAACTCAAGAAGTCATGGGCACGTCAAGTCCTGGCCAAGGAAGCACCGCCCCGCAGCCGTGCTGATGCCAAAGAATATGAAGTCGTCAATACCGACACTGGTGAAGTCATTGACACCATCAAGGACTGGAGTCTAGAATCGGCCAACGAAACTGCTTTGGTGCGACACAGCGGCAAAGGTTACCCTTTCTTCACGCGAGAAAAGTCCGAAACTGAACCCGAGCTGAGCCGTAGAGCACAGGTGGCAAAAAAGATCGTGGATCGTCCCACCATCTGGCGCATCACTGACACAGACAGCGGCCGGACCCTGCTGGTGGCCGCTGAAAATACTGCACTGGCCAAGGCCGAAGCTGAACGGCAAGACAAACACTGGCTCGAACTCCGCCGCAATGATCCCGACAGTTTCCTAGCCGAACCGGCCTCAGCCGCAGAGGTAAAACAATATCAGCAACAGCACAAAGACGACAAGAAAGACAGCGAACAATTGCAACAGCGTTTGCAAGGTACCAATGGTCAACAAAGATATCGAGTACAGTGGACCGAGCGACGCAGCGATGGCTATGGACGAGACAGCCTCAGTGTTGATGCCCCCAATGCCGATGCTGCCATGGACTCGGTGCGTTCAGCATTGACGGCACAGGGCCGAGTGGTCATTAGCATCGAAGCCCAACCCGTGCAGGCCCAGCCTAATGTAAATCAACAAGCAGACCGATTGATCGCCCAGTATGCAGCACAACGATCACAAGGCGAGTTCACTGGTCAGTGGCAGATACGCAATGCCAACACCAATGAAGTGGTGCATACATTTGGTGGCATAGGCAACAGCCAGACCGACGCCAATAGATTCGCCGCCGGATGGATGGGGCGCAACAGACCGGATCTAGTAGGTGTGGAATTAGAAGTTGTACCGGAGATGAGATAATCATGGCAGTGGTTAAAAAAGATTATCTTGATAAAATCTTGACCTATGTGGATTCGCCATTCAAGTTGGTGGCTTTGGTCATCATGGCAGTACTGGCATTCATGGGATTCTTGATTTACAAAAATCTCGATTTGATTGTTGGTACCTATAAAGAACAACAACGATTGCCTACCCTGGCTGAAAATCGCCTGGATGATGCTGTCACACATCTGTTCAAGAACACGCAGGCCGAAGTAGTGGCCATATTCAAAGTAGATCCAATACTGGGCAGCCGTGTGCTGTATCGTGCATACACTCGTGAAGGCAGAGACAAAACCAAAGAAGGCATAGACGTTGGCTTGTTCACTGCCAATGCTGCCAACAATCGAGATGTTGTGGCACTCATGGCCGGAGAAGTGCCCTGCGTTGAATATCTCTCAGCACAAAGCGAAGTGGGCCTTTGGTACATAGAAAAAGGCATGAGATATGGCTGCAGGATCAGTGTTCCTCCTGAGCCTGGAAAATTCATCGGGCAGATAACCGTGGGTTGGAAAGAAACGCCCGGAGAGATCGAACGCATGAAAAGTATGTTGGCTATCGCAGCATCCATGCTGTCACAGACTCGTAAATAATACTTAGACAAGGAATCAAAAATGAAAATACAAGATATCATAACAGAAAATCAGGCGAATGTTCGAGAAGGTCGCTTGAACGAATTCGCACCAGGCGGCAGCGAAGGCAACGGGCCATTTGAATACGGTACTGCTATTATTCCAATTGGCGAAGATTTTGTAGATACTTACAGCGACGAAGGCGCCGGTGCTGATGCAGCCGCTATTATTAAAGTCGGTCGAAAATTTATGTCTGCTGGCATGAAGGCAGGTATCCGAGCCTTTTATGCCATGGATACACAGGTCAGAGATCATGTAGCAGAAGAACTTGAAGACCAAGGGTTTAATGTTAGGAAAGATATTTACGAGCCACACGACAAATCACTACCGGCCACGACCTTGACCCGTCCTGTAACTGATGCTGACAGAGATTGGTATTTATTGCAAGATCTGATCAAAGAGTTCGGTAAGGCTCGTCAAGGATCAGTGGACCCTAAAACACTTGAACAACTACGCCAAGACTTTGGGTGGAGTTTGCAAATGGGCTTTGAGGAACTACCTAAAAAATCAATCAGAGCAGACTTTACTGATTTTGCAAAATCTAAAGGTGTTGATTTTACTGCTATGGCAAAAAAATACCAGGGGTTCCGGCCGGCAGACAGAGATATCAAGGATCGAGGTGTCTCGGAAGGCCGGGCACAGCCTCTCACCGTGGCACAGTTGGCCATGATCAGTGACGAAGCCTTGGACCGTGCCTATGGTTATGGTCGCAGCACTCCCGGCAACACCTTTGGCTGGCAGGCCAACTTGAAGTCTGCTGCCTATGCCAAGAAGATGATCGATTCCGGAGTCACAGACATCGAAGCCATCAGCGATGCCATACACAAGGGCTGGAATGTCACTGCCCAGGCATTCGTGCAAAATCCCGATCAGTTCGCAGACACAGAAAAACTGCGTGCGGCCGGTAAGTTAGAAGCCAAACTCGACCAACGAGCCAAACTCATGCGACAGGATTATGCCCAGTTGGCGGACGAGGAAAAAGAAAAAGACCGCGTGGTGGCCCGTGCATTGTTGCAGGCCCTGCGTGGTGATTAGACATAGATAAAGGAGAAATCAAATGTCAGCAGAACTCATGAGATCCTATCTAGATCTACTTAACGAACAACAGCAACAAGCAGTGTCAGAAGGCTCAGATTCTGAGCCGGGTATGGCGGAAGGCACTGAACCCACGGAACAGACCATGAATCAGAACATCAGCGATCTGGTCAAAGACGCCATGGGCACAAGACCCAACAGTGATTGGATGCAGCGTTGGATGGCCATGAGTGTAGATAAAAAACTGGCTTTGTATCAGCAGTTGGCCAGTCAGTTGGATTGATCATGTTGCCCCAAGACATCATAGGCCAAGACTCATTCCAAGGCATAGACATGAGCCTGGAACGAGAAGAGGATGAGATCATGGTGCAAGCGTCAGCAGGAGGCCGACCCTTGGGATCGGTGCTGTTCGTGGACTACGACGGCGAGTTAATGCCACAAGATCTGGAAGTGGATGAACGCTATCGTGGCCAAGGCATCGCTCGTACCATGTATGACTATGTGAAAAGTCTGGGTTATAAGATACGCAGGAGTGGCCAGCAGACCGATGCCGGTGCAGGTTTCTGGGACAAACACAAGCCTGGAAAAAATGTCTGGGAACAATGTGTGGCGGAAGGCCAGTTGGATCCTTACCGACTGGAACGCTTGGATCCACAGACACGCAGAGTGCTGACCCGCATGGCCGATCATAAGGAACCTGGTTCGTGGCTCAGTGCCTCAGAAGCCTATGCCATGAGTTTGGGCCTACAGTACAAGAATCGCGATCCCCGGGGTTGGGAACAAGATGTCCAGCGGTATGTGGATCTTTACCGGCAATACAGTGGACAAGGTGTCACAGAAGTGAAAATACTTTCCAAGGTCAAAGGCAAAGGTGCCAATCCGGATCAACTGCCCAATCGTGGCGGCAATATCTCGCCTGAAAAAATGTCATTGTTGGGCCGCAAGGTATTAGACATAGACAAAACCCACAGCGTGTATCGTGATCAGTTTGGTGGACAAATAACCTACAATCTTTTCAACACTGAGACCAATCGCTCCACACTCACGGTGTTTGGCAGCCGCTATCCTGGCAACCCTGACAGTTTCATAGTGGCAGGCCTGTATGCCAGTCCCGACAATGACGTGCCAGCAGCAGAATTTTATCGCAGGCTCATAACTGATCTAGGACTGACCCTGGTATCGGATCGCAAGCAAAGTCCTGGTGGACAGCGTGTGTGGCAACGCTTGGAGCAGATGCCTGGCATTGAAGTGCATGGCTACGACACAGCCACCGGCGAGGTGTTAAACATCGGTGCTGGTGATGAAGAAATGTATGCTGTTCCTGCCGCAGCTGCACAGGGTAAAGACATGGCCAAAGTTGCCAGAGACATTAGATTAGTGGCCACAGCACGATGAGAGCACATGAATTCATCACAGAAAACTTTGCTGACAAGAAAGTCAAAGGACGAAGCCGTCCCGGCAGAGTGAAACGTGCAGGTGCCAGTTGCCAGGGTAGTGTGACAGATCTGCGTGCCCGGGCTAAAAAATACGGTGGAGAGCGTGGGCGTATGTATCATTGGTGCGCTAACATGAAATCAGGCAAGAAACGCAGCAACACTTAAAACGCTAAATATATTATTATGCGACTACAAGAAATAATTGAAGAATCCACTGTTGCAGGCGGTATTGCCACGGTTGCCATGCCCCTGGGCGCTACACAGCGACGCGGCCCCATAGGTCAAGGCGTCTACGACAAAAGCCGCGAGTATGCCAACAGCAGACCCAAAAAAGCACGGAAGACCCCACGCAACATCAAAGAAAACTACGATGGCGAGTATGACGACGAGTCAGGCATGGCCAAGAGCAACTTGCATACCATGCTGAGAGCAGTGAAAGGGCTGCACGATGCCATAGCCGACGGTGAAAACTTGCCGGAATGGGTACAGGAAAAAATCGCCGGAGCAAAAATGAATCTGGTGTCAGTTTGGGATTATATCTTGAGCCAGCACGAACAGGGCATACAGCCCATGCAAGAATCCAAGAAGGATACCAAATGTTAGCCGACGATCTCAAACAACTATTAGCCAGCAGTTTTGCTTTTTACCTCAAGGCCAAAAGTTTCCATTGGAACGTGGAAGGTCCTGACTTTAGTCAGTATCACAAGTTCTTTGATAAACTAGCCACAGAAGTTTTTGAATCCACTGATCTCGCAGCCGAATACATCCGTGTGCTGGATGTGTACGCACCAGGATCACTGTCGCGCTATCAAGAACTCAGCGTTATCCAAGATCAAGTCAAGATCCCCCGAGCCGAACTCATGTTCGAAGAACTCAAAACTGACAATGAAAAACTCTTGGCCCTGATTGGCGCAGCCATTGCCAGCGCCAAGGCAGAAAATCAAGAAGGCATACTAAACTTCTTGGCCGAGCGCCAGGACGCACACGGCAAGCACAATTGGATGCTGCGTAGCTTTCTCAAGAAAGCTCGTGCATGAGCAATCAGGACATCTACGACATAGCAGCCCGACTGCAGCGCATCGCCGAGGGTGATCTCAATCAAGGTGCCGGCCCCAAGTTCGTAGGATACCTGCGCGGCACAGATCCCGCCAGCAAAATTCCCAGTAAGTTGGTAGGCGACTCAGCAGAAGATACTGCCCTGGCCAGAAAGATGTCGCAGGTAGAACAGGATCAGGCTGCAGAATTAGATCAGCAGGTTGAAACATTATATCAAGAACTGCACAACAAAAAAGCACAAGAACCTGTAACAGAAAAATGGTCAGAAAAATACAAGAAGTCCATCAACTGCGCCAACCCTCGAGGATTTAGCCAACGTGCGCACTGTGCGGGGCGTGAAAAAAATGAATCAGCTGTGGCAGAATCAGCCATTGGCGAAGACATAGTGGTCAAAGGTTCTGCACGAGACCTCAAAGACTTTTTGGACACAGTTGCCAAAGAAAAGAAAACTGACACTGATCTCAAACGCAAAGACAGCAATCGTGGCGGGGATTCATTGAAGCCCGTGGATCGTGTCACAATCGGGCCCAACGGAGAAAAAACAGCTGACATCTGCGGCAACATGACAGATGGCTTTGTGGTCAAAGTAGATGAAAAAGAAATAGGCACAGGATTTGCCAGCATCGCCGATGCCAAAAAAGCCATCGATCAGGTGCATGAGCAGATGATGGAACAAGACACCAAGCCAGTGGTACAAGATTACATGGAAGAGCGATGATAATCGACGACTTGTTTGAATATCGCGCAGGACACAGCCTTCCCCGAGATGTGGTACAGCTCATGGATCCTGATCCCGTGGATGTGGCAGGCAACCCCCAGGCAGGCAATCTAGCCGGCCCCAATGCTCAGTTCCACGAACAGCAGGTCAAGGAAGAATCCTTGCAGGGCATAGACACCAGCTACGACTGGGAAGAATACAACAACAAAGAAGGTCCGTTGAGAGATTTACTGAACACACCTCGCGACTATCCCACACAAAACTACACAGGTACACCCACCGAAGGTCCCGAAGATTCAGTGGGTCCAGATCTAGAACCTTTCTACACGCAGATGAAAAATCCCATTTCACCGGGCGCGAGATTTGATCGTAACTTTGGTGTAGAGCAGACCAGCGAAGACGCTGAAAATCATCGTGTGATAGACGAGTACATAGAAGAAGTTTATGAAGCCACTGATGCTGATCAGATCTATGATGGATTGAAAAAAGTTTTTCCTAATGTCGAGGCCACATCACTAACGGATCTCATATCCAAGACCATAAGACCCTTGTTGAATCTTGGCGGTAGGAATAGTCGGACTGCTAAGATATGGATTGATACTTTATACAATTTTATAAGAGTAACACCCGGGACCAGTGTAGGTCGAGATAACTTCCGTGCTTTAGAAATCGCTGCTCTGGACAATGACATCAAAACCGCATTACAAGTTTTAGACCGGCCAGAGAAGAAAAGTTATCGTGTGCTGGAAGCACCCAAGAAATCCACCCCTGCACCGCGCAATCCTGTGGCACGAGCCGCACAACGGGTGGCCCGGGGATCGGGCACACACAAGAATCCCAAATCCTATCAACGGCAGCCCAAACACAGGAACCGTTGAACACATAAATACAAGTACAAGGCACAAAGATGAAAATAGCAGACATTTTACGGGTATTAGCCAATAACCTAGATCATCCTGAAGGTGGATCGCCCGATCCTCGCATACAAAATCCCGCTGGCTTGATCAACGCTGAAATACAAGTGGCTGTCGGCGATGATGACTCTGCTGATATCACTGCCAGTGGCAATGAAAAAAGTCCCGATGATCTCTTTTTGCCTCCCTTGCAGCAAAAGCAAGAACTGTTGAAAAAAGCCGTGGGTGTGGAAAATGTCTATGATGACGGTACTCCCGAGGAAGCAGAACAAGCCGAAGAAGCACAAGGCGATTTGACACAGAATCCTGACATCATTGATCGTATAAAAAAACTCAGTGGCATTCCCGTGGCTGCCATACAAGAACTCAGCAACGACGAACCGTTAGATGACTAAGGTGTAGCACATGAGCTACATTCAAAACTTATTCACCAGTAGAGATAACAACGCACAGGGCAATACCTATGTAGGGCAACAGGGTCGCATCTGGTGGGATCCAGATCGCAACGGATTTTACTACAGCGATGGCAATACTGCTGGTGGTATCTTGGTTGGCACCGGAGGCGGTGGTGGCAATGGAGTTCCCGGTGGATCCAACACACAAGTCCAGTTTAATAATGCTGGAACATTTGGTGGCAGCGCAGACTTTACATTCAATGGCTTAGTAGCCACCTTAACAGGCAATCTAGCAGCCGGCAACATATTGACCAACAACTATTTGTATGCCAACGGTGTTTCGATCTTTGGCAACACTCCATTCGCAGGCAACACATCATTCAGCAACATCTCTGTCACTGGGGTGGCCAATCTCGGCAACTTTACCATCTCAGATCAGACCATGTCTGGCACAGTGGCTGGTCGTGACATAACCTATGCCACCGTTGGCGGCAATGCCAATCTCAATGTATTGGGTGGATTTCACATACACAGCTCCGATCTAAATGCAGAACCAGATTTTGCAGTAGATCGCGATGGTCGCATACGTGCTTTGGTGCCCGATACCAGCAACCTGGCAGCATCGTTCCAGATCGTAGGATCTGCCGATGGATCAATAGTAGATCCACAGAACTATGGTGTCATGCTACACATCACTGGACAGCCCAGCATACCCAGTCGCATCTACAGCGATGGTGCGGCCAACTATTCGGCTTATGTTGGCCGTAGATACAATGGTACTTCATTGGCACCCACAGGCGTGCTTGGTGGACAGATTATCAGCCGTGTTGCGGCCACACCTTATCTCACAGATGGAACTTGGCCTGACATATCCACCACACGCATAGATTTTGTAGCAACTGAAAATCAGACTACCCTGCAACAAGGGTCAAAAATCCAGATTTGGACCACGGCTCCGGGAAATACTACAACTGAATTGACCGCAGAGTTTGATCCACTGACCACTACCTTACACGCAAATCTAAACCCGGCAGTGAACAATATTTTTGGACTGGGCAACAGCACCAACAAGTGGTCCAATGTGTGGGTAGGTCCCAATAGTTTGTTCCTTGAAGACTCGGTGCTGGGCAATGATGCCGAAGTCCATGTGGACAACGGTGTATTCTATGTAGATGGTGTCACTGCCATGCAGGTGGGCAATATGCAGATGACCACCGATGGTCTGCGACTGACCACAGCCGGCTCTGGAGAAAACATTCAAGTAGGTGAAAACGCCGACACTGGCTACATGGAAGTCAACATGGTGGGTATCGAGTTCCGTGACGGCACACGCCAGACCACGGCAGCCATACCACTCACACAAAAAGGCAATGCGTTTGGAGTGGTACCACTCAATGCCTCAACCAAGATCGATCCCATATATCTGCCAGCAGGTGGTGTCAACTTCCTGGGTATCTGGAATGCAGCCAACAACTCACCTACCTTGGCCGACGGTGTGGGCAATGTGGGCGATGAATATGTGGTTGGCGTGGCCGGCACACAGAATCTGGGATCAGGCAACATCACATTCGCAGTAGGCGACTTTGTAATTTATACTTCCAGCAATGTTTGGCAGGATATCCCAGTGGGCGGATCTGGAGTGCAAACTTTCAATGGCCGTACTGGAATAGTCACACTGTTCAGCAGTGATGTGACCAACGCACTCAGCAACGGCAGTATAACCAACAACTTTTTGGCAGTGGATCATTGGACATTTCAAGCAGGCGCTGGTATCGGATTAATTGGCAACAGTGAAGTAGAATTAGGCGACACCATTACGGTGACCAACGACGGTGTCACGGCAGCCATAGCTGGAACAGGTGTCGCAGTATCATCAGCCACGGGCAATGTCACATACTCTATTGGCCAACCCGTGGGCGGTGCCAACTCTGTGTCATTCCTGTCAGTGACATCCAATAGCACCATCCAGGCCACTGGCAACATTACCGGTGGCAATCTTGTCACTGCAGGACAGGTAGTGGCCACGGGCAACATCCGCGGTGGCAACTTGATAACTTCGTCAGGCACAGTGATCAACAATGGCCTGACCACATCAGGCAATGTCACAGCAGTCAATATCACAGCTAGCACACTGATACAAGGTGCCACAATTGTAGCCACTGGAAATATCACAGGTGGCAATTTGGTAGGGCAAAACCTCACACCCACCCGCGTGACCTTTGTTGGTTCAGGCAAAGAAATCGACGATGACGCCGAATTCACCTACAACGATGTCACTAACACACTCAGCGTGGGCAACATCACCGCTTCGGGCAATGTCACTGCTGCCTACTTCTTGGGCAACGGCACACAACTGACCGGTGTTGTGACCACAGGATTCCCCACTGTAGCGGCCAACGGCACCAATCTTGTGGCAGATTCTGCCACAGATACCTTGACCTTGGCCGCAGGCAACAACATAGTGCTCACTGGCAACGCCACCACTGACACTGCTGCATTCGCTGTGAGCGAGTCACCTGTGTTCTCGGGCAATGTCACTGCGCCTTACTACTATGGCAACGGATCCACGCTCACAGGCACCACCGGCGGCAGCACATTCTACGGACAGTTCTGGAGCACAGTGAGCCAGCCCAATGACACTGGAAATGCTGTGCCAATGACACTTGACACATCGGACGCATTCAACACAGGTGTCAGCGTGGCAGTAGGCAACATTTCGCACATTGTGATAGCCAATCCCGGTGTTTACAACATACAGTTTTCAGCACAGTTTTCCAAGACCGATTCGGGACAGGACACTGTGAGTGTTTGGTTGGCCAAGGATGGTGTAAATGTACCCGACAGCTGCACAGATCTCGATCTTAACGGCAACAATGCCAAGATTGTTGCTGCCTGGAACTGGTTGGTCAATCCCACTGTGGCCAATACCTACTATCAGATCTACTGGTCCAGTCCAGATTCCGCTTTGGAATTACTGTCCATTGGTGCGCGAACCACTCCCACCCGACCCGCAGTACCCAGCGTAATAGTAACTGTGACACAAGCATAATAAAGGAATCAAAATGTCAAAACTCTTTGTTTTTTTTGCATTAATCATCGCCATACCGGCCTGGGCGCAGAAACAGCCCGAATCAAAACTCCATGACTGGTCGGTTACCCGAGTGGTAGACGGCGACACTGTTGAGTTTGCGGCGCCTTGGTTGCCTGACCCGCTGAAGAAAAAACTCAGCGTGAGAGTGTATGGTGTGGACACGCCAGAAAAAGGGCATCGTGCCAAATGCGAATCTGAAGCCAAGCGCGGAGCTGCTGCCACTGAGTTTACCAAGGCATTTGTGGCATCTGCCAAAAAAACACAGATAGCATTGATCGACTGGGACAAGTTTGGTGGCCGTGTGTTGGGTGATGTCATCGTGGATGGTCGTAGCCTGCGTGCCGAATTGATCAAAAACGGTTTTGCCAGAGAATATTATGGCGAAGCCAAACAAAGTTGGTGTAACTGAACAAAATAATCGTTGACACGCCGAGGACACTAAGTTAATATTGTATCATTAACTTAGGAGTCTCAGATGTCACAATCCCGTAATTTTTCCTCGGAACAAAAAGCCAAACTCACACAACTGTTCAACGAGGGTAGCCAGGTCATGCACGAAATCGAAACCTTGACCGAAGGTCTCAACGACACAGTCAAGGCCATTGCTGAGGAAATGGAAATCAAACCCTCAATCCTCAAAAAGGCCATCAAGATCGCTCACAAGGCCGAGTTTGGTAAAGAGCAACAAGATCACGAACTGTTGGAAAATATCCTGACCACAGTTGGCAAGACTCTGTGACCAGTACATATGCCCAGTGGCGAGACAGCATTGGGGACTATGTCAAAAACGACTGGAGAGAAAATCCCTTTCGCTTTTGCTTGGAAATGACCGGTTGGGCCATCAGCATAGGCTGTAGTGTTACCTATGCTTGGACTGTGCCCCACTTGCCGTTTATCCCGTTGTACTCTGCATTCATTACCGGCTGCTTGATTATGGCATGGTGTGCCTACACTCGTGGCAGTTTTGGTATCCTGGGAAATTATTTGTTGCTGAGTATTATTGACAGCATAGGACTGATCAAGCTAATTATACAGCAGTCATAAGGTTCGCCGCCTCAAGGCAAGATTGGTATTTGCACAGCCCAAAGTGTGCATAGGAGAACGAATTTGAGTTATGTTGATGCACTACACAGCCGCGATGAAGATCGTATCTATGTAGTAGAGCGTGTAGCAGGTGCAAGGAGATACGAAGAGTATCCAGCCAACTATATCTTTTACTATGATGATCCTCGTGGCAAATTCCGCAGTGTGTATGACACGCCCGTTGCAAGATTCAGCACACGAAACTTTAAAGAATTCCAAAAAGAAATACGCATACAGTCGGGCAAGACCTTGTATGAGCAGGACATCAAACCTGTGTTGCGATGCTTGGAAGAAAACTACAAAGGCAAAAAGTCGCCCGAATTGCACGTGGCATTCTTTGACATCGAAACAGGTTTCGATCAAGACAAAGGCTTTGCTGATCCGTCAGATCCATTCAATCCCATCACAGCCATCAGTGTGTATTTAGACTGGATGGACAAGTTAGTCACCTTGGTGGTGCCTCCTGCAGGCATGAGCGATGAAACTGCTGCCGAAATCGCACAGCACTTTGACAACACATTTGTGTTCCGTGACGAAGGTCAGTTGCTGGAAACATTCCTTGATCTCATAGAAGACGCAGATGTGCTGTCGGGCTGGAACTCAGAAGGCTATGATATTCCCTACACTGTAAATCGTGTGACACGCATTCTCAGCCGAGATGACACACGCAAGTTCTGTTTATGGAGCCAGTTTCCTAAACAGCGCACCTTTGAACGTTTTGGCAAAGAGTCAGAGACCTTTGACTTGATAGGTCGTGTGCATATGGACTATATGCAACTGTACAGGAAATACACCTATGAAGAACGGCACAGTTATTCCCTGGACGCCATTGGCGAATATGAACTGGGCGAGCGCAAGTTGGCCTATGAAGGCACGCTGGACAGTTTGTACAACAAAGATTGGCGGGTGTTCATAGACTACAACAGACAAGACGTGGCCCTCCTGGCCAAACTGGACAAGAAACTTAAATTCCTAGACTTGGCCAATGAAATCGCACATGAGAACACGGTGTTACTGCCCACCACAGCAGGAGCAGTGGCAGTGACAGAACAGGCCATCATCAATGAAGCACACGAGCGTGGCCTGGTGGTGCCCAGCCGCAAACAGCGCCTCACTGACGATGACACAGCAGCCGCAGGTGCGTATGTGGCCTATCCCAAAAAAGGCTTGCATGACTACATAGGTGCAGTGGACATCAACAGTCTGTATCCTTCGGCCATCCAAGCACTGAACATGGCTCCCGAGACCATCGTTGGACAATTGAGACCCACCATGACCGACGCACATCTCAAAAGCAAGATGCTGGCCGGCAACTCCTTTGCTGCTGCCTGGGAGAATGTGTTTGGTTCCTTGGAATACACTGCTGTGATGAATCGTGAGCGCGGCACAGTGCTCACTGTGGACTGGGAAGATGGCACCAGCCAAGACCTGTCGGCAGCAGAAATTTGGAGCATGGTCTTTGACAGCCACACTCCTTACTGCTTGTCGGCCAATGGCACTATCTTTACCTACGAGCGCGAAGGTGTGGTACCAGGGCTGCTGGCACGCTGGTACAAAGAGCGCAAAGAACTGCAGAAGAATCTCAAAGAAGCCAAGACCAAAGAAGACATTGAGTTCTGGGACAAGCGACAGTTGGTGAAAAAGATCAACTTGAACAGTCTCTACGGCGCCATTCTCAATCCTGGCTGTAGGTTCTTTGACAAACGTATCGGTCAGTCAACCACACTGGTGGGCCGGCAAATTGCACGTCACATGGCTGCGTTTATCAACGAAGCAGTCACAGGCCGGTATGATCACGTGGGCGATGCCATTATCTACGGTGACACTGATTCCTGTTACTTTTCTGCGTATTCTACACTGAAGCCGCAGATTGATGCCGGAGACATAGCCTGGGACAAAGACACTGCCATACAGATCTATGACACCATAGCTGATCAACTGAATGATTCCTTTCCTGGCTTCATGGAGCAGGCTTTCCACTGTCGCAGAGCTCACGGTGAGATCATACGTGGTGGTAGGGAACTGGTGGCCATCAAAGGACTCTACATCACCAAAAAGCGTTATGCGGTCATGATCTATGACAAAGAAGGCAAGCGCAAGGATGTCAATGGCGAACCTGGACAGATCAAAGCCATGGGCCTGGATCTCAAGCGTGCTGATACTCCCAAGGTCATACAAGAGTTCTTGCTACATCTGCTGACTCACGTGCTGCAGGGTTCGGACAAGGACTGGGTGATCAACGAAGTCAAAGAGTTCAAAATCAAGTTCACAGAAAGACCAGCCTGGGAAAAAGGGTCGCCCAAGCGTGTGAACAACTTGACCAAGTTCGTCAAAGAAGAAGAGCGGCTGGGTCGAGCCAATATGCCAGGCCACGTGCGTGCTTCAATGAATTGGAATAATCTCAGACGAATGCACGGCGACAAGTACAGCCTACAGATCGTGGACGGTATGAAAGTGATTGTGTGCAAACTCAAAGGCAATCCGCTAAACTTCACATCGGTGGCCTACCCTACTGACCAACTGCATTTGCCGCAGTGGTTCCGAGATTTACCCTTTGATGATGCTGCCATGGAGACCGCGGTGATCGACGAAAAGGTGGAAAACCTGCTGGGTGTGATGAATTGGGACTTGGCCAGTAACACGCAGATCAATTCAACCTTTGACAATCTTTTTAGTTTTGATTAAAAAAGTCATTGAAATCTATCATTTTTTGCTGTACAATCTAAATATACCTCACAAGGAGAAGCAATGAGCATCAAAGACACACTACAAGACATCGTGGAGCATACGCACAAGCTAGGCAACATTGATGTGGTAAAAATCACAGGCACTGACAAATCCACTGATTTGGAAGGACTCAGCGAAGACAAATCCGTGGTGTTGCAGGCCGCTTTCAAAACGCCGGTGGCCGAGTTTATTGGCACACTGGGTATGCCCAATCTTGGCAAACTCAGCACACTGTTAAATCTGGAAGTGTATCGCGAGGACGCCAAGATTACTATCACACAGCGTGATCGCAACGGCGAAAAGATCCTAGACAGCATACACTTTGAAAACAAAGACAGCGACTTCAAAAATGACTATCGCTTCATGGCGCCGGAACTGGCCAATGAGAAACTCAAAAAGGTCACGTTCAAAGAGCCTGTTTGGGACCTGGCATTCGAACCCACCATCGCCGGAGTGCAAAGACTCAAAATGCAAGCATCGGCCAACTCCGAAGAGCCGCTGTTCACTGCCAAAACTGAAAAAGAAGATTTGATGTTTTACTTTGGCGATCACTCAACACACGCTGGTAACTTTGTGTTCCATCCCGGCTGCGGCAACAAACTCAGCCGCGCCTGGAGTTTTCCTGTGAAACAGGTTATTTCCATCTTGGACCTGGTAGGCGACAAGAAAGTGCATATCGCATCCGCAGGTGCTGCCATGATCACAGTTGATTCAGGTATCGCTGTGTACAAATACATTTTGCCGGCACAGACCAAATGACAGACTTAATCTACGGTTTGATATTGTCTGGCGTGACGTTTGTTGCCATCATGGCACTGGTCATTGTGATTGGTAGAACCATTGGACGACTGTTTGGCCCTAGAGAAGATCGATGACCGAGCGTGATGATTTGACTGCCAAGCAAAAGGACTATGCTGTTTTCTTGCCGGCTATCTCGGGATTCTATGCCACATTCATAGGCAAGCAAAGAGATCCGGCAAATGGTCCTTATGTGGATCCTGCTAGGTTTCCACCTGGCATGACTGACATGGAGCAGTTGAACTGGCTCAATGCCAAGAAAGGCATATTCCCTTATCGTTACAGTCTTTACTCCGGCGGACACGCCAATCTTGATCTGGCCAAGCAGGACTGGTCTGAAGACATGGTCAGGAATCGCATTGACGCAGATCCTGATACTGTGATACTGGGCGACTCCGGAGGATTCCAGATTGCCAAGGGAAAGTGGGAAGGTGATTGGCGTGCCGGATCCGGCTGTGCGCGGGCACAAAAATACAGAGAATCCAGTCTGCGTTGGTTGGATAATATTTCTAACTATGCCATGACCTTGGATATTCCCACTTGGGTCATACACGATCGCGAAGCCAACAGCAAGGTTGGAAACTTCCAGTCGGGGCAAGAACTGGTAGACGCCACCAAGTACAACAACGACTTCTTTATGGCCAATCGCCGTGGCATCAACAACGGTGGCACACGCATATTGAATGTGTTGCAAGGTGACAATCATCGTGCTGCCGATGATTGGTATGATACCATGAAACATTACTCGGATCCCGGTCGCTATCCCACAACACATTTCAATGGCTGGGCCATGGGTGGACAAAACATGGCCGATATGGAACTGATACTGCGCCGATTGGTTACCTTACGCTATGACGGATTGTTACAACAAGGTGTGCATGATTGGATGCACTTTTTAGGCATCAGTAAACTAGAGTGGAGTTGCTTACTCACAGACATACAGCGTGCCATCAGGCGCCATGTCAATGCCAACTTTACCATCAGTTATGACTGTGCAAGCCCATTCCTGGCCACTGCCAACGGTCAGGTCTATTACGAAAGTATTTTCGAACACGATGGCAGATTCAGTTATCGTATGGCTCCTTCAGCAGATGACAAGAAATATTCCACAGATACCAGACCCTGGGCCACAGGTGTCATAGCAGATGGCATCTATGAACGTTGGGAAGATTCGCCGGTGAGCCAAATGCTTCGTATGCGAGATATTTGCATATACCGACCGGGCGATCTAAATAAAGTAGGCAAGGAAGGCAACACATCTTGGGACAGTTTCAGTTACGCACTACTAATGGCACATAATGTTTGGACACATATCCGCGCCACGCAGGAAGCCAACCGGCGTTATGACTCAGGTGTGATACCAGAGATGTTGCGCAATCAGATCAGCGGAGACACTTTCCGTGACATAGTAGAAAGGATTTTTTCTGCGCCCACCCGAGATGATAGCCTGGCCATCATTGATCATTATCACAGTTACTGGATGGAGATCATTGGTGTAAGGGGATTCAAAGGCAAAAAGGCCAAAAACGCCAACACTAAATTTAATGAACTTTTTACCATTAGTTAGGAGATAGAGGTGTACGAAAATCGTATCAAACATTTGGAAGAGATGCACAGGATCCTAGACAAAAAGATTGATGTAATGGAAAAAACTGGTACCTTTGAAGACAATCAATTGCACGAAATGAAGAAACAAAGGTTGCTCTATAGAGACGAACTTGCTAAACTAAGAAGATTACAACACGACATAGATCAAGAGGTTGGTCACGATGATTAGACAAGGCCACGAATCGGCTGATTTCTTCTTTGGCGAAGAAGTTGAACACACTCCTGCACTGGGCCGGCCGACTTTGTTTGTTATAGGCTATCACACTGTGGAAGAGATCGAAGCCAAATTGGACATACCTCGCACAGTGGATCATATCTTCTTTGGTGCCAATGACAGTTATCGGCCCAAGACCACACAGGATTATGTGGCCTGGGAAACGGTCATTGAAACATTTTTAGATCGCGGCTTTTGGTGCAGTCTGGACATACCCTTTGAATATGTACAGCAGTTTCACGAAGGTGGTCTGTGCGAGCGTGATCGATTCATTCCCATTATCAAAGTACCGGTTCCTCGCATCAGACTTTGGAACTACAATACCTGCGTTAAAATCGACGACGAAGATTTTGCAGCCACCAATCCAGGTGTATGGGTGCATCCTTTACACGATCTCATGCGTAGATCACGATTCACCGACTGGAGCAAATACGAAAAGGACGAAATAGTATGAACACACAAAGACAACTCAGCCTCATAGAACAACAACAGCGCATAAGTAATCATGCACAGCGAATGATCTGGGTCACTTTCACACGTGAAGGTATCCACCGCTACCCAGCAGCGGCCACTGATCCCAAGTTGGCCACAGGTGATGAATATGATGTATCGTTTCTTGCTAGTCCTCATCGTCACATTTTCCATTTCCGGGTGTCAATCGCTGTTATGCACGACGACCGCGATATCGAGTTCATCCAGTTCAAACGCTGGCTCTTGTCAATGTACTCGCCATCCGGATCCCTGGGTTCAGAGTTGTCTAATCGGGCCGTTTCCCGTGATAAAGATGGAACTGAACTGGCACGAACCTCTCAACTGGAACTCAACAACCGAAGCTGCGAAATGATCGCAGAAGAGTTGTATCATAAAATAGCCCAAAGATATCCCGACCGAGACATTGAAATTGAAGTCTCGGAGGATAATGAGAACGGATGCAGAATCCGTTATAACACCACCATGCCACATCAATCAGTGAGGATCTAAAATGGCAAAGTTCACAATCAAACATAATCCGCGTACTACACAGGTCTTGGACGACCTTGAACTATATCTGGATTTTTGCCGCAAGGCTGGATACAAGTTTGACGAAAAGGACTTGTACAACTACAAGGCCTATCCATATCAACAGTATTTGAAATGTCAGCAGGG